CGTCATCCCGTGTCTTTCTCTTTGGGGGGACGGGAGGGGAACACTCTTCCAATGGCTTGACCTCGACAACCCATCGACCGATATTACCCGCACGGTCAATGACTTCCACATAAAGGTCTGGGAAGTAGCGGTGCTTCTGCATATCGGTCGGCTTGATATACTCCACCATCGTTTCGGGGAGTTCGGAACCCCACTTGACCACATTGGTATTGGTGTCCATAGCACGGAATAGGGTGGCTTCCCATTTGGAGCGGAATACAGGCGGTTTCCCGACTTTAGTGATATTGATACACTTGTCTGGAAATAAGGGGTTATAGACCCCTTTCCGTGTGTTGTTGCCTATCGCCATATCAGATCAATGTCCCGTCAAGTTCCCAAAGTTGGGATTCTTCAGAATGTCGTACCAAGATTGGAACCTTGTATCCGTGGTTCTGAAAAACCCATTCGTTATGTAGTAGTTATGCAAGTCTCTCACATTCTTCAAAATGTGGTTAGTTGTTGAAATCTTGTCAATCTGATTGATAATTTCATCGGAAATTTCCTTGGGGATGAACCCGAAATCAACCAATTGACGGTTCAAGTCATACTTTTGACGGGCATCGCCAACCGACAGGAACTCATCCATCTTGCCCTTGTTGTAGTATTCCATTGCCTTGACTTCGCCATACCCCCTTCGGACATTCTTGATATTGTCGGAGGTATCGCCACAAATGATCTTGGTCTGCAAGGCATACTCTGGATCATTGCATGGAATGAAGTCTCTTTCCTGTGGATCGTATAGACGGCAATTCCCGTACTTGAACAATTGAAGGTAATCACGATCACGGGACATGATGGTCACTAGCATGGATGGACGGTGCTTGGAAGCCCATTTCACGAATTCGGCAATGCAATCATCACCTTCGGCTCTTCGTACCTTCAACACCCTGATTGACGGTGCGAACTTGGTCAATGACTCAACGCACTCGTTTGAAGCATCAAAGAATCTGGTTTCCTGTTCGGGACTCCCGAACTTGTTTTCCATCTTGTTCGTCTTTGGATTGAACTTGGGCTTTCGGTTGGCCTTGTATTCTGGATAGATTCCCTTTCTCCACCCATCACCGCCTTCCATCCCAAATATGACTCCATCATATCGGTTCTGGACAACAAGCTCGATCAGCTTGTTATGCCACATGGTCTTGAACCCATCCAGTACGATCATATCCAACACCAACGGATCGTCAATCTTGGCTACGGCTTTGGCGAATTCTTCTTTCTGTGTTTCGGGATCAATGCGCTGTAATTGACGCTTCCATTCCCTCTGCTTCTCTTTGTATTTGTCTTCGGACAACTTTCTGGATGCGAAGTAGCAATACATCGCATAGTGGTTCGCATCAATCACAAGTGGCTTACGCATTATACTTCCGCAATACGGAGAAATTCACGGTTGAGCACATTGACGGGATATGTCTTGGTTGTGCGATTGAGGATATGAATTACCCGCTCTGGCAAATCACGGATAGCAACGAATCCCCACCGTGCAACAAGCTCTTGTTCAAGAAGTCGAGCAATCCACCAAGAATCTACCAGATCGGAGAATGGGGAGGTTTCGGTCACTGGCTTGACCTTCTTACCCGTCTTCTTCCGCTTCTCGTATTCTTCGATAAACTTGGACAGATCAAGGGTCGCAGTCTCAATTCCAGATCGACGCATCTTTTCGTATGCTTCGTACATATCGGTCTTGGACGCATCACCACCCTTCGCATAGAGTTTGATCGTCAATGGTTCGGTCTCTCGGATATATACGGGGTGTTCATTGAACACATTGAGAAGAGCCAAACGGAGAATGCCACCATATTCACCAATCGGATAAACCCGACCCATAGCACGGAGAGCGTAATCTTCGATTGAAATATAGATGGGTAGATTGCGCCCGATTTCTGGGTGGAACACGAAATTGCGAATGTCTCTTGCAATGTTCGAGAAACGCTTGAAGCGCAACTCTGGATTGGTCGGAGCATCGAGCACCGCCCGACTTACCGTGAAATTGGGGTCATCCTTGAACATCTTGTACATCGCTTCCGTCTGTGGGAAGAAATAGTACCATGATTGAACATGGATTCCATCTTTGGAAAACTTATGGATCGTGACCGCTGAAGAACTCATTGACGGATCAATCCCGACCACTAGGAAGTCGGTTGTAGGTCTTGCAAGGAAGAAAGATTCTTTTTCGTTTCTAGCCATTTCGATAGCCTCTTATGTATGGAACATCCAATGGGTTCCGTGAAAAGTATTTCGCAACATCATCGGTATTCCATTGATTGACACCGACCAGTTTAACAACATCGTTCCAATCCAGTTTCACCTTCAATCCTTCGGAGCGAAGGTTGTTCATGTACTCGTTGAGAACTGGATAATCGGCAACGAATTTTCTCCAAAGAAAGACTTTCAATCCACTGGTCAATAATTGATGTGATTGGGTAGCCCCCGCTGAATCATTGTCCAATAGGAAATACAACGATTCTCCATGATCCTTCACGATTGATTTGAATTCTTCACTGGAAGAACTAATCCCATTGAGTGCGAAGGAATTATCAAAAAACATCGAATCGAATGCGCCTTCCGTCACAACGACAGGTCTTGACCAGTCCACGAATTCGATATTGTAAAACTGTTTCTTCCCATACCGATTGAGGTACTTCGGTTCTTGCCCATCAATCGACCGACCTTGAAAATACGATGGCTTGCCCGATTTACGGAAGAACGGAACTACGATTCGATCCTGATATTTTCCATCAATCGCAACAAAGAACTTGTCGTAGATGTGCTTCGGAAGTCTTCTCGTTTTGCAATACGCAATGGCCTTCTCCACATAATGACGCTCAATCGCACTATCTGGTGTTGCCGTCAATGGGATGAAGTATCGAGTCTGTTCCATCTCATACTTCAGTTTCTCTTTCAATTCTTCTTCGGCTTTGGCTCGTTGTTCTTCTTCCATCTTCTTCCAATTGAAGTCGGAGAAGTTCGCAGAGTTCATCGGGTTCTTCGATCCCGCCAATTCAGATTTGAAGTCATCGTATGCTTTCGGGTGAAACCGTTTCAGGTATCGTTGAATACCAATTGCTTGATTGAATTCACATCCACCATTCTGGCATTTGTAATAAAACATCCACCCCGTAGTTTCGCTGTTCTTGAATACGAAGAACCCCCGCTTCTTTCCACGGGATTGACGGCTATCGCCACAATGGGGGCAACGCAGATTGATGGTGTCAATCGTCTCGGAGAACCGTATTCCGTTGGAATGCAGTATCGAGACAAGAGTGCGCTTTGCTATGGAGACAATACGATAATCCATTAAGAGCTAGAAGGGGAGTCGAACCCCCACACCCATCCCAAGGACAGGATGCTACCATTACATCATCTAGCCACCAGTTGATCGGGAGGGGAACCGATCAATCCTTGTCGAAGTCACCCCAAAAACCAGCATCCTTCTTCTGGTTCGCAGAAGGCTTCTTGTCGGCTTTCGGTGCGTCTGCCTTCGGTGCGTCTGCCTTCTTGGAGGAAGGGGCTTCCGTGGGCGTTTCGGATGCGCTAGAAGGCGCAGTTTCCTTGGTGGATGCTTCGGTAGTGGAAGCACCCGTTTCGGTGTCAGAAGAGCCATCATCGCTGAATTCGGAGCCATCGGACGCATTGGAAGACTCATCAACGACAGTGCGGGAATCCACATAGTCGGACAGGTCTTTTCCAGTGGCCTTGCGAACGATGTCAAGGATGTCCTTGAGGGGCTTGATCTTGGACTTGGAATCGTCCAACAAGGGAGTCAGATCGTGTAGGCTCTTGTCGCAACGAATGGCATCTTCTTCCGTCATCGGGGACACGCCCTCGAATTTGGAATTGACATAGGTAGGCCATTCGCCCTTCTGGATTGCCTTGAACACGAAGTCAGCACCACCCATGTAGTCGAACACATTGATCGGTGCGACACCCGCATCCTTGTCGCCTTCGAGAGCCGAAGTGATGATGGTGTTGATTTCCTTGGTGTAGCGGACGATCATCACCTTGCCAACGGTCTCTGGATTGGACTCGTTGCGCTTGATGAGCGCATTGGCAAAGTAGTTCTTCTGGGAGTTCATGGAAGAACCGATCTTCTTGGATTGTTCGTCTCCCTTCTCGAACAAGGCATTCACATAGGAACAGATCGGACAGGGTTGTCCCGCCATCTTCGGACAGGCGAGATTGATGTCACGCCCGTTGCGATCCTTGAACTTGTGCCACATGGTCTTCACGAACCCAACATCATTGTCGGGAGCGGGGAGAAAACGCATGATTGCGGTGAAGGTTCCCTTGTCGCCCATCTTCCAAGTGAAGCGATTGGGGTCTTGGTCGAATCCACCCTTGCTCTTGTTGAGAGCGGACTGCATATTGACCTTTCCACGGAATTGGTATCCAGACATATTGTATCCTTTGGTATTTGGTTGTAAAAGTGCCTATGCACTGGTTGTAAATATGGGTTCCTATTCAATTCTTGTCAATTTCAATACCGAAGATGTTGAATAAATTTTCGGTATGTACTCTCGACCACCCCAACGGTCAATCCATTACCCCCGTCATTTTGCTTGTACTTGAGGTATCCAGACAGGTAGAATCGTGGGGAGATCGAATTGGTTTCGAGCATTCGGAACATGATTGACGAAGCCCCACTGAAGCAATCGTAGTAGGTGGGCAAGATATTCCCATCCGTCCCGACTATCCCGTCCTTCACGAATCGGGTATGTGCTTTGTGAAAGGTCTGCTTGTCATTCTCGAACCGCTCATTGGTCAATGATGATGCCAACCGACAGATTTCCTCATGCCCTGTGGGTAGGCGTTCAATCGCTATCGTCATGCCCGTGGCACATTGATGAATTAGGTAATTCCAGAAGTCGTTTGTGGTGTATGTCCCGCAAACGATGTTGTCCCGTATCCGACATATGATGTTTTGCCCATAGTCGGACACCTTCCGATACACGAATATCGGAGTAGGGCGCAATTCATTCGGATGTCGAAGCCCTATCTTCGATTTCTTGGAGGTAGCGTACCGTTTGATTTCAGCGATAATGGCATGAATGCCTAGTTCGTCAATTTGTCGTTTAAGTTGTGCCATACAAGATACAATATAATCAGAAATGAACGAAAGCGGTAGCCCCACCGACCGATGATCTTTTATGGAACCTCATCGCTAGTTCCAACTTGAGAAGGTCAAAGTTCTTCTCATTGAGAATCGAAGTGAACCGTCTCCAATCAAATTCACAATTCTTGATGATGACCGCCAAAATATCAACGATTGTCAATGAGGTGTAATCGGCATTCTCTTCGATATAATCATTGAGGATTTCACATTGAGCAAAATCAAGTTCGCCCGTCTCTGGATTGGAGAGGGTATCGAAATTGATCCCCCATCCAACCAGTTCGGATGCGATTTGGTCTGTGTCAATGTCGGTCATCAAAGAATCGCTGAAATTGACATCCCTGAATTTGGCAATGTCGAGCTTGCTTGGCTCGAATATGATTTCTTCGTTGGGGTCAGGTCTCGGAGCCTTCTTGACGCTTTCTGGAATCTTGTCGGTCTTCGGAGAACCGATGTAATCCTCATCAACACCAACAAGGAACAGGTCTGCCCCCTTTTTGGGAGGGGGTTCTTTCTTCGGTCTTTTAGTTTTAATAGGCATCGTATCCCCTTATTTAGACGGCAATGCCTTTGACCGAAGTTCGTCCACCACGCATTCCACCGACAGGCTTGGAACCCGATTTGACGGCATCCACGCCTTGTTGTGCTTTGTAATGGTGCTCCCGTGACAATGCTTCTGATTTCTCGATGTCCCTCAATTGCATCTTGTCGAAATCCAACTCAACGACATTCTTCACATTCTTCTTGCCAAAACGATTCTTGAGAGATTTCAGTGTGATGTGACCAAGAGCCAATTGTTCTTCAGTCGCCATCATGCCCCAAATAGCAGACACATTTTGAGCGATTGAGATACCTTCGGCAACGGCATCCATTCCAAAGTCTGCCTTGTCATATCCACCACGATTGACCTGTGCGGCTGTTAGGTGTGCGAAGTCATAGGCTTTGGCATAGGCATTCAATTCAATTGACACCCATTTCATAAGCTCGTTGGAATTTGCGCCATTGAGCTTACGGGTCGGGGTGAACAATTGAAGGTAGTCAGTCACCACCACATCGAACTTGATACCACGCCTTGCATAGTCCTTGAGAATCTTCTTGACGCAAAAAGTATTGGAACCGGGTACGACTTCTTCCACATAAAGATTGGATCGGCATTCCTTACCAATGCCCGTTGTGATAGCTTCCCTCAATTGCTCCTTGCTCATTCGGAAAACATCTTCGTTGGATCGACCCAATGCAGATTGAACCAAACGGGTTCCCAAGTATCCCTTGGAGAGTTCCATCGTTATGTACAGGGTCTTTGCCCCACCCAATGCGGTGTTTGTGGCGATTGATCCCATTCCCGCTGTTTTACCAAACCCTGCTTCTGCAAACAGGACTGTGGTATGCCCACGGGCAAGGCCACCCCGCATGAACGCATCCAACGCCTGAATGTTGGTACGCACGAAGTTGTGTTCTGCGTGCATTTCGTCCCAAAGCGCATCGGGATCATCGAAGACATTGAGACCTTTATCGACATTGAATTTGAACCCACGGGATGCTTCCACCTGATCGGATAGCTTCTCGACTTCATCGTCATCGGCTCCCGTTGATACGGCTTCGGCAAGAGCGTGTGCGGATTCTGCTAGTAGCTTCTGCTTGACATAGCTCTCAATCCCATCTAGCAAATGGTCATCGGTGAATTCGGATACATCCAAAGCCATCGCCTTGGAGAACGATTCAAGAGCATCGTCATCGGAACCGATGAATAAAGAAACATCGGACTTGGTTGGGAAGTCCCCATATTCGGACACGAACTCCGCTATGCCTTTGGCTACTCGTTTGAGGCCATTGTCATAGAACCATTCTGCCGAAATGATGGGGGCTATTGCAGAACGAACTTCCTCACGCTCATAGCATAGCTTGAGGATTGCCCGTTCCTGTACGAAAGGATCGGCAACATATTCCACGGTTGCTCCTTATCCTTTGTAGTATTTGGCAAGACGGGCTTCAAAGTCGGACTTCTCGAAAACGATCTTCCAGAATTCATCGTTTCGGTCAATTCCAACTTCCAAGACCTCGCCAGTCTCCTTGTCAATTTTGTCATTGGCGGGACAGAATACGGGTTCACCCTCGTTCCCGAACTTGGTAGGATCGAACTTGTACTGCTTGCCAAGGTTTCCCCGATTGACACCCTCAATCACGCCAAGCATCATACCCAACTCATCGAATCCACCCCAACGAACCGGGCCACCATCCCAATACATATCGAACGGAATGGTCTTCTTCTCTTTCACAAAACGGGACTTGTCGGAGAAGATGACGAAGCGATAGCCAAGGTTTTCCTTGCCACGGGCGAAGGACAGAACGGCCTTGTCGGTATCATTGACTTCGGTACGGAACATCATCAACACATTGTCAGCCGCAAGCATACCACCGCCACCACCAGACAGGATTCGCTTGGAGTATTCTTCCAAGGTATCCAGTGAGCTTCCGATAACAACGAAGTGCATTTTCTTGATATTGAACTTGGGTGTCACAACACGGAAGAAGCTGTGGATTGCTTTGGCACGGGAACCCATGTCAGCGGTGTTCTTTCCTTGTTGTGCCTTATCTGCTTCGGCCTTGGAAGATGCTCTTCCGATTGAGTCCATGAACCAGAAAACTTCATCACCGATTTCAAAACCACCATCGGTCTTCCCCTTGTCATTCATCACACCATCGAGCCGTTGGGCAATATCGACCTTGGCATCTTCGATTGTGGAGAACGGAATATGGAGAACTCTTGACAGATCAACCCCACAATTGATAAGGTATTGCTCATTGATACCGAATTCGTTGTTGTAGAGGAAGGCAATGCCCTTGGGATGATCCTTCTGCCACTTGGCAAGAGCAAGCAGACCAAGGATGGTCTTTGCGTGTTTGGACGGCCCGGCAATCAGGGTCACGCCATAGGACAGGCCACCATTGAGGGCATTTCCAGAAAGGATCAAATTGAGACCGGGAAACCCTGTGTCTTGGAAAAAGTCCTTCTTGATGTAGTCATCCTGTTCGGCAATCGTGGCGGTGAGGGAGGTGGACATACCCAAGGCTTTCTGCATCAATGAGTTGTCACGGTCGGAGGTCTTGGATGCTTTGGTAGGGGATTCCTTGGCCTCTGTTTTCTTGGTGCGCTTTGTTTCGACAGGTGCGGGGGCTTCTTTCGGTTTTCTTGGCATAATTGAGTTCTCCAAAGGGGTGTTTGTAAATATGGGTTTCCAACGAAACCCCGTCAATCTCTTCAAATCCTAAAAAACAACAAACTTTCCACTCAATCTGCTTGGCTTGGGTGCTCCCCATCCAAGAGCGGTGTAGATTCGTTTCACAACGGGCAAAAACGACTTCTCAAATTGATACTCATAATCAACCGTCAATTTGTCCGCAAGGAAATCAGGCCACTCTCCAATGAACCCGACCGTGGCAATCCCGTAAATGTTCGGGTTCTTGAGATACACATAGGTCATCTTCTCAAGGGACTTGGCGGTGATTGGGGGGATGCCTAATTGACAACGGGAAGAAAGGTAATTGAACGACAATGCGGACTTGCACTGGATCGTGGTTCCCTTTCCAAACTTCAAGGTGATGTCGGAAGCACCATCGTATCCCTCATCCTCTTCGGCTACGAAGCTATCGGAATACTTGTCCAGTGTCTTGACATTGGTATTCAACCCAATCTGATCCACTGGTGTCGCTAGGTACTTCTTCTTCAAGTGCCATAGCTTCTCATTGATCTTATGCTCGTTCTTGATTTCGAGAATGTCCCACACCAATTGTTCCATATTGGCACGGACGAAATCGGACGCATCGGAGCGTCTGATTTCCAGACCAGAAACGCTCATCTTCGGCTTGTCGTATTTCTTGCCTTCATTCTCAAGAACGATTGTGATGTACTTCTTCTTCGCAGTGACCAATTGACGGGTGATGATCTTCTCTCGCTTGAAATTGAGAATGTTCTTCGTGTGCCACTGGTCTGCCCAATCATTGATTACCCCATTGAAGTATGGAGCAAAGAACTTGGTATCGAACTCTCTTGCGAACTCAAGGAAGGTATCGTTGTTCTTCTCGATTCCCTGTATTGATTCCCATAGTTCGGCAATCGTGATATAGGTAGAATCGGTATCGGTCACTACAACGGTGTCGTTCATGCAACCAAGGAACTGGTCGTACTTGTACTTGGGGACTACCTGTTCCAACTCGAACGGGGTGATTTCACGCATCTTCTGATTGACACGATCACCGCAATACATAATCACGGATCGTCCACCCGCTGTAATCACCGAAGCATTGTCATTATCGTAGAAGCAGAAGTTCTCATTTCCCATCACACCATAGAACGAATTGATGAGAATTTTACGGATCAATTGTTGGTTGTTGGCATAGACGGCATCTTCGTGGTCTTCTCCCAATGTCTTGGCAAGACGCTTGAATTCTTCCTTCCACATCTTACGCTCTTTGAAGATACGCTCAACGATTGACGCAACCACACCCTGTTCTCGTTTGTAATACACACCATCGACAGGGGTGAGGATCAAGTCACGCTCAATCGCCTCTTCCTTGGTAATCCCCTTGACCTTCGTTTCTGGACTCACATTGAACAACATCACCATGAATGGGTATAGCGATTCAAAGTCATACGACAGAAGCCACGAATGAAGACCGGGATTGGCGAAGACATAACCACCAACCAGTTCGTCATCTTCAACATCATCACGCTCAATGTCGGGTAATGCCAATCCACGCTGATTGAGTTCCCGATGGATAATACCAGTGATGAGCAACATCACCATTTGGATGTCTTCGAGAGGGGTCAATGCCATAGCGCAGAAATTGACCGCCAATTTCAGGAAGCCCAATTTCTGCTCAAGCTCTTCCACTAGGTCGGTATCAATCACATTGTATGCACAAAACCGATCCCATGAATTCCGTTGGAACTCTGCCATCGAGCCGTGGTACTTCATCTTACCATGACCAAGATGCTTTTGTGCAATGTCTTCCAACTTATAGCTCGACTGCATTTCATAGGTGAAACGCTTGTACAAGGGCAAATAGTCAATGACGGAAAGACCGGGTATTCTCCACTTGGACTTCTTCTTGGCTCCACGATATTCGGCAACGCCCATCTTGGTAATCGGGGCGTAGTATTTCTTGGTGCGTCCCCATTCTTCATAGACATCATCGTTGTCAATCAGTTCACCGACCGCATTCTTGGTCTGATTGAGGATGCGCCAACGATTGAAGATGTATGGAAGATCGAACTCTTCAATGAACCATCCAGTCAGAATGTCAATTTGGAAGCGTTCGATAAATTCAAAAAACCTCTGCAACAATTCGTATTCACCAGAACATTCTTTGACCACCAAACGATCACGGATTCCATCGAATTCCGAAATTGATGTATCCACTGGCCTAGTAGTGAGCATGAAAGTCGGCTTCATGTGCGAAGCCTTGATGGTGATTAGAAGGATTGGCTTCTTTGCTGTTTCTGGTTCTGGGAATTCGATGTCATCGGTTTCCGTCTCAATATCCAGATAACAGGTGCGGAAAGTTTCTGCAAATTTGACCTTCTTCGGATCAAGGTCTTTGAATCTCTTTTGAAGGAACTTCCGCTCTGGTGCTATTCCTAGCTCCTTTACACTGTACCCTTCAGCATGGTACTTATTACGAAGCTCATACGACTTCTCCCCACGCTTCATAACGGATCGGTATAGGCTATGACCTTCAATCGTCTTGAGGTCGCAATTGGCCTGATCGGGAGAGCAGACTAGATAGTAGTCATGCTCATGGTCAAGGACTTGATATTTCCTCTCTAGGGTGTCGCCTTCTTGTTCAACATACCACAAATGGATTTTATTCTTTCGCCTGTCATAGAATACATCACGAAACAAAGGATACCTCGAATTTGACGCTCAAATCGTATTTATGCTAGTTCCGATGAACTGGCTTCGGAATACAATTTGGACATTTCGGCCTGAAGCGTCAATGATGTTTCCTCTGGGAGATTCAGAGTATCCATGTATTCATAGATCAAATCCAATGCGGTCTTGGGAGCCTCTTCTTCGCCCGTTTCCTTGGCCTGTGAGGTCTTTTTCATGGAAGATGGGGCATTGACCTCTACTCCGATCAATTTGGCTTCAGAACGGTACGGATCAAGGGAATTGACGGTATCAATGAACTTACCGAATGCCTTGGATGAGAAGTCTTCGGTCTTGACCTCAATTTCCACAATGTTTCCACGGACTATCAATTCAAGCTCTTCGGAAGTACCACCGAACGGATAGGATACCGTCACGAACTTGGTAATCGTCTTGGATGGAATGAACTCATCCTCAAGGGTCTCGGTGTTATGAATCCACCAACCCTTGATTTCCCCCGCATCAATCCGTGTGTACTGGAAAGGTGCGCCAAGATACTGGAAGGATGCTCCATTGATCTCTCGTTGGCTCTGGGTGTGATAATGACCAGAATACCACTTCTTGACATTGGATGCAGATTGAGCGAATTGGAACGCATCGTCACCATGACGGGCGGGATACAAGCGATTGAAAGAGAATCCAGAGAACTCGAAGTGTCCCAATACAACATCGGGATTGATCGCCCCGATGGTAGCCAAGTCGGTTTCTTTCTCGGATGGAATGAGCCACGGAACGATTGCGTATGTGGCCTTGCCCATATTGACCGATTGAATCTTCTCCACCACAACAACATTGGCAAGATCACGGAAGACATGAAGGCTATGCACTTCACGGCTGTCACGATAATACAGGTCATGGTTTCCAAGAGAAATCACAACACGAATGTTCTTAAAGTCATGCTTGAACATATCGTACACACGCTGAATGACCAGTTTGTTGGTGTGCTCTTTGTTGTGGAATAGGTCTCCCAAGATGCAGAGAACCTTGATACCATATTCGTTCAATTGAGGCAATAGCTCATTGACGAACCAATTGATCTGCATATCAAGGAATCGTGGATTGTTCTGGTGTTCCCCGAAGTGAACATCCGAAACCATGCCGATCATTTTAGCACCAACGCTCTCTTCTCTCATATCAATCACCTTCCGTTAAAAAGTTTTCCATCACATCCATAGGAACGCTCTGGTTTTTGTTCCTGTAATACACTCGCAATTGTGCGATAAATGCGTTCTTCGATACCGAAGTAAAGTATGCGAAATAGTTGGTCCCCTTGTTTCGGTCGAACCCATCCAGTTTTACCCAAATAGCAGAAATACCCTCTGCAACCAAATCGGACTTGAAGTAATCGGGATACCCGTTGAAGAACGGGTGTCTTACGAAGTTCGTCACCATAGCAACGATCATCCGTGCCATCTCTTGTTCAATCTTTTGTCTCTTGTCGGACTCCGAAATACTATTGAGTCGTTCAACAAAGAGGGCATCGAATTTAGCATTGCTAAAGTATGACATTGACTATTATTCCTTTATCGCCACATCGGAAAATCCTTCTTCATTCTTTGATACCCACCAAAGACGATTAAATGACTCGCTCTTGGCCTTGTGAGAAACGACAACGATACCAGTATCCTTGCGTTCGGAATAATTGAGCAGAATGTCAATCAAACTTTCCATTCCAGTCGCATCCATTCCATCATCCAAAAATTCATCAAAGAACATTTGGTCACAATGCCATCCCATGCGTTCGCTCACAATATCAATGAACGAAAGCAGAATTGCGGTCGTTATCCTCCGTCTTTCGCCCTTGGAGTGTTGGCGATACTTGACCTCCTTCGGTGAAGAAAGATTGAGGATGGTCATGTTCAACTGATCGTCAAACTCGATATGCACGGGGAGAGAGAACCACTTGAGAAGGTCTGCAACCTTCTTGTTGAGAACGGGTACGAAAGACTTGATGAAGAATGGCTTGACTCCCTTGTCTCCAAGGACTTCACACCCTAATTCAAAGATTGACAACTCTTTCTGGGTAGATAGAAGTTGTGCCTCGTACTCATCCCTCACCTTACGGGCATTGGTCAATTCAACTTCAACCTTGTCAATCGGGGAGCGGTCAATTGTCCGTCCCTGCATTTCAAATATAGCTCCATCCATAGACAAGATCAACGCATCATTGTTTTTCTTGGTCTGTTCGATGGTCTGGTTCGCCAACCCTAGCTTGGTCTCAAGGGAAGATATGATCGCACCGTACTCGTTCTTGGCATTGTCACGAATCTGGGATGCTTCCCGTTCGGCCTTCGCCATGAGCGAATCAATTTCCATCCTGATCTTATCAAGATCGACAATCTGCCTTGTGTATGATGCGATTGTCTGGTCTGCCTCCAACTTGGCGACACGAATCTTCTCATCAAGCATCGACTGTTTCGGAGCCTGATTGATATGAACGGACAATTCCTTCTCATGGGTAGCCAACACACGGGCAAGTTCTTTCTGCTCAATCTCCCGAATAGAAATCTCTTGCTCAATTTCGGTCGCAGTCTTCAAAGACGCTTCGATGAGTTGCTTTTCGGATTCGAGAGTACCGTGTTCGGTCTGCAACTCCCGTCCCTTGTTATTGATCTTCTCAATCTCCATAGCACGGTGCTCTTCGGTGATTTCCGATTTGCAATACACGCACTTGGAGTTTTCCTTGAGGAATGCTTTGTCGGCAATGAGAATATCACGCTCTTTCAGAAGTTGGGTCTGTCTGGTCTGGACTTCTGCCAAACGCTTGACACCACCATGTTCCATGCGGGTATCGACCAACTTCTTCTTGAGACTAGCCAATTCACTGGTAAGCACATCATCACGATTGCGCCTGATCGCAAGATTGGCGGTGAGTGCTTCTGTCTTCTCCGAATGAGCCTTGAGCAATTCATTGAAGTCCGTTTCGATCTTGGACAAAATGGACGGCAACTTCTGATTGACGGCCTCAATCTGGGTAGAAATGTTTTCGTTGAGTGCTATGGAAGAAGTCAATCGCTCTTCAATCACCGCCTTTTCGGACTTTGCGACTTCGATGATGTTGGAAGCCTTCTTTTCCTGAAGCTCGATGTATTCATTTTCACGCTTCTTGGCTTCATCAAGACGGGACTGGATATTGTCCCTGTCCGTGACCAACAAATACATGTCCTTGTCGTTGAAAATGATCTTCTGATCCCGTTTCCCAATTTCCTTGACAATGTTCGCTTCGTGCTCTTGAACCGCTGTGTTGTATCGGGCGGTTTCTTCGTCCAGTTTCTTTTCCAAGAACTCCACGGTCGGAATTGAGCGGTCGTATGCCGACTTCTGGATATTGAGAGTTGATTGAAGATTGGATCGTCTGTTCTTCGCCATAGCCTCCATCTTCCCGATGACTCCAAGACGGAAGTAATCTTCGATGAAGGTTCGCTTTTCAGCGGTCTTCAATTCTGGGAATGGCTTGGTATCGTCTGCTGAAATGAACAACAATCGTCTTGCGGTATCTGCGTCAATTCCAAGAAGGCGATTGACCTCATTCTGGAATCCAATCTTACCCTCGAACCCGACCATTTCGGTCTCGTTCCCAACCGTGTCAATCTTGACCAGTTTTTCTTCGGATAGGGTTCGCCATGCCTTGTACACCTGATTGTTCCGTGCGAACCACACGGCTACTTCTAGGCTCTTCTTTCCGTTCTGCCAAGATACCAGTTCGGTGATGGTTTCTCGCTGAAAGGGCTGTCCGTATAGGGCAAAGAACAGGCATTCGAGAAGGGTGGACTTACCCGCTCCATTGACACCGCTGATCTGCGTCAATCCAACACCGAATGGAATTTCACGCCACTGATTCCCGAAAGAACCCACACCACGGAAGCCAAATTTGATAAAACGGATCATATAATTCCTCTGTTATTGAAAATATGGATGGTTAGACGATTCCTGTCAATTAAAAAGAAGTTTGCACTTTGCAAACTTCTTTCAAGAACCATCGACCCAAGGGATTTCAAAATCTTATGGTACTTCCCTTGAATAGTCCAGAACATACCACACCTTCCACCGCTTGTCCATTTTGCCCAATGGCGATGAATCCAGTATGGTAGAAGTCATCTTCAGCACATCCACCAATGGAATACCCTGTAATCTGGATGTGCGTGAATCCAGACGCTTCGAGAACCCGCTTCGCTTCGTCTGGATTGGTACACGAAACGAACAAAAGGGTTAGCAACACGAACAGTATGATTTTCTTCATTGACGCACCTTCTTCAGAGCATCGTCCAACATTTCCTCGAAATATGTTCCACCATTGTAGAACTGAAGAACGAAGTCGATAGTACCATCTTCATTCTTGGAAGCATGGCAAATATCCCCTTCATCGTGTTCCGTCTTGTTGATGATCGAATAGATGGTATCCCCGATCATCAATGCTTCGTCATTGAACAACTCTCCGAATTCATAGGGGTCGGGAGTGGTATCAAACCCGATCTTTCTTCCGATTGAATCGGCAAAGCGGATGATGTATTGATCCTTCGTTTCCCCGTCAATCATAGGAAACGGCTTGATCTTGCCTGTAATCGTTTCTGTTCTCGACATTGAATTATCCTCCGTTAAATGTCTTCTGCACGATCATATGATCCAATGATCGTATCCCTGATTGGCTCTTCAAACCTGATAAAGATTTTCCCATCGGGAACCAATACCGTCAATGAGTCCTTGGCACGGGTCACTGCTGTATAGACAAGCTCCCTGCTCTCGATTGAATTGGTATGGATGTACACCACATTCTTCATCTCGGAGCCTTGTGCCTTATGGACGCTAGTAGCATATGCCAATCGAATACTGGAATAATTGCGCTTGACCTCAAGCTCATCTTCTCCACCGACAACCGAAATGTAAACAACGGGATCGCCTTCGGTATTTTGACCAAACCGTTTGATGTACCCGATTGATCCATTGACCACTTCGAGCTTTCGGTCATTCTTCGTGAAGACAACCTTCGCACCCGCAAATTTCCAGTCGGGTGTCTTGGTGGCTCCCTTCTTCAGAGGATCGCCAAGATCAACCTTGTCCCCACGGACTTCCCCATTGTCAATGAGAAGATTGTAGATGTACGCATTGACGAAATCGACCGTGGCGTTCCGATGGGCTATGATGGTCGTATGCCTGTACCAATGAGGCTCTTTGTCGAACATGAAGTCAATCAGGTCGGTGATGGTCTTCGCAAGACCCTTGGGCTTGGTATCGACACAGAACTTCATCGCTTGTTGCCCAACCGCAAGCCCTTCACGAATCTGATTGAAGGTGAGAAGCAAATCAGGATCGCTAGTGCGCTTCACTTCGGTCAATCGGAACACGGGGCATTTGTTCTTGCGAATGATGTCATTGAAGATTGCACCCGCACCCACTGGTGGCAATTGAGAGAAGTCGCCAACCAGAATGAATCGCAAGTTGGTCAAGGCATCGTTTCGCATTTCATTCAGAACTTTGAGCAACTTACCCATCGTTTCGGAATCGACCATTGATGCTTCGTCAATCACGATCAAGTTAGGACATGGAGAAGTTTCACGGATTCGCTTGTTGTGGATGTAGTAGTGGATCGTGGATGGAGCACATACCAACCGTGGGTGGATGTCCGTGGTCTCATCGCTAATCCGCTTGGAAGCCGCGCCCGTAGGTGCAAAGATCGCAACTCTGTTCTCCCGCCCAATGCACCGTATGATCTGTTTCACAGTAGTTGTCTTACCAGTACCACCCGCACCAGTGATGACCACCACACGCTCTCTGGACTCAAGGACACCACGGATTGCGTTCTTCTGCCCTTCGGTGTACCACCCAAGCTCACTCTCATCGCATAGGCCAAGGGGAACCATCGAAGGATCATTGACCATCTCAAGAATGGTCTTTTCGGCAAACAGGATCGTCTCGGAAGTGAAGTACCGTGGAAGCCCGTCTTCTCCACGGATCACACCAAGCTCATGCTTGATGAACTTGAGGGACTGCATCAAAGTGGTGTCCAATTGAAGGGACTCGAAGTACCATTCAAGAACAGACCTGTCAATCAGGGTATTACCCGTGGATTGGTATGATTCGTCTCCACCCAATCCTTCCTTGATTACATTCTCAAGGATGAGAAGACCCGCTAGGATGTTCGGTGGAATCGGCTTTCCCGTTGCCGTGAAATAGAGCAGACACGCTCTTGTGACACCGAACCCATCGACTTCCCGAATGTAGGTCACGATGTCATCCCAATCGGGCGTGTTGGGATCGTCTGGTCTCTTCTTTGCCAGTTTGATTTGGTCAATGATTTCATCGAAGAAGACTTCAGTGATGGTGGATAGCTTGCCAAAGCCAAGTGCTTCCAAGTCTCCCCGCTGATAGCTCTTTCCAATGCGGATTGCGGAAGTGCTCATGCACCAGTCGGCAAGACCGATCACTCTGGAAGTCCCATCCACGGGAGCCAGTTTGTCGGCACGGTTCCGTTCGTATCGGAAACCGTTGGAGTTTTCTTCCTTCTTCTTGGAGATAGCTTCGGTCGATGGTAGGTCGTTCTGGAACCAGTCGAAATCGCTCATTTCAATCCTTCGTATAGGGTACTTTGTAAATATGGTCTATTCAGCAAAAGCCGTCAATTTAGACTTTCGAGCTTCTTGCTTCCTCTTCTGCTCTTCCACCCACTCAAACATATCATCACACGGATCGCCATTCGGAGCACCGTCTTCGTCCCATCCAGAACACGCACTGCATTGGGCAACGAAATGGCAATATATGGATGGTAGGTCGTTCACTCCAATTCCTCAATGAGTCGTTCTACTCCGATGTAGTTCTCCGCATCGTCTGGATAGAGGTGCTTGATCTGGTTCCATCCTTCGATTGCCAATTCACGGGTCTTGAAAAAGAACCTGTCCGTGTTGTGCGAAGGAGTGATTCCATCATACCACACAACGGATAGGCAAATGATATTGACGGATTTCTTGATTTTCAATTGTGTATTGTTCATTCGCCTACCATCATCTTCACCAACCGATACGACTTGTCAGTTGGCATCGTGTTAATAAGACTCAAGAACTCCATCGCCAATTCGTAGGCGATTTCTGATTCATAGTGTCCATCGGACATACAATCACGGATTTCTTCCTTGTCGTTCGTGTCAATTCCGATCACATTCTCCCAATAACGCAATTGACGCTTCGATGGTCTGATCCCCGATTTCCAGAACTTGATAATCATGGAATCGTTCGCACCATTGCCGACCGAAACACACACTTCGGTTCCATAATACTTCCCATTCAATTGGAGAAGTTCTGCGAACAGTCTTGGCGTTTGGCTCATCGTACCACCTCCGAATTGATTGATCCATCCGCTTGGACGGCTATATTGACGGTTGAATGGATATGCCCAAGGATATTCCGTCTTGGCTCAACATACTTGAACCACGGATTTGCCAATTCACGAAGTTCGTTCCATCTTTTATCGAATACAGAACAGGCTCTCCGTGTGTCAATGAGGATCAAATAATTCGGATCACCCCATCTATCCCCGACCGACCCAATGTGCTTGAAACAAGTATTCAACCGCTCATAGTCTTTATCGAATGGTTCGGAAACCTTCCAAAGATCCCGCATCTCATCGGATTCTTCGATCTTCCGATCCTTCCAATAGAAGCCATAATTGATGCCCCGCTTCTTGGCATCTTCAATCAGGATGCGTTCGTGTTCGGGGAGTTCGGGTGTTTTACCAAATGAGCCGAACTTGATTGAGAGTTCATGCACAATGCGTTCTGCTTCAAGCTCACGCTCTCCCTTGAACCCTGCCTTCAGATAAGGACTTTCCATTTCAACCTCTCGTATAATGTCCCTGTATCTTGTAAAGTACAAAAAGAAAACAGGATCGTCAAGACCCTGTTTTCATTATTTTCAAATTGAATTACTTGATGCCTTCGGGGATGTCGGACAGATACTTTCCCCCGATCCTCTGCAAGAACTCAATCGTGTTCTTGCCCCGCTTGTTCTCCAATGGGGAGCGCAAGAGCTTGATACCGATTCGAGCCATGTTGGTCTTGAACTCATTGAGGGCATCACCTTCAAGGACTTCGGAGTTGTCCACTACGAAGAACTTTCCCGCACCAAAGTAGTTCTGGAACTTACCCAAGTTGGCTTGGACTTGATGCCATCCGTCTTCTACGATATGGTCTGGAACCGTCCTTGCCCTCTTCTTGTTCCGTGCTTTCGCAACATCCAGTGTGGTATTGACGAACACCATTCCAACATCGTATCCGATCTTCTTCAGCTTTTCGGCCTGATCTCGGATGTCATCGAAATCCTTGCCCGTTCCGTCAATCACAATCGGGAGCATTCCATTGACATAGTTGTCTTGACGGACATTGACCGACTTCTTGGCTTCCTTGCGGACTGCCATTTGCTTTGCGTAGAGTTCTTCGTCCTTCGGATCGAATTTCATGGGAAGGTTGTTCTTCGTAAGCAAGAATTCCAGAAGGTCATCGGAATTGACCACCTTGGCTTCCATTCCATCGAAGATCGAAGAATTCACATACCCCTTGCCCGAACCCGGGCCTCCCGCCATGAAGACCGCTTTGAACAAAGATTTGTCGTTGATGCTTTCCTCAAGCAAGTCTTCGCCCAAGAGATATGCGGTCTGTTCTTCCAAAAGATTTCGTCCCATCGTTTGCTCGTTGTGTGTTAGCCCCCGAAACCTTCGAGAGTCCTTTTCCATATTTATGCGAACCGCCCGACCGACACCCCGACACCCCGACCGCACCGCCCCGACTCATTCTCTTCCACTCAATTTGTTCTTGAGGTCTTCGATTAGACCATCAATAGTCCATTAAACCCATTTCCAGACGATTCTAGGCATCTTCTCTGGATAGTTCGATAGATTGGTCATCTTATCGGACGATAGGCTTAAATCGCATAATACGGGTTTTCTGATTTGTAAAAATTCGTTTACATTCAAAAACTACCCTTGACAAGCGTTCGGACTGCTTCCATATTTGGATTTATCTCGTAAATCCTATTCCTCCCTTCGGTCGTCATACGGATTTACTTATAAATCCAAATATGATATAAAATTAGATATATATTTATATTATATATATTATATTAAAATAATACCGCAACATCCGTGCCAATTCGTTTAGATTTAGATTCTTTAGTTTCGATTGATTCCGAATTGACAAATTTACGACCAGAACCCATATTGAGCGCATGGAACAAGATCAACCCGAAGAACAGACCCCCGAAACTCTCTCGAATGGCCCGGAAGAGGTTTTCCCCGAATTCACGAACCATGAAGAGGTCAATTCCACCCTCTTGTCGATGCCCCGATTGATCGGATTGACGGTCGATAAGATGCTCTTTGCCCGAAGAGAGGCCAATATCGCATCCCGAAAGCTACGGGAACGGGAAGCGAAGCTCTATCAGGACTACAAAACGGGGAAGGACAGACGATGGACGAAAGAGGAAATCCTGATCCTGTATCCATCCGATACCGTTTGGCTCGAACTGAAGCGGGAACTGGATTTGGCAACCGCCAAGGCCGAATACTATGAAAACCGCCTCAAAATGCTGAAAGAGACTGGTTGGCTACTCCGAACCTATGTGGATCATCAATTGTACCTATCGGGCGAAGGGAAGAATCCAAGGTTCGTCAATCGGGGATAATCCCTTAAATTTTGAAAATTTGCGGGAAGACCGTGAAGCAATAATTTCACCATGAAATTATTTGTCTCAAAATATGCCCAAATTGAGACAGAACTGCGATAACGGTCTATCCGTGATACGCAACGGTCACTCTCTTGACATTTATCTTCGCAGAATCCATATTTTAAGCACGGACTACAACGGGGAAACCCTGTGTAGGGCGGGTTAAGAGGTGTCTAGCGTTTCCCGCTATTCACCCGCTTGCACAAAGACCAATCCATTCGCAAGGGTGGCTTGGAGGTACGACTGAAACGCATACCTGTCTCAACGAATAGGCGAGAAGCCGTGATCGAGAGGTCATATGAGAAGCCACAGAACGGTGGGGTTCCGTACACGGGAAGGCGGTTTTATCAGTGCAAGTGCCTTGGAGTTATAGGTCGCCAAGGAAGTGATGCGAAAGATCAAGGGGTGATGCCAATGTAGTGTACCGAATCGTGAAAGGCGAATCGGATGACAGGATTGGAGAGCTTCCCCCAAGTGTCAATCGGGCTTACTCCCGCAAGGGTTCGGTAGGATTGATGCGAACAAGGATACGAAGTCAAATGGCTATGGGTGAAAGTCCAAGCAAGGTTGCTAAAATACGGTGGCGTAAAACGAAAGTGCTCCGATACACCTAGAAATAGGCCCGGGTACTATGAAGGGTATGATACACATGAACCATACCGTTCCATAGCGGTGAGCGTTGAGAACCTAACGAGAGACCATTTGACGGACAACATCACGGGGATTGGTCAAAGTCGATATGGTGTCGATGAAGGCCATTCGAGAGAGGAAAGTCTGGGAACCATTGAGAGTGCATAGCGCATAGGCGGGTCTGCATGGGGATGGTGAAAGGAATGACCGATTGAGAGTGGAAATAACTGGCTCCCACCACGACAACAAAGAAGAGAATTTTTGAAGCGACATTGTGTTGCCTTGGGTTCCCATTGTCCTAAATAGGAGTATGGCTAAACGAAACATTGACCGAATCCGCAATGCAAGAAAACAGATTGCATCATCCAGTGCCAAGGTGTCTCCACCAAGGCGGTATTTTTTGTTTTCAGCGATTGCTACCTACAAGAGCGATCCGTCAAAGCAAGTGTGTCAATTCATTGCATTCGAGCACAACGGGTTCCCATCGTACAGGGAAGTCCGTGGGTATTTCCATTCCCATCTTGCCAAGGTTTCTTTGGAAAGGGCAATGGAAGAGATTGATAAGAAGATGAAGAGTCTGATTGTCAATTCGTTCTCTGAATTCAAGAGTTGTCAGGACTTCCTTGACTTCATCAAGGCTAGGTAGTCTGGTGCGTATTCGTGACATCGAATTAGCGAAGCGGGATGAGGATTGTATCATCTTCAAGATGGTCGATTCCGTTTTTGTCAATGTGATAGCCGAAGAAGGACTCTATCGGTGGTTGAGCGAACAGTTCAAATTCAGGCATCCCAATTGGAAGGCGATGCAAAAGAAGATGCCGGGTTGGCAGGGATTTGTCAGGTTCCTCAAGCAAGACGGGTTGTTCCCAATAGGGCTTATTCAGAGGGCGTGTGAGTGCATTGACAATGCAGGGTACAATTGGTACTTCGAGCCTGTAAAGGGCGTGTTATACGACAGTGCGGTGACTCCCGAACGAGTCGAAACGATGGCTTCCAGAATCCTTGATAACTCTGGAATGGAACTCCGTGATTATCAGTTGGAAGCATTGACGGCTATCTTCACCAACAAGAGATGCGTCATTGAAAGCGGTGTCGGGTCTGGAAAGTCGTTGGTGATCTATCTGGTTGTCCGTGCTATGCTCATGCAGGGAATACGAACATTGATCGTGGTTCCCAACACTGGACTTGTCAATCAGTTGTTCTCCAACTTCGTGGATGATTATGACTGGACGGATTGTGGTGATTACTGCAATGTTGTTTACAGCGGGGTTCGCTATGATGCAGAAGCTCCGATCCTCATATCCACTTGGCAGAGCTTGGTCAATAAGGACGGGCGGTTCTTCAAGGACTTCGGATGTGTCATAATTGACGAAGCGCATGGAGCAAAGGCAGAGTCGTTGATAAGCGTTTCCGAAATGTGCGTCAATGCCAATTACCGAATCGGAACCACGGGAACTCTCCCCGATGAGCCACTGGACTTGATGCGTATTGAAGGACATCTTGGTCGAGTGGTGTTCAATCTATCAGCGGGTGAACTTGTCAAGCGTGGGGTATTGTCGAAGTTCAAGATCAATTCGTTGTTGATCCACAACGAGCATAATCCATTCGAGACATACGAAGAAGAAATGAACTATGTCGAGACATTGGCTTGGCGCAATGCAGTAGCCCTCAATGTGATCCGAAAGAAGACACAACCGACCGACAATGTTGTCTTGCTCTTCAAGAAGCGAGAGCACCTTGAGACCATGCTTGAATCGTGTAAGAACGAGTTTCCCGACAGGATTGTCTATGCGATTCATGGAGACATTGCCCCGCTTGAGCGAGAGCGCATCCGTCAAGAGATGATTGCCAAGGGAGGCCATGTCCTTTGCGCCACTTATCAAACCATGTCAGAAGGCATCAATATCCCACGGCTCGACCATATCATATTCTGTTCCCCGTACCGTGCCAAGATCAAGGTTATGCAGTCGCTAGGCCGTGTTTTGAGAAAGCACATGGACAAGGCGATGGCATACCTATGGGATATGGTAGATGTCTTTGCGGGAGCCAAGAACGACTCATTCACTTGGAAACACTACAAGAAGCGATTGCAGTATTACAAGGACAACGAGTTCGAGGTAGAGGAATTCAATGTCGGGCTTCCACCTCAATCGGTCAAGAACAAGTTTGTTCGATAATTGACAGGATTTGGGTAGGAATCCATATTTTCAGAATACGATAAATTGAGGAAGTATGACCAAGCATTTCGTAGCATGGAGCGGTGGACTTGACTCTACCCTAGTTCTGAAGACCCTTTTGGATGAAGGTATCGAACCGAAACTTTTGTCATTCATCGTTCCCGAATTCGGTCAGGAAAAAGTAAATCGGGAACGGGTTGCTAGACAGCGAATCCTAGACCATTTCAAAAAGGATTTGAGCGTATCCGAAATCAGCTTGTCCCTTCCTTTTGGTTATCAATCAAGGGGAGAAGGAACGAGCGTGATCCAACAACCTCTCATGCTCTCCCATAGCGCATTCGTGGTTCCCAATGATTCGATCATCCACTTCGGATACCATGTCGGTGACTCATACTTTTCATTCGAGCCATTGATTTCCAAAGCAGTCGAGTCGATCCTATTATGCCTTGGCGATAAGAAGATTCGCTATTCGTTCCCCCTTCGGTTCTTGAGCAAGCCAATAATCGTAGAACGAATGGACAATGCGGGATTGACCAATCTATGCCATTGGTGCGAGAAACCTTCGTACCACACAACCGAATGCGAGTGTATTCCGTGTTATACCATGAAAGAATCGAGACTTCTTCTGGATCAAAGAAGACGGGATCATATGGTTGATATTGGAAAGATCATATTCGATTTTCCATTGCATGAATCAATCAATGAAGAACGCAAATGGACGGAAGTTGCGAAGGTCGGCAATGTCTAAAAAGTTCATCGTAGAAGACCCCAATCCAGATACTTCCGATTGGAAGAACGAATGGAAGGGTATGCCCGAATTCGTACAGGATGATCTTCGTCCATTCAGGGCTATCAATGTTCGTTTCCGAAATGAAGCCGATGTTGAAGACTTTATGAAACTGATTGGACAAACGATTACCCCGAATCAGAAAGCATTGTGGTTCCCGCATATGGAGAACCGAAAGACATCCCATTTGATTTATGTGGATGACAATGAATCCTAGTTATCCAATTTACATCGTCTCCAAAGGGAGATGGGATACTAGATTGACTAGCAAGGCATTGGAGAGAATGCGAGTCCCCTATTACATCGTGGTAGAGGAATCCGAATATGATTTGTATTCCAGTGTGATCGACCCATCAAAAGTGTTAATTCTTCCGAAACATTATTTGGAAGAATATGATACCTTCGATGACCTTGGGGATAGCAAGGGAAAAGGCCCGGGTTCTGCTAGAAACTTCTGTATGGATCATTCGAGGTCGAATGGCTTTGCCCGTCATTGGGTAATGGATGATAACATCCCACGGTTCCATAGGTTGAATAGAAACCTCATGGTCGTTGTGAACAGCGGAACCATATTCAAGGTCATGGAAGACTTTGTGGATCGGTATGAGAATATCCGAATAGCGGGTCTCAATTATGATTTCTTTGCAAAGGCCAAAGAACCATTGCCCCCATATGTTTTGAACACCCGAATCTACTCATGCTTGTTGATCGACAATTCGATCAAGTATAGGTGGCGAGGTAGGTATAACGAGGATACCGATTTGAGCTTGCGGGTGTTGAAGGATGGTGACTGTACCATTCAGTTCAATGCGTTCCTCCAAGAGAAAGCAACCACACAGACCGTTAAGGGTGGGAACACCGATATGTTTTATGCGGTGGAAGGAACGAAGCCAAAGAGCGAAATGCTTGTTGCTATGCACCCCGATGTTTCCAAACTTGTGTGGAAGTTCAATCGGTGGCATCATTCTGTCAATTATGCTCCATTCAAAAAGAACAGATTGATCCGAAAGGAAGGATTGGACATCCCCGATGGTGTCAATGAATACGGTATGAAATTGAAATTGAAGAGCGAGGTTCTATGAATATCAATCAGATACGAAAATGCCATGAACTATGCGATGCCCTTGAGAAAGAGGGATTGGAGATGTGTTTTCTCAATGCGATCCGTGGGACTTTGGTGGTGAAGGAGATGGTGTGGAATAAGAGGAATCCCAGACTTACAATGTCCCATGCTTTCGGGTCGCTTCCAGAAGACCCTCACTTCATAGCCCTCAACTTCGTGTAATCATATGGCAAAGAATTTCATAATCGAAGACGCAGACGCACCAAAGGTCAATTCGTGGAAAGACGAATGGAAGGATATGCCCGAATACTCCAACAAAGAGATCGAGCCATTCAAGAGCGTCATTATGCACTTCAGGAACGAAGAAGATTACCAGAAGTTTTGTGAACTGATCGGTCAATCATTGACGGATAAAACAAAGTCGGCATGGTATCCGAAACTGGAAGGACGCACCAATCCATTTCTTCGGTATGTCGATGAATAATCAATATCCGATCTATGTCATTTCCAAAGGTCGTTGGAAAAGAAGGCAGACTTCAAAGACATTGGAACGCATGAATGTTCCGTATCGAATCGTGATCGAGCCACAGGAATACGAAGAGTATTCAAAGGTCATTGATCCATCGAAGATATTGGTTCTTCCATTCTCTAACCTTGGGCAAGGCTCCATCCCCGCACGGAATTGGGTATGGGAACACTCAATATCCGAAGGACACGAACGGCATTGGATATTGGATGATAACATCGAATGGATTTATCGGTACAACAACAACCAGAAAGTTCGTTGTACTTCGGCAACCCCATTTGCGATCATTGAAGAGTTCGTCAATCGCTATGAGAACCTTCGCATTGCGGGAATGAATTATGCCAAGTTCTGTCCAGATACAGAGAACCGCCCACCAGTTCGATTCAATACCAGAGTCTATTCGTGTCTTTTGATTGATAACTCAATTCCATTCCGTTGGAGAGGAAGGTACAACGAGGATACCGACCTTTGCATTCGTGTGATGAAAGAGAAGGGAGTGACCGCACTGTTCAATGCTTTCCTGATTGACAAGCGCACTACAATGAACCAATCGGGCGGGAATACGGATGAACTTTATCAGGATGATGGACGATTGAAGATGGCTCAATCACTGGTAGAACAGCATCCAGACATTGCAACGATTACATGGAAGTTCAATCGGTGGCAACACCAAGTCGATTACAGGCCGTTCGAGATGAACCGATTGATTCGTAAAACTGGAAGGATCATTCCAGAAGGAATCAATAACTATGGTATGCGTTTGATTGACACAAAAGAGTCTGGAAACCATATTTTAGAGAACCCGAATGAACTATGTGACGATACGGATGAAATGCAAGACCTGTCAGACCAATCAGACCCGTCAATATGCGGAGAATTGGGTCAGAGTGGTCAAGCAAGGAATGAAGTTGTGGTGTGAACCCTGTAAAAGAACCAGACATTGTGAATATGTCGAGATCGTAAGGAAAGATTGATGAAGAACCAATGGGAATTCCCCCTTTACCCAATCCCCGATACCCCGAATGTGAATGGTGTAGTCTATCCAAGAGACATTCTTGAAAGGGCGATTGACAACATCCAACCCGCTATCCAAGCAAACCGCTTCTTTGCCCACCAGTTGCGCCAAGACGGACAAATTCAAGTGAAGGATATATTGGGTATCAATACAGCAATTGCGGTCGTAAACAGCGTCCAATTGGGAGAAGTCGGAAAGCATGGATTAGTCCGTTTGACCTTCTTGCCATCCTACGAAGAAACCGTGAAGGACTGCATCCTCATCCTCAAAGACCTCTGCTTTGGGTGTATCACGGCTTCGACCTTGACTGGATTCTTCGACCGAAGGGCGTACCCCTCTGGAACCAAGATGGTTGTTGAAGAAATCCAACAAATCTACGGAATCCATCCGATCCGTTTGTCCAACAAAGAACACATTGTAATCAGTGAGGATCAAATTGTCCAAGAATCAAAGCGTCCGTGAATTCAAGGATGTTCAATCTTATGCCGATGGTCTGGCAAAGTTGAAAGACCTGAAGGTGCGATTGACGAAGGCATCACAGCAGAAGGTGAGTGGAATGGGACTCTCCCCCATCTATTCCGAAATCAAGAAAGAGATTTCCGACCTTGAGGCAATGTGTTCCCGATTCCGTGCGAAGAACCCGAAGGTATCTCTATGAAAGAATTGTCGATGTTTGCAAAGGTAGTCGATGATGCTACCATCCCCGTTCGTGGTACTCCCGACAGTGCGGGTGTTGATGTGTTCCTGTACACGGAAAAGTTGTTTGTGGATGGGTTTCTCGAAAGCGGGAACCCGAAGTATATCCGCATGGAAAAGATCGAACCTAACGAAACCAAGTTGCTTCGTTCTGGAATCCGTCTCAAGGAACCGCTCCCCCGTGGATACTATATCCAAATGAGTCTTCGGTCTTCTTGGAGAAAGAAGGGCTTGAGCAGTCACGGTGTTGGTATCATTGACGGTGATTACCCCGATGAGATCATGCACCTTGTTCACAACACAACGGACAAGCCTATCTACATCCACAATGGCGAACGCCTTTCTCAATTCGTGGTTCATGCCCATCATACCCAAATGCTTGGATGTGAAATCATCAATAAGGAACGCACTGGTGGATTTGGCTCAACGGGCAAATAGGATTCGCCTCATGGTGTGGCTTTCGGTTCCTTTTCGCATTCGGTACTGGATAAGCAACAAGATTGACCACATCCATAAAAAGCTGAAACGAATACCATGCCGAATAAAAGGACACCGATATGTTTTATGCGGTGATGGGTATGCGTTCAGTATGAGAGCCGATTTCTATTCCTGTTCGTGTTGTGGTTCGATAATGTGGACAACAAAGCGAAAGAAGAGAAAGAAGAAACAATAAATTGAGAGGAAGTCATGGCGGTAAAAGTTGAAGTCGAGTCCAAGGAACTCCGAAAGGCGTTTCCATCAATCAGGGAGAATTGTTGCTTGTGTGGTCGCCCTACGAGGTTCTGGCATAAGCACAAGACCCGTGATTGTGCATTATGCCCCGATTGCGCCTTGACCGCCAAGACTTCGGATATTCCCATCAAAGCCGATTGGTGCAAACAAGAAGAGGCCAAGAAAGAGGCGGGTAAACTCAATGTCCCGCCTTATCATTTGACAGGGATAATACCCATTGGCGAACCGATAAAGGGGATGTGATGTCGTTCAAAGATGCCGTCAATCTACCAGAAATCCATGAACTGAAATGTCAATTGGTGTCAATCCATGACCGTATTGACGAATATGGTCATTGTTCTGGTTACTCCACCGACTACCCGCCCGTGGAAGAAAAGGCGAAGAAGGCATTGGCAAAGATACGGGAAGGCTTGGATGAGCTTGACAACCTAACCGATGAAATGGAGAAGTGGTACGGGAACTGATTTCCCGTTGCATAAATATGTTTGATGAACCATATTTATGCAAAGACCCTTCCGAAGCTACTCAATGGAGCCATTGCGTTCAACAATGGCATTCGTATCGACCTATTGATCCAGAATCAAGTAGGGTTCGACTATGAGTATTACCATGACATCCCCGCTTCAAACCGTCTTGGATTGCCTGTATCGGTTCCATTGACGGTGAACAATGGGGTGGCTAGTGCCGACCCCAATCCGAACAACCGAATCGCCTTGTTCGCCACTCCCGAAACGACAGACCTGTATGGTGCGGTGGTGTATCTCCCATCGGGTGAACTTCTCTTCTATATCGAGTTCGGTGATATTCGCCATTCAAAGGACGGTGCGTTCCGTCTCATGTATCCGTGCGATCTAATCACATTGCGGGTAAGGGAAGTATGAGTCATTCCCCCGAATTCATCCAATACGAGGTAGGCTATCATGCCTTCCGCACTGGCATATTCGATTGTCAATCTGGAATCGTGATTGATATTGAATATCCGTTGGATGATTTCTTGTATAACATCGACAGCAAGTACCCCGCTTACACGGGTGCTGAATTTGGCGATCTTGCGAAGCACCAGACCAAATACGACAATGAGCGTGAACTGTATTCAATGTGGCAAATGGAAGCGTTCAATATGAACGGAATGCCTGCTACATGGCATATCGTGACCTTCGATACTTCGTATGATCCTCTTTTCGGAGAAGACAACGACAAGCGGGTGGAACGCTCTTTCCCCGTCCAAATGTATATCCCAGAGACTCCCGACAATAACCGTATCTGGACTATCTTCGGTGCTGAAGGTGTCAATGATCTGATTTTCTATATCAACAAAGAGCACTTCAAATTTGCTTCTCAATGTGGTATGCCATCGGATTATCCGAATGGTAGTTCCGACAATGCAATGTATCCGACCGACTGGACACGAAACCATATCCCTGCTATGGAGCAGAGTGGAACTGGTGTGCGAACTGGTGGCGTTGCCAATACCGAATTCTCCGATGCTTTTGAATTGGGAACCCCGCTCAAATCTCACATTCCAAAAGTAGGTGATATTTTCGTTCTTGAGTATGACCAGAAATCGGTCTATGAAGTGAAACGGGTTCGTGAAGAAGAAGAGATGTTCCTTCAGAAGAAACATTGTTGGATCATCGAAACGACAAAGCTCTATGTCAATGAGCACATCAACAAGAATACGACAGGAACACAGCCGACCAACTACATTGACCCAGAGCTTGAACGCATAATTGACGAACCCGAATTGTATGACGATAGGAATTTGCCCGAAATTGCGAAGGCAAGTACCGAAGTCGTACCCGACACATTCCCCGCTACAACGGGCAAGGGCAAGCCAAACCCCTTCTATACCCCAAGGACTTCGGAGAAAGCCCCGAACGATCCATTCGGAGGATTCTAATGCTACCCAATGCAAAGAAAGACCTACACACGCTTAAAACCGATTTCGATGAGAATGGAGTCAATCGGATTACTCCGAAACTTCTCCGTGATCTTCTGGTGTCGGTGTATTCTTCGAGGAATCCACGGAAGGTCATGGACAGCCAAGACCTTGGGGAGAACGATGATTTGATTCTTGTCGAAATGGGAGAGAACGGAAACTATATCCGTCTTCCTAGTCGATTCGAGGTTGATACATCGGGGACACCATTCGTCAATCAGCATTACACGATCTGCAATGCGGGTGTTTACCCATTTTCGGTGATTACCCAATCCAATGATGAATTCCACACACACGAACAATCGGTGCGTATCGGTGTCGGTGAAATCGTTGAAGTGGTCGCAACCCCCGACTACTGGTTCCATTGGAGCGGTGGATCGACTGTTCCTAGTGGTGGAATGATCGGATTCCCTGTTCGGATACAAAGCGAAGTCGATGATACAGAAGTCATTGTTTGCGATTCGATTCCAGTGGAAGATGCCCGTGCGATCAAGTGGACTATTTCGGCACAAGGAGTTTCGGATACAAGGACATCCGAAATTCTGGTCAATGTGAAGCCCACCCAAATTGATGCGTGTGAGTCCTTTATCCTTGGCGATGATATTGACCTTGAGTTCTCCGTGAACCTTGTTTCTGGCAGTATCAATTTGACGGTGAATAACCAATCTGGTGAAACACTAAATATCATTGTACTGCGGGTTATTCACGCATAAGGAGTTAATATGTCACTGTTCAAAACCAAAGACGGATTCAGTATCAATGGACGGGCAAGCCTTTTACACGGAACCGATGCCCCCAATACGGGTGCGGGTGTCGTAGCCCCTCTTTCTTCACTGTATCTTCGTTCCACTGGTTCCAGTGCCGAACTTTGGCAGAAGATTGGTGCAAGCGATACGAATTGGGAGCTTGTGGCAAGCGATCTATCGTCCGAAGACCCATTCCAGAATGCCTACATGGGCAAGACCAGTGGCTCCGTCCTTCCCCAATACGGAACCCCTAGCGTTGTTGCGAACAACGATACCCTTGTGTCCGCATTGACCAAGATTGACACGAAGATTGGAGCCAATCCGACCCCCGTGTCCCGCACTACCAGTCCAATCGTTGCAACCGACCCTGTACAGACCAACATCGACAAATTGGACAGTGCCATTGGATCGGATTTGACGAATACCAATTATGCCAAGAACAACCAGACCGTCAATCAGAACATTTCGGCAATTGACGGACAGGTGAAGACCAATTCCGATGCAATCGCATCCATTCAGACTGGACAGAAATGGATTACTCCGATGAAGTTCATCACTTCGGAAAACCTCTCTGGTCGTTCTGGTCTTGCTCAATTCACCGATGACCAAGTTCCGTACACCTTCCCCGTGGCGGGTGATCGGGTGGTCTCCACAGCCGACAACAAGCTCTATATCGCAAGTGCGGGTGTTTGGAGTGCGGGTACTGCATTGACAGCGGGTGATACCTTCTTTGTCGATAATGACCTATTGCAGACTTCAGCGGTCAATGAGAAGGCAAGCGCATACACCTTCAATGGAAGCGCAATGATTCGTCAAGCGTCATTCGACTTTGAAGCCGCCGACACAATCAATCTCACGGGCGCATATACCGTATCTTCGGGCGATCCTTCCCCAAGTGATTCCGTCCAGAAGGCGATTTCCAACATTGACGGCAATGTCGATGCCCTCACATCCACTATGGGCGTTTCCCAAGGCCATACGAACCTTGGAACATGGACTGGCACTGGTGCTACCCGAATCCTTGCCAATGCCTCTGAAACGGCTAAAACGGCTATCCAGAAGGTCGCCAACGAGATCGGTGGATTGGCGGGTGGTCAAGGTGATTATGTTTCCAATCAGGCCGTCAATCCGAACCTCAATGCGATTGACACCATCTTGACCCAAGCCTTGAAGAAGATTGCCGTCTCGAATGTTCCGACCGATACGGAATATGTGGTCGATACCTTGGACTTGAGTGGGGACATCCGATTCGTGGAATGGGATGTGACCATCATCCAATCCACTACCCCCGCCAACCGATACTCTTGCAAGATTCGTGGCATGGCTTCCACTGGTGGATCGGATTTCACGGAATATGCGATCTTGACCATCGGAACAACCATCGGCAATGTGGTCTTCTCCGTTGATTCGTCCACCCTCAATGCCACTACCCTCAAGGTACAGGCAAGCGTCACGGGTGGATTCAATGTGAAGATCGTTCGCAGAACTGGTCTGGTTGCTTAACCAGACCCCTTTGTGGGACATTGAACCAAAGGGATCAAAATGGATAGAAGCAAAGCATTTCGTACCAAGAACGGTATTTCTCTCAATGATGTATCGTGGCTTGGCTATACTGGAAACGACATCGAAGCGTCTTTCTCCGATGAAGGCGATCTGGTCGTTCGTACCTATACCGTTGGATCGGATAGCTATTCCGAACTGTTCTTGAAGAAGGCCAACAAGTATGTGAAGCTAATTGACGCAAAGCACAACCTGAATGCGTCCGTTGCTCCGACCGTATCGAACGACTCTTCCCAAGGATACTCCGTTGCGTCAATGTGGATCGACACAACGGGGAACAAGGCATACATTTGTGTGGATAATGCCGTTGGCGGTGCTATCTGGATCGAGATGGGTGGTTCTGGTGGTGGCGGGGGTACAGCGTATCCTTACGCAATCGTTGGGGAACCGTCTGGATTCACCAATCCGAAACTGATTGATGTTTCATACAATCCCACCAACAAGACCGTCACATTGACGGGAACCTTCGTGTGCTTGAAGCAGGGCGTACAGATACCCGAACTGGTGAGTGGATACACAAGCCCCGCACACCCAGACCCAACGGGAATACCGTACTTCCTTTTCTACGAGGTTGAGACATCTACGATCAAGTGGAGCACTACCCGTTGGAAAGACGAAGATATTTCAATCGCACTCGCCTTCCGTGATGGCTTCAATTTCTGTCTTCGTGAAGTGCATAGCTTCATGGATCAGCGTGTTCATGCGTCCCTTCACAAGAACTTCGGAACCTATGTCGATGAAGGACTGCAATGGGTTCCCAACAGCTATGTGTTGAATAGCAATGTCGCAACCGACCGAAGGCCACAGATAGGCGAAGGTTGGGTAATGGATGAAGACCTACCGACATTCATTGCATCCAATCTTGGTTCTGGCTATTACACCCATTTGCGATTGACGGGATCGGGAACCGCAACCGAATACTTGGATCAGGTCGAACAGCTTGCAGTAAGCGGAAACCAACCATACTACAATCAATTTACGGGTGGTGTCTGGACACAGACCTTGATGAGCAACAATAGCTTCTCCAAGGGATTCGTGATGGCGGTTCCCGTGACAAGCAACCCCGAATGTCAGAAGAAGCGACTTGTCTGGATTCAACCACAGAACAATAGCTCCGATGAAGTCGCTATCAGAGCACTCACACCGAATTCGCTCAATCTTGGTAATATCTCTTCGGCACTTCAGGAATTCGTGTTTGTTGGAGAGTACATCGTCCAATATACTGGTGGAAATTGGGTGCTTCGTGAAGTGAACAATCTTCGTGGAACACGGTATTCGCAGACATCGAACCCCGCCACGGTATCGAACAACAAGGAAGTGACCCGTCAATATCTCAAGAATTTCGCATCCGCTACCCAAATGCTAAACTGGTCGGATGCCAACCCACAAATGCCCGATTATGCCAATTACCCGACATGGATAAATGCGGGGTTCCAAGGAAGCATGACGAACGCCCGTGGTGCGATTATGATGCCATTCACGGCAAACCGTGTGGCATATTCTGGACGGCTACTACTGTACCGAATCGGTGTCGGGCCTATTGCTTCGGGAACATCGGTATCGGGAACCATCCATTTGGTGAGAACCAATGCTACGAATGCGTCCGTCATTGCCACGATTCCAGTCACCATGACAACAACGGAAACACTCAACCAGAACCAAGGACAGCAACCCAACAACCCAAGCAACTTCAGTGGTAATGTTGTGTTGGGTGCTTCGTTGCCCGTTGGTGGCTACATTGGGGTATCGTTCACATTGGCAAGTACGGATTGGGCGGTCATTGGCGATGTCTCTATTTCACTCAATATCAGGGCTGAATAATGATTAAGACGATGCACTTGACCAATAGGACGGATGCCGACATAACCTTTGGTACATTCGTCATTCCCGCAACAAAGACCATCACGCTCTATGATATTGGCGACAAGGCCACATATGAGAATGCGATGTATATGTGTCGGAATTTCTTTGATGCTATCAAATATGCGGTTGTCGCCAAGCGATTGTCTTTCTTGTTCAATGGCTCGATCCCCTTTACCAAGGAAGAACATTTCAATTCTCTTTGGGATGAGTTGAAGCCAATGTTTACCAATCACTCCATCGGGTTTTCGAGCGAACACCGCTTCTACTTCGATCTTGGAAGGGAAGCATTTTGTGTCACCAACCTGATTACTGGAAAGACATATCGAATCAAGATGGAGAAAGAGGGCGAAGGAACGCCTTGGCTCAATCAGGAAGGCGGGGGTATTTGATGAGCGATCAAAAGAAGATAGCCACGGAAGAATATGCGTCATACTTGATGGCGAAGCGTCTTCTCACACCTCCGAAGGAAACGGAAGCGTTCAAGCGTGGTCTGATTGACGAACAGGGCAATATCCTTCGAGACCCCGAATCAATCGAGGATGAGCTTGCGTTCACCCTTCTCGACAAACTTGCCCTCTATTTGAGAAAGCAATTGGGAACCCGCATAAATAGATTGAGGGATTTCACAGCGGTCTATATGTTCGAGGATGACAAGTTCTCCGACAAGTTCGTTCTCAAGAGCGGAATGGAAGATAGGCCACAGGTGCAGAATCTCTCGAAGAAATTGACCGACCGATTGAAGCAATAATTCACGAAGGATTGATCCGTGGCGAATCCCCTAGCACAAGACAAGTATCTACAAGACCTAGTGGACTTGGATGATACCATTTCCCTTTTTCCTAGAAAGGTGCGCCTTCCCACAGGTGCGGGTGCGACAGAGGCCACCCAAAAGCGTTTCAAGGTGCAGGGGCTTCAGGATTACCTCAAGGTCATTCAGGGATTCCCTAAAGTCAAAATGCCACTGCCGGGTTATTTCTATTCCTATGCGTATGCCTTTGCGAAGACGGACACATGGAGCAAATTGAGGCTCTACGATTATCACCCCCTTGCGTTCATCTACTGGATGGAACGGAAGAATGGGAACATCTATGCGTGGGGAATCAATTTCCATCGGTTGCCCGTACAGATTCGTCTTCAATTGCTCAATAAGATTTTTTCGATGTCTGGAATCAATCCAACATCGGTCACGGCAAGAAAGCGTCTTCTTTGGAATTTCCAGAGAATGAAGCCATTGCTGAAGAAACTTTCATTTGCAGTCCGCTTGTACCGTGTAGATCGTATGCGGAACATTCGGGGAATATCCTTGAGGTATGTGAAGCAACTCATGGTGTTCTATCCAGAGACATTGTACCGTGCTAGGGTTGCCGACCTCTTCAGCGCATACAAGACATTCAAACCAACACCGCCAAAGCGCAAGTGATAAATAAGGATGGAGACTAATCTATGAATATCATTTCTCTTGCGAAGATGAACCCGTTTGGAAAATACTTCCTACCCGATAAAGTACAGGAAAAGGAAATTGAAAAACAGGAAGATAATCGGGCGGCTATATCCGAGATTGACTTGGAGTTCATGGCGACATACGGCAACTTCAATGAAGTTGGTGCGATGTCCGAAACCATCAATTTCACGGAAGCATTCCAGAACAAGTTGTCCCGCAAGATCATGTATCGGGAGATGAGTTTCTATCCAGAAATTTGTGAAGTCCTTGATGCCATTGCCGATGATGCGGTTGCCAAGGATGTGGATGGTAAGGTCGTTCTTCCCATGATTGACAAGGCCGTTCCAGAGAATATCCGCAAGGCGATGGAAGACAACTTCGATTACCTATGCTACCACATTCTGAAAGTCCAACACACTGGTTGGGAAATGTTCCGTAAGTGGCTCATTGAGGGCGAACAGTTTGTGGAGTGGATTCAGGATGGCAAGGGCGAAGACATCGTTGGCTACCAGATTCTCCCATCCGCAATCACCTTCCCCGTTTATGAGAATGCCCGAATCCTGAAATTCCTTCAGGCCAACTACGACATGAACATCAATCGTGCGTCCGATGGCAACGGGTATAGCTCGAAGGTCGTTGGAGACCTTGGAAACAAGTCATTCGAGGTCAATCAGATTGCATACGCCAATTATGGTGTATTCGGTCGAAATGCCATTGATGTCCTTGGCTATTTGGAAACCGCCATTCGTTCGTACAATCAGCTTCGTGGCCTTGAGGATGCCCTTGTGGTCTATCGCATGGCAAGAGCACCCGCAAGACGCTTGTGGAACATCGAAGTCGGTAAGATGAGTTCTAACCGTGTTGGCGAATACATGAACCGTGTGATGCAGAAGTATCGCAGACGGTCGGTGTATAACCCCGCCACGGGCGAAATTGACTCCGTTCGCAATGTTCAATCGGTGGTCGATGACATTTGGTTCCCCAAACGCCACGGTGAAGGTTCATCGGTCGAAGAGTTTGGCGGGTCAATGGAAATCGGAACAATGGATGATGTCAAGTATTTCTTGCAGAAGCTCTACAAGTCCATGCGGTATCCAAAAACCCGTTGGAACACGGAACAGTTCGATCCATTCTCATTGAGCAAACCCGGTGAAGTCCCCCGTGATGAAATCAAGTGGTCTCGCTTCATCAATCGTGCTAGGGCGAAGTGGGGTAATGGAATCATCCTTCATGGATGGATGCAACTCAATCGCATGAACATCACGGATGCGAAGATTTCCGATTGGAACTCTACCCAATACCTTGGCATCAATTTCGTTGAAGACAATGTGTTCGAGGTGCAGAAGCGCAACGAGCTATTGGAACAGCGTTTCACCATGCTAGGCAATGCCGCAAACTATATGGCTTCTCCCGAAAATCCGAATGGCCTGTTTGCTCCCGAATACATCTTGAGGGAAGTGTTCCGCATGACCGATGATGAATACAAGCTCAACGAGAAATATAAGAGTTCGCAGAAGGCCAATGAACCGCCTCCCGATGAAGGCGATATGGGCGATGACCTTGGAGAATAATTCACATTCAATCGACAGAGTGTGAATACATTGAAATGAACTTGCATAAATAGAGGTATAGAGATGAGCACAGTTGCAATCCCATCCGATGTCCTAGCCCGTTTGCCAAGGACATCCCTAGTTCGGAGACTCTACGAGGGTGATCCCAAATTGAGTACCGACCTGAATGCGGTTGTTCGTTCCAAAGTAGTGGGGCGCATGGATGAGGTCAAGAAGAGGCTTATCGCTGAAAAGAGGTTATGATTATGACACAACAACTCCTTACCGATGATTTCATTTCGTCCCCGTACCGTTTTTCCGCAAAGGAAATTCTGGAAGAGCAGATTGACGGCAATGGTATCAAGCGCAAGATGATTGCGTGTCCTATGATCGTCATGGAGCGTAAGAACTCCAATGGTCGCATCTACGCCTACGATGAGACTTGCCGTGCGGTCGAACGCTACATTGACGAATGGGTGAAGCCCCGTGGTGCAATGGGCGAACTCAATCACCCGGGAACTCCCCGTGTCAATCCCGAACGGGCTTGTATTGGCATCACATCCCTTGTTCTGGATGAGAAGAACAAGTGGTGGTATGGAAAGGCCAAGTTCCTTTCTACCCCCCTTGGACGGCTTGTGGAGACCCTTCTGGTCGAAGATCAGATTCAATTGGCGACATCTTCCCGTATGCTTGGAGCCACAGACCCCATCACTGGACGCACCAAGGGTTCTCTATCGGTGGTGACTGCGGCTGATATTGTGACCGACCCATCCGCATCCCAAGCAATCATTGAGGTGATCGAGGAATCCAAGAACTATGTCGTTGGAAGCTCCGAAAGTGCCAATATGACCTATGAAGAACTGGAAATGAAACTCGCAACCAAGGGACTCCGTACCCCCGTGGATGACATTCTTGAGGGGTTCTTGCTCCGAATCGGAAAAGAACTGTAATCCAAGAAGTGCGAAATTTGCAAGAAATCAAAGAACCAACAAAAATTATGCACAAAATGACACTATATCGGTTTTTCGTTGCATAAATAGAAGAAAGAGGTTGAGAAAATGGCAGACAAGACCCTAGAACAACTCAAGACCCTCCTTGATGGTGGAACCTACAAGGCGTTCAAAACACGCCTGAATGCGATCATTGACCGTAAGGTGAATGAGCGGGTTGCGGTCATTGAGGAACAGAAACTTGAGGCCATTCGGGTCATCAAGGACAAGTTGCAGAAGAAGGCCGAACAGTTCACAGCCGACAAGACCCGTGAACTGGAAACACAGTTCAATGCCGTCCTTGAGGAATCCAAGAAGCAAATGAAGGATGAGATGGTACAATCCTTGCTTCTCGTGGAATCCAAACTGGTCTCCCACCTTGACCGTGTTCTGGAAGAATCCGTGAACACCAACACCCCCACCGACATCCTTGAGGAAGCGGTGAAGGCACAACATTATGGGAAGGTCGCCAAGGCAGTTGCTTCGGTGATCGAGGAACAGAACATTGTCATTGACAAGTCTGGTTCTTCCCGCATCCAAGAGCTTGAGCAGATGGTCTCCCAATTGAATGGTAAATTGATGGAAGAGCAGACGGCACGGGAAAACATTTCCAATCGTGCCAACTCTCTCCAACGGGAACTTCTCCTTGAGAGCAAGACAAGTGGACTCGATGAGGATGGACGAAAGAAAATCCTTGGTCAATTCCGTGAGTCGAGCTACGAAGTAATACAAGAACAAATTGACAAATCCATTGAACTCTTACAAGAGTCCCGCAAGCAAGAGCGAAGGGGACGGGTTGCAAACAATAACACCCTAGTAGGTGATTCCGCTCCAAACATGAATTTGAGCGGTGGCAAGAAGTTGATTGAAGAAGAGGTCAAGAACCCTACGGCAACGGCACGGACTCCCGTGTTGGAAGAGTCCGTACAGGCTCCTTCGGTCTTTGACGCAATTGATGACTTGCTCCCATAAGGGAACCACAGGGTATCAACCAATCCATTTCGAGGTATAAAGATGAAACCATCTATCCCCGCTCCTCTTCAGCATCAGGCCATTGCCAAGAAGTATCTGGCAAAGAAGTGGTCTGAAGTCAAGTCCAAGAAGCTCTCCGTTTCTTCCATCATGGAAGAAGACCGCAAAGAGAATGTGGCACAGCTTCTCGAAAACCTTGCCAATCTACCCGGTTCTGCATTCTTGATGCAGGAACAGAATGGCTCTTCTGGCATTGACGGCTCTTCCTTGGGCAATGCTTCCATCAATCAGGGTATGTTCACTGCCGCCACCCTTGACCCCGATGCACACAAGTTCCGTCCGATTGAGATGGCACTGGTTCGTCGTGCTCAAGCCGATCTGTTCGCCTACAATCTCGCAGGTGTTCAAGCCATGAACGGCCCGGTCGGTCTGGCATACGCCCTCCGTTTCTTCTATGACGGCACTCGCACCGAAGCGGGCTTCCAGTCCGTTGGTCAGTACAGTGGTTGGAGCGGTAAGCCCGGTGTTGCGGGTTCCAATGGCGTGTTCAAGGTCACGAATGCGGGTGTGGTTGCCGACCTGAAGGCCGCTGGCCTGAATGGTGTCGATGCCAAGACCCTCATCAACATGACCACTGGCGAATGGGCAGTGACTTGGACTGGTGCTTCGACCACCGTGTACACTGCGGGTACAGCCGTTGCGGGTTGGGTTGGTGGCGGTTGGGGTCAAGCCCTGTCCGTGACCGATGCTGAAAAGCTCGCAATCATGGCTCCTTCTGCGGGTACTGCTCCCCGTGACATCGGAACTGCGATTCCGAATGCCACTACTGGCGTGTCCCCTTACGCCATGCGTCAGCTCAAGATGTCCTTCGACAAGAAGAGCATTGATGCCCAAGACCGTATGCTTGGTGCTTCCTTCTCCGTCCAGTCGCTCTATGACATCCGCACCATGCAGGGTGTGGACATCGGGCGTGAAATGGTCAAGAAGCTCACCTATGAGTCTGGTGCGGAAATCGACCGTGAAATCCTCTGGAAGTGCAAGAACGCCGCCGTCTTCGGTGATGGTGGTCAGAATGGTGTGGTCGAAACCTTCGATCCTACCACCGTTTCCTCCACCTTCCTGTACGACAAGAAGGCCGCCATTGCCGACAAGTTGATTTCGCTCTCCAACGAAATCCACACTGCAACCTTGCAGGGTTCGGGCAACATCCTTGTTGCTTCTCCCCGTGTTTGCACGGCTCTTCAGACCATCCAGAACGGCTCCTTCAAGTCTTCTGGTGTGTTCAACTTCGACCAGAAGGGCTTGATCGAGGTCGGTACTCTTGATGGTCGCATCAAGGTCTATCGTGATCCTTGGGCATACTTCGATGGTGGCGTGGACTACGCTCTGGTCGCCTACAAGGGCGCAGGGATTGACGAAGCGGGTGTGCTCTATCACCCCTATATGCTCAATCTGGTGAACACTGCGGTTGCACAGGAAGACTTCGGTACTCGCATTGGCGTTCTCTCTCGCTATGCCATCACCGACAGCCTCTTGGGTAGCGGTCGCTACTACCGCTACATCGAATTCACTGGTCTGGCCGCTCTCGGTCTGTAATCAGTTCGTTCGACTGGCTACTACGAAAAGGGCTTGGAGAAATCCAAGTCCTTTTTTCATTGACAGGATAATGAGTTGAATCCATATTTTAAGCATGGATATACTGGACATCGTAGCAATAGTCATCATAGCCCCGATCTTCGCATTGACGATGATTGTGTTGGGTATGCTATTGTTCGGAACGATATGGTGGATTTGGGATAAGTTCGAGCGATCCCTGTACCCCATAACATTCGTCCGTGCGTCAATCTTGGCATTGTCAATCATTCTGGTTCCCGTATCCTTGACTCATTCCGTTGTTCGCTTCACAGACAGTCCAGTCGTTGCGTATGACTTCGGAACCTATGAGTTTGTCAATGTCATCGAAATCGTGAGTTATGAACATCCGAATTTTCTGGTGATTGAGCCGAATTTTCCATTTGTGAAAATCCGACCCATGATGGGCGGGAGTACGGATCGAATATGCGCTTTGGGTACATAGAGACCCTACCCGCCCAAAACAGGGTCGTGTCCATAACTCACAATGAATGGCGATGCTTCGGTGTCGCCATTTGTCGTTTGCATAAATAGTACAGAGGTACTATTATGAAAGCCCCCGATGCAATCGAACAAGTCTATACAGAAGTCCTTGAGGATTTCAGCAAGAACCGTCAATCGGAAATGAAGCAACTCATTTCGTTGCTCACCAGAACAACCGATCCCGATGATGCTTCCCCCGACAAGCACATGACCCCAATTGAGAATGGCGATGGATACCTCAATCCATTTTCGATTGCCAAGTTCGGAAACTTCAGACGGTTCTCCCAAGAGTTCCCCAACTATGTCTCCGAATGCTTGGAGTTCTTCATTTCCAAGGCAACCGAATCGAAGCAGATTACCTTTGACCAAGGCTCCATGCTTGTGGACAAGTTGGTTGAATGGGTTGGCTACATGAAGCCACTCATGGAAAAGATTATGAAGTCTGCTTCCGATGCCAACATTGACTTCGTGAAGTTCTGTACCAATGTGCGAATCTCCAATCTATTTCAACGAGCCGATGTTCTTTTCAAAGACGGGTCTTTCGATGTTGATTGTGTATTCGGTGCTATCGTTGCCGTTGAACTGGACATCAAGGTTCTTGAACGCCTCATCAAGTCTTCCGTGACCAATGATCTTTTCGGTGGTGAAGTCGTTGTCAATCGCAAAGGTATCGACCATAAGATTGATACCCCTTCAATCGCAGACCTTCTTTAAGGAGCATCTATGCCCGTAGTATCCCGTTTGGCTTCTATGTCCGATGCTATCAATTATGCACGGACTATGCTTGGCGAACCAATCGTCAATGTGGAATTGACCGATGACCAGATCAAGCAATGTGTTCTCGATGCCGTCCAGATTTTCCAACGCTACAACATGGGCGAAGGTGTCTATGAGGAATCAATCGTCTTCACCATGAAGGCGGGACAACGGGTGTACCCAATGCCAGACAACATTGCAGAAATCACCAAGTATTTTGCATCCTACAATGGCGATGTGAACCAACTTTTCACAGCAGAACACCAGATTCTCATGGAGACTGGCATCCTTCCTTCATTGACGAAACAGTTGGCGGGTCAATCGGTGGGTATGGACTTGGCGGGATATGACATTGCAACCAAGTACCTTGAATTGTACAAGCACTACTTCAACAAGACCTATTCTGTCAATTTCCACCACTTGCGAAGGGAATTGACGGTCGATCCTACTCCGACAACCGATGTGGTCGGTATCATGCTTGTGTGGAAGAAAGAAGCCCTATCCAATTGCGTGGATCATACCGATGTCAAGAAGCTCATCATTGCCAAGTGCAAGCAATTGTGGGGCATGATTCGTGGCAAGTATTCCATTCAGTTGCCGGGTGGCGGTTCGATTGAAGGCGAATCCCTGAAGAGCGAAGGAAAGGAAGAAGAGCGGGAAATCATCGAACGCATGGATGACGAATCTGAAGGCAATGCGCTTGGCTTCTATATCGGGTAAATTATGAATTCTCTGTTTTCTCTATTTCGGGTGTTCGTGTGGTTCCCAATCAAGTTGATAGGGGTCTGCGTGTTCATTGCGTATCAAGAATGGAGAAGCGAAATCAAGAGGTGGCAATATGGGAAACTTTGACCATCTATCCAGACTTCCGAAGCCTTGGTTCAAGCGTCATGCTCCCAAGTATGACAATGAACGAAAATTGATTGCGGATATGGGAGCCGAAATGATTAACCATCATGGGGTTCTCTGTGAATACATCCTCATTTCAAACGATCCTTCGTATGACACTCTTTTTGGTGATGACCGAAATCGAAGGGTTATCCGAAAATTTCTTGTGATGGTTTATTTCGATCTTCCCGCTGAAGATGATCGTTGGAGTTCGTTTGGTATCGAAGGACTTGACAACTTCTCAATGATTGCAAGCATCAAGCATTTTTCGGAACGAGGGAAGCTAGATGTTTTACCAGAACAGGCGATCTATTCTCCCCGTGTTGGTGACATCATCAAGCCAATGTACAACAACTTCTATTATGAAGTGACTGCGTGGTATGATGGTATGACATCCATGAACTTCTTGCAGATGGATAATGTGTATGAGATCGTTGTCAATAAGATGACCGATGACCACATCAATGATCCAGACAATCTCATCAATTCGTCAATCAGACCTCTTGGCGCACAAGACATCTTTGACGATACCGATTTCATCAATACCATGAATGGAAGCACGGCTATCATTCCAAACACATTCCCAGAGACAACGGGGAAAGGAAAGCCATCTCCATTGTATAAACCAAAGGCGGGTGAGAAAGCACCCAATGATCCATTCGGGGGTTTCTAAATGGCACATACCCAACAAGACGGTGTACAGGACGGTGATCGGTACAATGGGAAGGCTTGGTATTCTCCCAATGTCCTTCGTAGCATCACGCTTGGCCTTGCCGATATGTTCAACGACATCGTGGTTCGCAAATTCGCAAAGGACTTCATCACTGTAATCAAAGAGATTCCAGTTCCTCTCCATGTCGCTCCGAAGACGAAAGAATACTTCGAGAGAAAAGAAGATTATACATCGGATGGTGGGGGTCGCTATTACCAACAAGTCCCCGCATTGGCTCTTGTGTTCACTGGAATGAATTATGCCCAACAACGGGTGATGGCTCCCAATGAAGAACGGGCGTGGCCTTATCCAGTCGATTCTTCGGTTGATCCCGATTACTTCAAGGACTATTCACCGACTCCGTATGACTTGACCTATGAGTTGAAGATCAGAACAGAGTCGATGGAAGATTACATCCAGATCATCGAACAAATCATTCCATTCTTCAATCCTTCATTGACACTCCGAATGAAGGAAATCCCGTTCCTTGATGTTGCTCGAAATGTTCGTGTCAATCTGGACAATCCTTCCATCGAGATTCCACAGGAATTGACTGGAAGCGATATGAACCAGATCGAAGGAACATTGAGCTTGACTTGCGAAGCCTACCTGTATCGCCCAATCACGAATGCGATCTTCTTGAAGGAACTCTACAAATACATCTCCGTCATTGAGCTTGATGGTGACAAGAGCTTTGATCGAAGGATCAGAACACTCATGGCATTTTCGGAAGAAGAGATACCACAGGAAGCCGTCAATAAGAGGAAAACCCTCTATGGATATTGGTTGTACGAACTTTTGGATCAAGTCAATGATATTGGTGCATAAATAGAAGTATGAAGTATTCGCAGATCAAAGAACACCGTGAGGTAATTGAAGAGTCGATTCGGCTCAATCGGAACTTTTCCCAGACGGAAATAGTATTCGTCCGATACCTTGCAAGGAGACTGAATCAACCGATCTATCGTGTCGGTGGCTCCGACTTCGTGGTCAATTACCGTCATGGTAATGATTTCGGGCGTGGTATCCGTTATGTGTTCATGCTCCCCATGATGACCAGTTTCCGAATCAATTGGACTGGAAAGCGTCAAGCGATTACTCCGACAAGCATTGATGTGTTCTTGAAGAATCAAAAGCGTCCATCGTATCGGTTGGCTATTTCTGGAATGGGGCTTGGTTCGATTGCTTCCGTCCTAGCCGATGTCCTTTCTAGCCGTGAAATCCTCAAGAACGATATTCCAGTGATTACCAATGGTGGTGATGAATACCTGATTGACGAAGGTTCTAGCGCACTAGCCAAATCGAAGACCGCATTGACGGTTCTGGAAAAGAAGCAGAAGCCCGAACTGGTGGTACTTGATCTTCTTCGCCTTGGATACACCCCTCTCGAAATCAGTGGGTATGCGAAGATTCCTCTCCCCATTGCCGAAAATGCTCTCAAGCTCAACCCCGATTCGTTTGGGTCGGTGGAGAATCCGAAGAAGCGTACTGTTTCCTTCATCAAGATCATCACAGGCCGTCCAGACAAACAGGAACTTCCCACAGAGAAATGGAACACTTCTGTCATTGCCGAATGGATGAACGACAACAAGGGTCGCATTCGTGGAGCACTGGAACCCGCAATCGAAGCAGTTTCCACCCTTCCAAGTGGTCGGAATTTCAGTCTGGTTGTGACTGGAATTGATGAAAACAATCTTCGGGTTCCGTTCGTCAATTCCGTTTCTGGCTTTTCCAAAGTACAGGTCATCGACTGTACGGAACTCATGCCCGATGACATTGCCCCTCTGTTCTGGCAGATTAGAAACGATGACAAGGCAACGATCATCCTATTGGGTGTCGAACGCCTTGCCGATGATCCCATTTCTCGCCAAATTCTTGCCGATGCTTCCGTCAATCGGAATGTACGAACCATCAACCTGAAGGGAAAGAAGTACAAGGACTATGGCTCCATGCCCATGTCCGAAATCGAGAAAGCCGTATCGAGCGGTGATCTTCTTCCTACCAAGTTCGAGTTTACCGCCAATGTCGTACTGGTTTCGGATACGAAGCCATCGTTTGTTGGAAACTCCATCCAGAACCCGATTGTAGAGGTCGTATTGCCCCCTGCAACGGTGTTCGAGGTGATAGCGTCCACTATGGGCAAATTGACCATTGGGACAGCGGACATGGCTATCAAGACCGAATGCTTGGAATATCTGAAGGGATTGGGAAAGAGCTTCGGTGGTTTCACCATTTCCATGTTCGAGACAGCGGTGGTGTGCCGATTGACCGATCAGTCGCATTTCCAAAAGCTATTCAGCGCACACACAACGAGCCAATACGGTGGAGTTGCGGAATTTTGAGAATTTTCGCACATTGACGATCTTTTGAGGTGACTATGCAGATTCATTCAGGGTTCAACGAGAACGCCCAACACTTCTTCGATTCTCTTGATGCCGACTTCGTGCCACAGAAACCCGTGGCAATCCCCGCCACAGCGTCCGTAAGAGCGTCTGAAGAGGCATGGGGTAGTTCGGGCGGGTTGCCACAGGAAACCCCGCCACAGCCCCCCGTACAGGCGAATACGGTGGCTCAATTGCCCGATCCCAAGACAGTCGAGCCAATTGATCGGAATTCGTATGACTTTCTGGACAGGTCGTATCGGGACAACATAACGACAATTGAGCAAGCGATTTCACAGATCGAGGGCGAAATCATGCCCGGTGCTCATCCGAAGCTATTGGAATCGTATGCTCAATTACTGGAAAGACGGACAAGCGCAATCAATTCTTACACGGAATTCCTCAAATTGAGGCGAAAGTCCGAAATTGAGGAACGAAAAATTCGCATAGCCGAAAAGAAAGCGGGTATGGGTGTGAAGACGGGTGATGCTCCGTCCAATGGGCTTACCATGAGTCCCCGTCAATTGGCAGAATTCATGCGTGAATTGGATGCTTCGAGGATGAGCGAAATTCCTGAAGCAGAAGAAGTACCTTCCGATGGGAAGCCCGATAGGAGCTTTGAGTAATGGCGTTTCGTGGCAATCCAAGACTCCGTGGTCATAGGGAGACATACGAGTATTCCGAAGCAGAATTGACGGAATATCTCAAATGCCGTGCCGACTTTGAGTATTGGGCAGAGAAGTATGCCAAGATTGCCACTCTTGATGATGGTATTGTGACCATCAAGCTACGGGGATACCAGAAGAGGATGATCCGAACGATCAAGAACCTTCCCAAACAGGGGAAGCGTGGAATGGTCGTATTGGCTCCCCGTCAATGTGGAAAGACCACGGGCATCTATCTGTACATCCTATGGCTAATCATTTTCTTCGAGTACAAGCGTGTTGCCATCATCGCCAACAAGGGCGCAAACGCCCGTAAGGTGATCCGTGACATCAAGCAAGCCTACGAATTTTTGCCACTCTGGATGCAACCCGGTGTCAAGGACGGTGGGTGGAGCAAGGGTTCGATTGAGCTTGAGAACGGTTCTATGGTGGTGTCTGGTTCGACTACGAGCGATTCGATCCGTGGTCAAACCTTCCATTGTTTGTCTGGTCGTAGTGAAGTAATCGTCCGTTTCGCAAATGGCGAAGTCTATAAAACGACAATGCGGGGGTTGAACGAACAGGATGAAAGTACATTCGTCAAATTAAACAATGTATATTTCGGTAATGACCGACCTGTTTCTGAAAAACAAATATCTGGATTGGTACAACCGAATAATGCTTTCGGATTGGAGCGGTATGACCGAACTCCATCACATAATCCCACGAAGCCTTGGTGGTACGGATGCTCCGTCAAACCTGAAGCGATTGAGCGTAAAAGCTCATTTGGTAGCACATCATTTATTGACCAGAATAACCACGGGACAACATTTGCGGAAAATGCTATTCGCTTATGCTCAAATGATGTCGGGAAGACAGGGAAAACTTGTGGGGATGGACTGGAAATCCCAGAAAGTAGCCATTCGTCAATTGGCAGAGAGTCAATCGAAACGGATGAAAGGAGTTCGTTTGACAGAGGAATGGAAGAGACGGATTTCGGAATCCAACAAGGGAAAAACTTTGTCGAAAGAAACCAGAATCAGAATATCGGTTTCCAAGAAAGGAAATTTGAAGGGCGTTCCGAAGACGAACGAACACAAGCGGAAAATATCGGAAGCGAATACGGGGAATCCCCGTCCGTATGTTGTGAAAATGAACAAGAATCCAGAGAAGATTCGCAAGACAGCGGAAAAACATCGTGGAATGAAACGAAGCGAAAAATCACGAGAATTGATGAGCCAACAACGGAAAGGGAAACCGTCTCCGTTGAAGGGGGTTCGTGGAATCATATCGGAAGAGACACGAGAGAAGATGCGTCAATCAGCAATTCTTCGAGTACAGCGTTTGGGGATTTGTGGGGACAAGACATTGAAGTCTTCACCGATGAAGGATGGAAACGATTTGAAGGGTGTGTAAACAATGGCTTTAAGAAAACTTGGAGATTGAACCTATCAAATGGATTGACGATTGGTGCAACGGACAATCACGAATTCTCTACATACCGTGGGTGGGTTCGCCTTGATGCTCTTCAATCGGACGATATGGTCGATACAGTACATGGTCAATCCAATGTAGCATCAATCGAATATGTTGGCGAAGAGGATGTATATGATCTACTCAATGTAGAAGACATCCATTGTTTCTACTCCAATGGAATAAAAGTCCATAATTGCGTGTACATTGACGAATACGCATTTATTCCAAAACACGCCGCCGATGACTTTATGAAGTCGGTTCTCCCGACTATCCTATCTGGAAAATCGGCTCAATTGTTTGCGACAAGTACCCCCAAGGGAATGAACCAGTTTTGGCGAATGTGGAGAAAGGCCGAAGCGGGTAAGGGTATGCTTGTACCCGTCAAGATCGACTATACCGAAGTTCCGAACTATACCAAGCCCGAATTCAAGAAGATGATTATTGAAACGGAAGGCTTGGCGACATGGAGACAGGAATTCGAGTGCAAGTTCCTTGGATCGTCCAAGACTCTAATCAATGCAGAATGCCTTGAAGAAATGGCACTGAAGCTACTCCCAGAACCAATCGTCCGTCATTTCGATGACAAGTTCAAGATATGGGAGAAGCCTTCCAAGGGCGCAAGCTACATCCTTGCCGTGGACAGTGGAAAGGGTGTCGGTGGTGATTACTCCATCGTACAGGTTCTCCGAATCTATGGAATGCACAAAGCAGAACAGGTTGCGGTCTTTGCCGACAACTATACCCCAATCAACGACTTTGCCCAAATCTGCGTGTCAATCGCACGGTATTACAACAATTCGGAAATCATTGTCGAGAACAACGATCTTGGTGGTGTCCTTTGCGAACGAATCTTTGAACAACTTGGATATGACCGTCTGGTTTCCTATGAGAAGGATTACTTCGGTGTTCGCTCGAACAAGAAGAACAAGGCCATTGGCAATATCGCCCTACGAGAATACATCGAGTCGAATTGGGTCAAGCTCAATGATGAAGAGACCGTAAAGGAATTTTCGTTCTACGAAGAAGTCCGTGACAATGTGTTCCAAGCAATCGAGGGCGAACATGATGACCGTGTGATGAGCCTTCTTTGGGCATTGTTCTGGTTGAAATCCAACTCCGAATTCGAGGATGAGGGTATCAATCAGATCAATGCACGGTTCCGAATCCATGACAAGGAATTGGGATACGAGGATACTGGAATGGGTGACGGGGATGCCGACTGGATGGGTGGCGGTGGTTCCACGGGTGACTGGTTGGGTGATTCCGATTCCCGTCAATCTGCGTCAATTTTCGGAAAAAGTGCCACAGCCGACAACCTATTCTCTGGTTTTGGCGGTGGGGACGATGACTTTTTTGGGTCTATGAAGGTAGGTGCGAATTCACCGAACCACAATTCAATGAGATTTGAGAACGGTGGGTACAGGCATTCAAACGGTGCTTTGGCGTTTGAGGATGATATACCGTCTCTCTGATTGGTTTTTCAAAGCATAAATAGGATAGAGAACCATTTGGTCTTATCCACAAGGAGTTAAACATGGCAGTCACCATTCGTAAAGAAGATGCGCCCGGCACTTATCTGGCAGAGAAGGATGAGTCTGGTGGTCGTGTCCTTCCCGCTTCCACCCGTGGAGTTGCCGTAGTCGGCTACTTCGCAAAAGGCCCGGTGAATCGGAGAGTCCGTCTTCGTTCACAGGATGAACTCATTTCCGTCTTCGGTGCATCCGACATTGCCAAGTTTGGCTATGCTTGGTGGGTCGCATACGAAGCACTCACCGAATCCGATGAAGTCTATGTGATCCGTGTTGTCAATGACACAGCGGTCGCAAATGACAAGTTGCTCTATGCGGGACTTGCCTACAATGCGGGATGGGGTACTACCTTTGCGGGTGTTGCCGAACTCCCCACAAGCTCCGTGGTCTCCCATGAAAGTCTCCCTCTTGGAAAGGGCTATTCTCCCGACAAGATCGTCTCCCTTGATGGTATGACCGTTGCCAACGATGGCTTCACTCTCGCAAGTGCAGTACCCGGTCTCGAAGGAACCCTGATTGGTTTCGAGATTGTCGGTGCGAAGGCCAACATCACAACCATCACTCCGACTTGGAGCGCAACCCCGTCCACCCCCGTTCTCAACGATCTCTACGAAGACACGAATGGAAACCTTTGGCGCATCACGAAGAGCGGTGCGGTTGGAACCACTCAACCCGCATGGCCTACCACTCCGTATTTCGGACAGCAAGTGACCGATGGCAATGCCGTCTGGACTTCCACAACCGAAATCCGTGAAAAGGATGTCCTTGGTCTTTCCGCAAAGTATCCTACGATGTGGTGGAAGATTCTTCGCCTCCGTGTTTACCAGAAGCCGAATTCTTCCGTGACTACCTTCACTGGTCTCCCCATTGTCGATGAATTCTTCTTCACCCTTGACGATTCCGTGACCACTGGTGGCGTGGCTATGCAAGCCAATCGCATCATCAATGGAAAGGGTCGCAATCTGGTCTATATCCGTGTCGGCTCCGACTTTTCCGATGGCACGATTGACATGAGCGAAGGTGTGTTTGATGGTTCCGAATTCAACACCAGTGGGATCAAAGCCCTTCTTGGTGGTCAGGTCGGTGTCAATTCCATCACCCATACCTCTGGTCTCGCTCAAATTGGAAGCGGTTGGGAACTCTTCAAGGTTCGTGAGTATTCTTCTTGGAATCTCGCAGACACTTGTGTTGATCCCGATTTGGATGCCACTTTCAGCGTGTCCCAGAAGCTCAATGATGTGGTCGCAACCCGCATGGGTGCGATGTACACCGCTCAAGTGTCCAAAGTCACCGACATCCGAAAGGAACAGGTGGAAATCACAGCAGAACCCGCCTTTGCGGGTCTCAAGGATGCGTCCTATGGTGCGTTCTATGCGGGTTTCGACCGTAGGCGTGATCCGATCAGCGGTCGCCTTGTGTGGCTCCCCAAGTCCATCGAAGGTCTCCGTGCTATCCTGAAGGCGGGTCGTATGTTCAACGATGCACAAGCCCCTGCGGGTGCGGTCGTTGCGGTCTGTAAGGGCATTGAGCAGAATGTCGAGTTCTCCAAGGTCGATTGCGGATACCTCTACGCCAAGAACATCAATACCTCCATCAAGAAGCCCGAAGGCAATGTGATGTGGGGTCAGAAGACCGCACAGCGTACCGAATCCAAGCGTGATCGCATCAATGTAAGGCGTATCCTCAACAAGATCGGTCTCGATCTCGAACAGATTGGTGATAGCCTGATTTGGTCGAACATCTCCCCCGCTTTGATGGAGCGTCTGTACACAGCAGTTGATCGCAACCTTGAACAGCGTTCGGGTGAGGGGTATTTCGATACCTCCACGAAGGAAGCGGGTAAGGGTTATCGTGTCAAGGTCATGCGGAACCCCGACAACAAGAACCGTCTCGATGTCCGTGTGGAAGTCATCCCGATTGACACTCTGGAATGGGTCGGTGTCGAAATCGTTGTGACCGATGCGGGTGTTGAATCCGTGACCGAAGTGTAAGTCAATTGATGAAATTGACGGGATTTGGGATAGGGTGTATGCCCTATCCCTTTTTCAATATCAATAATGTATCTTGTATTGCACAACTATCGAAAATGTGTTATATTGAAGTTATGAGACAGAATTGGACACATAATAGGTTCCGTTGTGGCGAAGTGGTTGATACCTGTTTTGGTGTTGGTAAGGTCGTTGGAATCGACCTCCCTCAATCACAGAATGCGTGGCGGTGGCTTGTGGAAATCGTCAATCCCACCCGCCCGATATATGGTTCACCAGTCCTTGCATTCTTCGACAAGGAATTGACTGGAATTGAAACCCATAAATAGAATGTAAGCCTTAACCCCAAGGAACGATTATGCCATTGAAGATCAGTGAGAAGAAGAAAGAGGAATTGAAGAAGCAGATCATCGAAATGCGGAAGAAGCGTTCCGCAAGTCACGATGTCACTGCGATGATTGACGGTTTCAAGGGGGTCGATGCCTCCGACAAGCGTTATGAGAAAATCATCGACCTGTACATTCGTCTTGGTGGTGGTCAATACGGTGCTACGAAGGAAAAGATCATTGCCAAGCTCAATGAAGAATCCAAGAAGTCAGCAGAAGCCCGTAAGGATTTGAAATCCACCACTTCGATGGCGAAGTACGGGATTGACGGTGCGTTCGATGGCTTGCTCATGGAAATCGCAAAGAATCCACAGCTTGACGATCTCATGGCATTCGAGGATGAAAACTTCCCCGAAATCAATCTCTCCGTATTCTCCGACTTCTGTACACAAATCCGATTGGATTATGGATCGTTCCTTTTCAATGGGTCGGTAATCAACAATGGCTACAACGAGAAGCCCCGTACTCCCGAATTCGTGCTCTGGTCTCCCAAGGGTGGCGCAATCAATTCCAAATGGGATTTGATGGTCAAGAAAGGTCGCATTCCCAACAAGCCCGAATATCAACCCAAGACCGCATGGTGTGATCCCCATGCTATGATGGCGTTCAATGTCGATCTTCTCAAGTCGTTGATGATTAAGGCATACTACACGGGTGTCACCGCCAAGGATTCCGCACGGGGAAAGAAGTACAAGTCCAATGGTGGAAAATTCCCAGACTATTGGTGGCCTGTCGAGTACATCATCATTCACGAAGTTCTGCATTTCAAGCAGGGCGACTTCTACAATGTCGAGCAAATGAGTTCCTTGATTGACGAACTCAAGTCGAATGCCAAAAAGCCATTCCACAAGACCAAGTTTGCCCACACGATTTCCAACATCACCCAAGACCTCATCAATAACTGGATGATTTCCGAAAAGTTGGGACTTCCGATCTTGACTACTGGATGGGTGTCTGAAAAGCTCAATATGCTAACCCTCAAGGAAGAGTCCCTGAAGACGGGCGAACCTCCCCTTATCGTGGGTATGCGTATTGTGATGAATGACCTCATTTCGCTCAAGAAGGAAGACCCCGAAGAGGCCAAGAACGCTATGGAGAATCAGCAAGATCAGCACCACAACGACTCCGAAGATTCGGAAAGTGGTGACGATCAAGGCGAAGGTGGCGAAGGCCAAGGTCAGGGCGAAGGCCAACAAAGCGATGGAATCGAAGATGATTCCGAAGATGGTGATGGTCAGGGCGAAGGCCAAGGCCAAGACGGTCAGGAAGGTGGTCAGGAAGGCGAAGAACAGGACGGGCAAGGTTCTGGTTCTGGTGAAGACAAAGATGGTCAGGAAGGCGATAAAAAGGGCAAGGGAAAAGGAAAGGGTGTTCCCTCCGACAAGGACATTGACGATATGGAAGACCTTGCCGATGAAGTGAGCCAAGAGAAGCCCGAATTGGGCGATGAGACCAAGAACGATGAGGGTCAAACGAAGACCAATCAGCAAGCCAATACCGCCCAAAAGAAAAAGAAGAAGATTGACGATGCTTTGGACAAGTCCAATGACAAGAAGGGCGAACCACAGGAAGGTGATGGAAAGGACGGTAAGGGGGAAACCGATTCTGGTAGCGATTCCACCGATTCGTCCACCGACCCATCCGAAACCGAAAGTGGCGAAAACACTGGAAACTGGCAAGACAAGGTATCGAAAGAAACCGATGATGTCGAGTTCGATCCTACGAATATGCCACAGGGCGAAACCGATCAGGAAGCAGAACAAGCAAGCGAAGATGCTTTCAATGATGTCGATGACGCATGGGACAATATGAACGAGGGTCTGGACAAGATTTCCGATCAGCTTGACAAGGTTGCCGACACCGAATCCAAGATGCGTACCCGTGAGGAAATCGAAGAAGCGGAGAAGAAGCGCAAGGAAGAACGAGCGGAAGCGGCACGGTCGATTGGACAGCAATTGTCCAAGGAATCAGCGGTCATTTCAGCGGATTCGGCACTCTCTTGGAAGACCATGATTAACGAGTTCTTCGTCAATTACAAGATCAAGCAAGAGACCTATGCCCGTATGTCTTCCCAGACCATTGCCAATATCACGGCCTCCGATGGAAAGGGCGCAATTGCGATTGATCCCGGCATCATCAAGGAAGATTCCAAGCAGAAAGTCCGTGTTGTGTTCTGCTTCGATGTCTCTGGCTCCGTGTGGAACCAGATTGGAAAGGCCAACCTTCAGCTTTGGAATTATGTCAAGAAGTTCGGAAACCGAATTGACGAATGTTGGTTCATGCGCTTCAGTTCCGAAAACAACTACGACATTCACCTTCTCTCCGATACCAAGAACTTCTCTGGTGTGAAATTGACACCTTCTGGAAAGCGGAAGATCATGGAAGCGGGTAAGGGGAACAAGGGAGAATTCAAACTGGATGTAGAAGACATCTATCCAAGGCCAAGGAAGTTCTCTGCGATCATGTCGGGCGAAGGCGGGAAACAGACATACAATGCCGATGAGGATGAATCTTCTGCGATCCCCACGGGTGGAACCGACTTCACCAACAAGATTCTCAATATGTTGGAAGCCTTCTATCGTAGGGGTTGTGGTATCATCTTCTTCACGGACTCCGATTGTGCGGGTGGGCAAAATCTTGAGTCGATGAAGACCATGCTATTCGACACCTTTGGCGTTCCTCCCCGCAAGAAATCAATCGGTGTGTGTATGACACAGGCCAAGGACTATGTTGCTATGGTCAAGGGTCTTGGAACCGAAAGCTCTGCGAATGGAGCATGGCGAATCACCTATTTCACCAACGAAGCCTATACCGAAGCGGTTGGCTTTGACGATAGCGACACTAACTAATCAAAAGGAGTACCGAAATGGACTTGCAGACATACCTCACAGCGAATACCCAGAACCTCTCCGATGACGAAAAGAAGGCTCTTGGATTGACCAACCCCGTGAAAGCGGATGGAACCCCCGATACCGAACCGAAGGGCGTGACCCCCAAATCGTACTCCATCAATGAGTTGTACGAAATGGTCAATCCCGCCACGGGGAGACGGTATTCGATTCCGTTCCTGTCCCCTGCCGACCCCGACTACAAGAAAAAGTATGCGGACGCAATGCGGACGATGATCGAAGACCCCGAAGTGTTCCAGAAGCTCTTGGATGGCGAATAATCGAAATTGACGAATCAATCAAGTCCCCCAAATCGGGGGACTTTTTGTTTTTATGCGAAAAACGGCAAACTAACCACGGACGATCTTCTTCAATGTCAATCTATACCTCTTTCTGAAACCATAAATAGGAATAGCGAGAGCTTGAACTTCATAAACGAAAAGAGGTCATACATGAAGAAACTGTACCCAATCACCAAGTTCGTCATCGGTGCTATCCTTGAGGAAGGAGCCGATGGGGGCTATACCGACAAAACCCTGATTTTCCCGCCCCTATTGGATGGCTCCCCTTCGGATGCAATCATCGGGCAACTGGAAGCATCCGCTCAAAAAGACGGTGATCGGGTCAATGAGAACGCCTTGGCATTGACGATGCTTGGAACTGGTATCCTCAATATCGAGGATGTCATCAAGTACACGAAATGCTTTGAGGGGAAGATCAATTCGACCCGTGCATCCACTCTCAATCGTGTGAAGGTCAATCTTTTCAAGAATCCTTCCCTGTACAAGCCATATCCCGGTCAGGAAAAGTATGCCAAATGGGTGGGCTATTCCGACCGAAGTGCCGAAACCAACGGAAACACCTATCGTATCGAGCGTGATCCCGCCAATCCCGAAAAGGTGCGTTTCCACAAGGTCAATCGTGGTGTGGCGGTTGCCGTCAATGCCGACATCGACAAGGTTCTGAATGGCGAAGCGTATGCCCAAGAGGGATTGAGCATTCCGTCCCCTGTCGCAACCCCCTCCGTCCCCCCTCCCGCCCAAGAAACCAAGATTGACGCTCCCGAAGTCAAGGAAACCCCCGTCACTCCCGAACCGACTTCTGCGCCTACCCCCGCTGAAACAGTGCCTAGCGGTGGTGTCGAAGCATCCGCTCAAGAGGCTCTTGCCAATGCTCAACAAGCGGAACGCATTGCAACGGGCAATCCCGCCATTCCTACGGCCTCTGTACCGTCTTCCGAAGCCGTCCCTTCCACCAACGAGCCTGTCGCTCCCGAAGCCACAGACATCTCCAAAGCGGGTGTCAATCAGGTCAAGGATGAGACACAGACCATCAACAACGATCCAGAACCACAGAACACGGGCGACCAGTCTGGTGTTGGTGATACCCAAGTGTCTTCCGATGAAGCCCAAGCCCCCGCAGTCGGTGGTGGTGCTACTGGAACTGGAATGGGTGCGGTGAAGGCTATTGCCGAATCTGCGAAATTCCAAGAAGACATTTCCAAATTGATGTCCCGCTACAAGGCGGGTGAGCGTCTGAAGCAGAAGTACAACCAGAATGTGAGCGACCTGTTCTCCGACAAGAAGATGGTGAAGATCAAGAACATCTCCCAGAATTTTGTCGATAAGCTCAAGGTTGTCATGGTGGACATGAAGGAAAAGGCAACCAAGGGCAAGAATGCCAAGATGGGTATGCTTCTCACTGGTGATCCCGGTGTTGGTAAGACCTCTTTCATCCGCTCCCTTGCCGATGCAGTCGGTCTTCCGCTCATCACAATCGAAGCTCCCCATATCACCAAAGAACACCTCATCAATATCCCATTCCTTGTGAAAGACCCCTTCATTCCAGAAGGTGTCCAGAAAATCGCAACTGGAAAAGACCATGATCCGAACCTGAATGATGACAGGCACGATTGGCGCATTGAGAATGCGGAATCGAACATCGTGACCGAAATGATTAAGGCACGGGGCAAGAAGAAGAACAAGTTTACCGATGAATTCTGGATGAAGAAGATTCGTACTTCTCCGATCATTGACAAGGCGTTCGACCAAGACCCGAACCTCTTGCAGACCGCCCAAGTCATCCGTCAATTCTTCTCTTGCATCTTCTTTGTGGATGAATTCTTCCGCACGGACGATCCTAGCGTCCAGAACATCCTCCGTGCTATCATCAATGGAAAGGTTGGAAACGACAACCTTCCAGACGATGTGTACTGCATCTATGCCGCCAACATGAAGAATGACGATGGTTCTTTCTCCAAGATTCCGTCCAATATGCAGTTTGGTGGTATGCTCAATTTCGACATGGCTACCGCTGAAGATTGGGGTAAGCAGTATTTCAATGTCCAGTACACGGAAAATGTCGCAATGGCACGGGAACTGAAGGCCAAGGTCGAATCCAATACCGCAACCGATGAAGAGCGGGAAATGTGGAATTCTTCTGAAAAGACCCGCAACCTTGCCAACATGACCGTATCCATCAATCAGGATTTGACCAATGCGATTACCGATGCTATCGGGGATCAGCTTGGCAAAGTCACCGATGGAAAGGGTCTTCGCCTGTCCCCCCGTAGGCTTGAGCAGATCGTGTTGTCGATCAATGCGATTGCCGATGGTATTGGAGATGGAAAGTATCCGTTCCTCAATGCCGAAAACATCAATGCGTTCCTCCGTGTCCAGTTCCGTGACTACCTCTCTGGTGCGGTCAATGAGGATGTCTTCAAGGCGGTCTCCAAGGCAGTTCTTGAGAAGTTGGGCATCCCACAGACCGATAAGGTCACGCATCCGTCCAATTGGGAAGATAGCATGAAGCTCCAATTGTTCCTCAAGGACAAACTTGGTTCCTTCCGTAGCTATCCCACGGTGGTTGCGGGTGAGCCCGGTATTGGAAAGACGCAGATTATGGAGTCTGCTCTTGGCTCAATGAACATCCAAATGATTACCATTGAAGCCCACACATTGACAAAGGCATCCGTCATCGGTATGCCGATTGTCAAGACCATGAGCGAAGATGAAGTCAGGCTCCGTAAGGAAACGACCGACAAGTATCTCTCCAAGAGTTCCCAAATCTCCAAGGAAATGATGGATCAGGTCATTGTCGAATCTGGTATGGACTCCAAGGTTGTGACCGACTTTATGAGCAAGTTGGATGTCGGACGCTATACCGAATTCGCTCCACCCGCACTCTATCGCTACATCATGTTCGAGTATTTCCGCTACCTCTCCGATTATGCACGGTATGATCGGGAAGAACAGCAGGGAGTCGCCAAGAACGACCGCAAAGGCCGTCCCCGTCCAGAAGGCAAGTACAAGGTTGCTCTGTTCCTTGACGAATTGAGCCGTGTCGAAGATACCTCCATCTTCAATGCACTCCGTCTGGTTCTTCTGGAAGGCAAGTTTGGCGATGGCAACAAGCTCCCAGACGATATGCTCATCATTGGCGCACTCAATCCGACCGACCGTGGAGAGAATGTGCGTGAATTGACCGACCATATGAAGGATGTGCTCGACATCGTTCCCGCTGAAGCTAATTGGCCTGAATGGTACAAGTGGCTCCAATCCCATGCCCAAGACCTGTATTCCGAACAGGTTGGTCATTACAACAAGATCGTTGAAAAGGGAACGGTGGAACTTGAAGAAGGCGATTCCGTCCCCGCAATCATCGTTGCCTCCGATATGTACCCTCTCGGAATCAGTCCGTTCAATTTCGCAGAAGCGGTTGCCGAAGTCCTCAATTATGTGGCATCCACCCACATGAATGTTGGCAAGTTCGGAGATCAACCAGAAACCCTCAAACGGTTCCCAATGATCGGAACCCCCGCAGTCAATTTCTATTGGCAGGGTATGTCCCCAACCGACAAGGCACTGTATCACAACCCACGAAACCTTGCATTGACATTCGATGCGATGGTATCGAGGGCTTTCAGCGATGCGAAGGTGTCAATCGGTGGTGAAGAACTGGATGGAAACTTCCTTCTCTTCAAGTTGTTCGAGGTTGAACCCGAAGATCGTCCACCCGCAATGATTGAATCCTTCTTCGGTGTGGTGCGCCAAGGCTTCCTCAATGCCTACGAAGCCCAAATGCACGGTCAATTGACCAATATGCAAGAGGTCTCGGAGAATTCCTACAAGGCTTGTTTGGCGAACTTCACGCAGGGCTTGATGGATGATGGCACTACGACCATTCTGGAACAGGTGCTTGTTGGAAAGGAATCGAAGCTCGAAGTCGAGAATTTCGATGCCTTCATCAAGAAGAATGGCCTGTCGGTCAATTCAATCAAGAACTATGCGTATGCCGAAAAGATCAGCAACGATGGCGAAGTCATTGTTGCCGAATTCAATGCGGTGTACGAAGAAGCAATCAAGAACCCCCCTAGCGGTGGGTACACGATGCTTATGCGCTTGATGTGGATGGTTGCTACCCAGATCGAAGAAAAGCTCCAAACATTCGAGGGAACCGAAAACAAGAAGGTCACTCTGGATGTGGTGTCTGGAATTCGCACTGGTCTGAAGAAGAGCCTCATCAATTGGTACGGGGCGATCTTTGAACCGCTCTTCACCGATGAGCCTTCCGTCAAGACCATCATGGAAGACGAAAAGTTCGAGGCGACCTTCACCGATCCGAACATTGAATACTTGAAGGATTATGTCTAATCCGCTTGGAAGGGGTATGAGTGTACCCCTTCCTTTTACCTTTTGCATAAATAGAATAAAGGAGTCCAACTATGGCACAAAATCGTGACCTCCATATCAACAACCTTCAGCGGTTTGGTGATATTCAGCGTACCTACCTTTGGCAAGTACAGATCAATGGTCTGTCTGGTGCTGAAGACATGAAGTTCCTTGTCCGTGAAGCTACTTGGGCGGGACGAACCAACACACAGATCGAATCCTACTTCCTTGGGATGAAGCAGTTTTTCCCGGGCAAGGAAGAGTTCTCTGGTGACTTGACCTTGCAGTTTGAAGAGCATGAGAGCCTGTTCGTTTCCAAGACCCTGTACAAGTGGAAACAACAGATTTTCGATGTGACCCGTGGTGCGTCCAATGCCGTGAACACTGGTGCGGAAAAGGCCGAACTTGCCAAAGACATCACATTGACCCTTCTTGCCTACAACAACGAACCGCTACCTTACCGTATGCGTTTCAAGAATGCGTGGCTGAAGAATGTCGATGATGTGTCCTTGTCGATGTCGGGTGGCGAGGCCATGATGGTCGGCTCCACCTTCCAGTACGACTATTGGGTACTTGTCGATGAACAGGGCAACGAGATTGCCTACGAATCCCTCTAACCTCAAGGTGCGCTGAATGGCGAGTTTGACGGAAACAAAGGATGGCGGGATGAAACCCGCCTCTTCTGGATTAGCGGATGAGCTAAAGCGATTCCGTGCGTCCACTATTCAGCGTGACTACACATTCATCGCTTCCTTCTTGGACATTGACTTGTCGGATATTGTACAGCCACAGCAGATCGTGGCGGTCGGTATCCCCCAATGGCAGTTCACGAAGGATGCAGTGTACAAGAATATGTACCCTGTCGCCTATCCAAAGTATGACTCCGATGGATGGGAAGCTAGGGTGTCAATCAGGGAAGATGCGTTTGGGTCGGCACGAACATTGACGGATGCCTTGGTTTCCCGAATCAGGCGACCCGATGGCCTGTTCAACCCCCCGAATCAGGCAAAAATCCTTGGATTGCAGATCAAATTGCTCGATTTGAGCGGAAACATCACCGATGTTTACCAATTGAGAAATATGATGTATCTTTCTTCTGAAGAAATCGCCCTCAATCACAATGGGTCGGACATAATCCTTCGGGATTTGCAGTTCCATGTAGAGGATGTTCTTCGGGTAGGGAATGTATAATAGCGGAACGGTCAGAGGTTGGGTTGGGTGATCCGTTAGGTGGATTTGACCGTTCCGCTTTCCTTGCATACTAAATACTGGTATGCCAACCGTTGATAAACTTACACAATCCGACATTGACACCATCAATAAGCTGAAGGCTGGTAAGATCAGTGGCTTATTGCCCCGTTTAACCCCCTCCGTGCTCATTGCAGGGCAGAATGTGGTTGCGGTCGATACAAGCCTCAAGCCAGACCTATTCATTGCCAAAGAGACCAAGAAACGGAAGATCGTGCTCCATGCCACGGTCGGGCTTCTTGCGTCCGACTTACCGACATTGACAAGCCAGAAGCAAATGACTACTCATTACATCGTAGCCCGTGATGGGACGATCATTGAGGTCTATCCTCCGAAGTATTGGGCATTTCATCTTGGTAAAGGTGCGATTGGTGGAAATGGTGCGATGTCCCAAGAGTCAATCGCAATCGAAATCTCCAATTACGGGCCGCTCGAACTCAAGAACAAGGGAGACAAGGCCAACCCCGCAGACGATAAGTTCTACACGGTCTATGGAAGCCTGTATGGTTCGGGAAACGAGAAGGTGGACACGAAGGGATTTGTCGGTGGAAGCAATCCTAGCGTCACCAAGCTACTCCATGCGTACAGAGGGTACAAATACTATGCCTCAATCACCGAAGCCCAATACAGTGCTCTAAACGCCCTTGTGACCGCATTGTGCAACAAGTTCGCTATTCCATTGACGGCAATCGAATACGAAAACCGATTCAAGGTATTCGAGAACGACCAGAAAGCAAAGGATTTCCAAGGTATCTGCTCCCATGTCAATTTCAGACCTAGTGGTAAATGGGACTTGAGTGCTTGGTGCGATTGGGACAAGATTACCACTCAATCCGATTCAATCGAATGGGAAGAAGCCTCATCCACCGAAGAACCAGAAGGCAACCCAGAGGGTATCCGTGTTCTCAAGGAAGAGAAGTTCGATGGAGCGGATGACAATTGGGAGTACACCGATACCATCGACCCGATTTCTGGTGCGGTGATTGAAACAGCAGAGAACAAGAAGATGCGGATATTGAGGGAAAATAACCCCTTGATTTGTGCGTTCTAAATACGATTGAGGATCAATTATGGCGAAAGTGTCTGTACGGTTCAAGAAGGTAAAGTCTGGTGAGTTCGTGGAGTTTGAAATCGCTCCGATTCTCGACCAGTTCCTTGAAATGCGATTCGATGATCTTCAAGCGTGGTTTTTTGGATTCAGCGAACGGGAACTGAAGAACTGGTTGGATGACCTATCCGAACTGAAACGGAATGACTATGCCCCGAAGGAACTCAAGTATTATTCCAAGGGCGGGACAGCACAAAAAACTGGTGGGCATATCGACCAGTGGTATATCAAGACATTGACGATGTTCCTTGCTTCGACCGATTCGATGCGTGGCAGTGGTGCGGGGCGTGTGTATGCTCCCGTGAAAGGATTTCCATTCTTCACCGATGTCCAGAACAATCAATCAATGACGAAGACAAGCGAACTCATGGTATTCACGCATGAGTACGAACACGATTGGAGCGACAAGATCAATCAATATGTGACGGTGGAAGACGCTACTATCAGCTATGGTGGTAGTTCGTCCACTCATTTCGTGTTCAAGAATTGTACCATGATCGTGGTCGATTCGACCGACTATGACAAGGGCGCAAAGCTCGAAAGCAATGCCAAGTTCATCAATTGCAAATTCATCAAAGACGCATCTTTCAGATCGTCAATTGGATTACACACCAACAACGAGCGGGATACTAGCCCATCACATTTCGGAGAAGTTGATGGATGTTCCTTCACTGGTTTTACATTCGAGCTTCCCGAAGGGCATGGCGGGGGAGCCAAACTAGTCCAGAATTGCGAGTTTACCAAGTGCGTTTTCGAGAAAGAAAAGTACGACAAGACATCGGATTTGATGTTCCGTCATTGCAAGCTCAATGGGGTCACGGTAAAAGGAATCCACACGCTTCTCGACAATTGTACTGGAACGGTCGAGCAGTCAGCGGATTGGAAAGATGCGAAGGGTCTTCGTGACTACGACTACATGATAACACCGACATTGTATGTCCGTGGTGACACCGCTCCGTCAATAACACTCAATCAGCATAGCTTTGGAGCACGGCTTGTCAATTTGACTAAATCGCCTCTGAAGGTGAAGGTCGAACCAAGGCAGACGAAGTATTCCGAACGGGGTGGATGGAAACAAGGAACATATCAAGAGATTCCCTACACGCTTGTTGGAGTCGGAAATATCGAATTGGAAGGAAGTCTGTATGGTGCAGTCGTTCCGCAAATGGCACAAGTCAATATGGGGTTCGCTCCCCGTGATGCGTCTAGCAATATCGACACGATAGTCAGGGACTACAAGGAGCTTGAAAACGCCCATGTCAATTTCATCAAGAAAGATGGGATGTTCCAACTATGGAATCCAGTGGTCGATGGAAACAAATTCGGATATGGTGGAATGTTCTTGAATGGCGATGATGTTCTTCCAATGATCGTATCGACTTTCAATTCCGTATGCTTCGGATCGTTCTTCAAGTTCTTCAACAAGAAACTTGGTGGACGGGCAATGGCTATCGCTATGTACGACAAGGCACTAGCCGTATTCATCGAAGTCATCAAGAAGAATGGTCTGTATTCCATCAATGATGCCAAGCAAATCCAAGCCCGTGCCGACCGCATTGCGAATTTCCTACGATTGGGTGGTGTAAAATGAGTGTGTTGATGCGATTCATTCCCGACCCATCCATCACTAAACAGGATGGATCAAAACTGGATGTGATTGAAGTTCCTTTCGATTACAAGAACAAGTCTTTGGTGATGGGCAAGTATTCCAAGTACAAGCCAGAAGCTCTCGACCATGATTTTTTGAAATCGTTGGTGATCGAAGACTTTATCAAAGAGCCGTTGGTTTTCCCCATTGGGTACGAGGGGATTAGTCGGTCTGAAGTTCTGTACGAGCTTCCGCTATTCCGAAAAGAACGAGTTTCCCCGTATCACAGATATGAGTTCGTGGTTGTCAATGAGAAGGTTCTAATCGACAACGACACACGATTGCCCGATTTCAACTGGTTCCGTGATTGTGACATCCATTTCACAGGAACTACTCCAATGTTCATTCCATATAGGTTCGTCAATTGCGCCCTATATGGCAAACATTCGGACAAGAATATCAAGCCATTCTCATCTTCTCTCTATTTCCATTTGCAGACTGTTATTGGTGGTGGTAGTCGAGCCGATGGTGCGTTTCTGAAGAACTGTACCGTGAACGACATTCGTTTCAAGATGACCAATTTTGAAGGCTCTGCTTATACCGTACCCATCGAAGGCGGTGCTCTCAACAAATGTACTTTCGAGGTGACTACAAAGAACATCGGTACAGGAACCGTCACTACGAAGCAAGTTGGTCATGCAATTGCTCTCAAGAATGTATCTATTTCCAAAACTGAATTTGGCTCGATTGATGTCTTTGCCGAAAATTGCGAAGGTATCATTTCCGCAACCAGACCTACCAAATTACAGGGTGTTGGTAATTCGGTCATCGTCAATAACACGAATGGAACGAATCCCCCTAGCGTTTTCGTTGGGGATGAATGTACTTCGTTGCAAGTTGTCAATTTGACTAAATCGGAAATGAATGTGATGTTCCAGAACAGGGACTATGCGAAAGACCGATTCGCTATGTTTACCAACCTGTATGTCAATGGAAACATTCGTCTTTCCGCACAAATGACTACATTCGCAACCACGATGCGGGAACAGTTCGATAGGAGTGGACACAAACAATCCAATGCCCAAATCGTAGTCAATACTTCAAACACCGCTCCCGACACTATGGGGAACCACGATTGGCGACTCACCGAAGAATACATGGGCGATTTCTTCAAAGCGAAGGAATCCTTTTCGGATAAAACACAACTGCATATTCCAGACAATTTGCTTGGAACCTTTGTCTTTTCATCGAAGCGGATAACCGTCAATGGGGACAATCTGCTTGGTCTAATCATCACCACATTGAGCAATATAAATGACCATAGCGAAATCAAGCTGAAGGACGATGTGCTCAATCAGGTTATCCTATTGCTTCACAATGGGATGAAAAACGAAGTTCCCAAGGATATGGACTTTGGGACTGAAGAGGGGAAGCCGATTATCGAAAAGATCGTACTTCGTGCTTTCAGATTGTACAAGATTTGTCACCTTGCAAAGAGGGTTCTGTAATGTCCTACTTCATTCGTATGTTTCCGTCACAGGATTCCAGTCGTAGTTCGTATGATTATTCTTTGGATGATTACAACAAGATTCTGGAATTCTCGAAGTACGACCAGACCCCCTACACTGGTAAGGATGCGGGTGGTCTTTTGAGTTTCCCATTCGATTCGCATGACAAATTCTTGCGGGATGTCGCCCATACATTCCCATCCCCGCAATTGACATTGAGCACCTATAAGGGAAAGGACGATCTCCGATTTGTTTTTTGGGACAATGCTTTCTTTATCGGTGCAAATCTTGTCGTTGAGAACGAAACGGTTTACATATCGAAGGACTGCGAACTGACCAATTCGATCCTACTCAAGAACTGCAATGTGGTTCTGGTAGGTGGTGGTGTGATTGACCATCGGATATTCTTTGACGGATGCAAAATCCGTGGTGCGGTCAAGAAGGATGGATACCCTACATTCACGGGTACATTGGGAATACCTATCCATGCTATGCCAAACTTCAGCACCGATGGCGGGAAATCGAATGTCCTTTTGCAGAGTTCGGTATTCATCAATTGCGAGATAACAGGTGTATCCATTGGTAGTGAATTTGATTCATACACCAATCCCGTTTTCAAATTGAAGGGATGCAAACTGGTCAAGTGTGACTTTGGATATATTGGACGAAAGAAGCATGACCATATGCGTGGGATCATTGCGGAAGATTGCTCTTTTGATAAAACGGTGATTGATGGTGTGAAGATGATTTCGGATAATTGTGATGGAACAATCGAAATCCGTCATACCAAGCAAACTTCTCCATATCCTGTTCTCATGGTGGTCGGTAAGACCCCGAAGGTTGTCATCGGAAAGGAAACCATGACATCGGTTCGTGTTGTGAATGCGACCGATTCGATAATTCCCTTATACATCGAAGCCCCTGAAGTGGCTTCATCCGTTCTTCGTGGAATTGCCCTCAATGGAAAGTTCGACATCGACATTGATGAAAAGAGTCGGTTCACCGTAGCACACACCAATAAATCGACTGTTTTGTGTACCATCGTAGGTCTTGCCAATAGTACCGCTCTCGAAATGGGCATCAAGAACAATAGCATCCTTTGGAACAAGTCGATTGCCCAAGTACATTCCGAATTCGACAAACGGACAACGACCACGATAGCGGACATCACGATTCCGTCCGAGAAATTGGGTCTATTCGGTGGTTATTCCAATCCGACCGTGACCGTCAATGGAGACCCCGTTCTCATGTTCGTGACCCAGATCATCGGAGTATTGACCGTTGATGGGAAGGCCAAGACCGATTTGAAGGCAAAGGAATTGATTATCAAGTCGGTCATGGGTACGCTCAAATCTCTTGGGTATGCGGATCGAAACCATCTCCCAGAGATTCTTGATACCATCTATTCCAAGACATCGAAGATTCTCCGTCTCATGGGATTGACCGACAGGCAACGGCTCCATTATATGAAGGAAAACAAGACCCTTCAGAAGTGGTGGTCTCACAATACCGAAAACTCTGAAAAATGATACTTGACAAGATACATTTGGCGAAGTAGATTATGTGATGTCGGGGCTATTCCCGACAATTACACGATAGGTTGAATATGAATATCTTGAGTATCTTCAGTTCGGGATTCCCCGAAAAAGCAGACAAACGCCTCTTGAAGAACCTTTCCATCCGTGGAAAGGAACTTGGCACGAAACCAATCCAGTCTTGCGACATCATCGGGTGCGACTTCCGTGGTGCTTCTGCTTCCAATAAGTCGTTCACCAAATCCCATTTCCACAACTGCGACTTCCGTGGAGCCGATTTCATCAATTGTACATTCGGTGCGGTGAGCTTCGACAATTCCGACCTTCGGGGTGTCAATCTGTCTGGTTCCCTTCCAGTGGGATCGACTTGGCGGTATTCTTGGGCAAACGCTTCGGTGTTCGTTGGATGCGAGTTCACCAAGTCGGTCTTTTGCGGTGTCAATTTCCAAGGCTCCGATCTTCGTATGGCGAAATTGATTGACTGTCAATTTGCCCGTGAGAACATCACCCCCGATCTTCCCGTCACTTCGTTCGCCACTGCGAAACTGGACAATGCAAACTTCTCCAACACCAAAGCACCTATGGTCGATTTCCGTCACTGTACAGCACGGGATACCAATTTCTCGAACTGCGACCTCCGTGGTTCCGACTTCCGTGGTTCCCGCCTCATGGGTGCGTCTTTCCATAATGCGAATGTGGAAGGGTGTGATTTCCGTGGTGCGTTCCTTCATGGATGCGACTTTTCTGGTGTCAATCTGGATTCCTTCCGTTGGAATTCCGAATACTATGTGGAACGGGATGGTGTTATCCTCTCCAAGAAGGAGATGCGCTAATGTTGAACCTCACAAAACACAGCATTGTCATGTCCACCCTGTTTTCCAGAATTCGTCCGATTTCCAAGGAAGAAATCCACCTGATTCTGGACAAGGACGAATTCTCCAAAACCCATCTTCCACAGGTTGCCGAAGCGATCAAAGACGATGAAGACATCCCAGAGCGAATTCGGGAAATGCTTGTCGATGCGCTTCCGAAGTATCTCAATGAAGCAAAAGACCCGAAGGTCGATCCAGTCGAAATTGACCAACTGGTTCCCATTTGCAAGAAGTGGGCGGGAAGGCACATTGGAAAAGATTTCTCCGATAGCATGGATGACTGCATGGAAGGGATTGATACATTGATTGAATGGCTCAAGTCCCGTGGATTCGAGCCTGTCAATGTTCGTTGCGACAATCCAGAGTGTCATGCGATCCATGCCATGATTCCATGCCAGATTCCGACCGATTGGGCGAACCATCCGAATGAACTCTCCGTCATCGACAAAGATGCGTTCTCCAAGGATGGATATAGCCTTGCGCTCATCGACTTGGAAGACTTGCTCTCCGTGGTATCTGGTCAATTGCGGATTTTCCTTGGGTTCTACTACGAAATGTGCAAGAGCTTCCCACAATACAAGATCGACCCCGATTCGGTCGAGTTCGGTGGTCTCCGTGTCCAGAGGGATGGGGAAGACATGGGGCTATTGGTCGATACCAACATTCTTGCCGTCAAAGAATGGATCAATCTGCAACGGGTTCTTCATTACCGAAATGGGGATGGAGTATGGACAAAGCGTTGATTGTATCCTATGTCGTTGAAGCGACTCTCGAAGGAATACCGTGCGAGGTGTCCCTTCTTGACAAGGATGGGAACGAGGTCGGTTTTTGGGCGTATGGAGCCTTTACCGACTCTTCCGTTCTATGCCCGTGCTCCGACAATATACGCCCTTCGTTACATCCTGAAGGGCATTCCAGAGACGAAGCGAGTATAGCCCAACTCATAACTAAAAATCTTCAATCGGGATTCAATAGAGTCCCGATTTTTCATTATCATAAATAATGATATGAAACGAACTCTTCTCATTTTTGGCTACTCCCCGTCTGGTATGTTCAAGGCAGTCCGTGAGTATTTGAAGGATCAAAATGGTTGGTCTGGTGGTGACAAATACGATGGACTCAAGTACAACAACTTGACCTATGCGTTCTCCAAAGAAATCGAGGTCAATGACCAGAACACCGTTGCTATTGCGGAACAGGCCAAGATCAGCGAATGGGGTATGTATGTCGCAATTCTCAATGAAGATGAGACACAGTGGCGACTTCTGGAATCGTCCGAATGGAAGCCTATTTCCAAATTGACGATCAATAACGCAAACAAGATTGCGAAGGAATCGGCACGGACATCGGTTTCGTCAATCGAGTCGGACATCATGGCGGTTGCGTTTCTACGACAGAGGTATTTCACAAATACCGTCCGTGGACGGAATGGTATTCGTGACGATGCCAAGCCATACCGTGATTATCGTGGTAAGAAGGGATGGAGCGATAAGCCCCAAGAAGAAATGACTTATCGCAAATTGACACCAGACGAATCGGTCGGATTCGGTGTCGATGAAATGTTCCCGAAGAATACCTATGAGAAGATAATCGAGGAAGTTGGTAGTGGTACTCACAAGAATCGGTCGTATGCCGAAGATGCCATCAATATCCTATTTCTGGTCAATACGAAGACTGGAAAGATGATCTGCATTCGGAAGAACCATTCTAGCTCTTATGATATTGTGGAGTCCAAGGACACCGCTGAATCAGTATCGTTGAAAGATGTTCGTGTCAATTTGACTGAATATGTTGTCGATGAAGTAATCACAGCAGGGTCTCAAATCATTTCCAGAGTCTTCAATCTTCCAGTTCCATTATTCGGATACTCCGATTTGCGATTTGTGAATTGCGAAGTGTTCACAAGACTAGGTGATGCCAACTTGGTCAATGTCTATTTCGATTCGTGTAAGTTCGATGTGAATAAAATCCAGTTATTCGGAACCTGTCACTTCGATAATTGCAAACTTGAGCTAGGGAAAGTCGGTTCCATAACGACACACGGGAATCTATCATTCGATAAGTGCCTTGTCGATATAACGGCTCTCCATATCTACCTTTCCGAAAATGCCGATTTTGAAGCGAACAATTGCCAATTCAATCGGGCGACAATCATTGCCTATTGTGAAAAGGAATTACCCGCCAAGTTCACCAATTGCAGATTTGAAAACAACTATACGATCAATTTGAGCGACAAAGCATACTTCATGTTTACCAAGTGCCATTTGAACCCTATGGCGGTTCCTTTCAATTTTGGTCAATCGAAGGCTCAATATCCGTGCGTTCTGATTGACAGCTTCGTTGTCCATTATATCAGTGGAAAGCCCGTGCGGGTCATTGGCGATGCGAAGGGAAGCACTTATCTACTGAAGGGTCTCGATACCGATGCCGATTTCTCACAGGCTAGGAACGCAAGCATTCGAGCACTCAATTGTACGCTTGGCGGTATCTTCATTCCACCACAGGATGCGGTGATAATCGAGGAAGTCGAGAAGTTCCTTCCATTCAAAGACAGTGAAGAAGACAAGCAACGACACATCTTCTTTTCTGGATTGAACAAATACGAAGTCACTACCTTCATGGGAACTACTATCCGAAGGGATGACAACGACAAGCCAGAGACATGGGATTGGACTGGATGGTGGGCATCATTCATTGACAAGGTGGCGAGTCCGATTGACTTGAGTTTCATAACTCCACCGAAAGATTATGCCACCATAAAGAAGTATGCTCTGCGTTGGTTCAAGTTCCGTAAGTTGTTCAAGAACGGACACCAGAGGGTTGTATAATGTTGGAATTAGCCATGCTCTCAATCTTGATGCTACTAGCCCATCACAACTTCATAGTGCTTGGGCGAAAGCGATTCCGTGATAGATGATGAATCATGGGTTCCTAAATACATTTGAGGAACCTATGAAATACGATAACGACAAGAACATCCATTCGGAAGATGATTTGGCGAAGGCTTATTCCCTAGCACAAACCGAAGGTGTTTCTTCAATTGCGGTCGGGATAGTCGAGAACCCGATGGTCATGGAAGTTGTCCGTGGCCTTTCCGCATTCAAGGGCAAGTATTCTCCAAAGAAGAATTCCGTTGGTATCGAGATCATCGAGAATGACGGGTATTCCATCGTGTCGCTAATCAATTCAAAGGGATTGGCGATGCACGAAGAAGTCATCAAAGAATTCGTACAAATCTTTTCATTCAGAAAAGGCAATGCGTTGTGTTTTGTCGAGCAACCGATTCTGAATTTAGCGACAACTTCTGGACTAGATGGCGTTTACCTAGTCAATCAGAAAATGGATCACAAGGTAATGGATTCCATGCGAAGGCTTTTGTTCTACAAATGTCAATTCGATTTATCCGTTAAAGGATTGGGGGCTTCAAAAGCACAAGCAAAACAGAATAGGGTAAGCGAACCGATCCAACTACTTGACAATTGCAAGCTCATCGAATGTTCCGTTGTCAATTCGAGACCGACTGATTCGTTGCAAAGGTACGCATTGGTTCGGGTTGTTGGTTGCGATCTAGTCAATACCGACTTCGTGGGCATAGCAGTGGGGTTGTTCGACCGCAACACATTGGAACGGTGCTATTTCACCCGATGCTATGTATTCGGTGCAGAAGACCCCAATCAACCGAAGCTCAATTTCAAATTCGAGCAGAAGTTCTCCAAGTGCAAATTTGGATTTGATAATCTAATCGCACCAACTCAAAACATATTCGACCTAGATGATTGCGAAACCTTCCACAAGCCAGTATTGAACGAGATTGGGAAAATCCGTCCGTTTGCCGAAGTGACCAGTTCCTTCGGGTTCGATGGATCACATCTTCCTAATCAAATGGTGTTCCGTGGATCGACTATGCCTATGGTGTCGCAAGACCTTTCCATGAGCGATCATGTGTATATGTATTTCACCCTAGTCGGAAACCGAATCAATCCAACACTGGATACGAGGGCATTCATCGGAGTCGGTATTGCCAATACCAAGATGATGGTCGAACGAAAGGGTGGAACCGATCCAGTCGTATTGACTCTTTCTGGAAAGACCACTATTCCCGATTTCGATGCCCGTGAAAATGACCCAGAACTCTATACTCCATCCGATCCGTCAATTCCGTTTCTTGAAATGAAGGGCGTTGATGTATTGGCGGTTCCTACTGGATACGACAGAGACCCCGTACTGGAAAATGGTATTGGTGTCTTCTTGGAGAAAGTTCGTGGAATCCATACCATCATCGACTTCAAGGACAGCAGAACATCGGTGTTCTATGTCTATTATCCGTTGATGCAAGCGATCATCAAAACAAGTGGACGCAAGGTTGTCGAAAAGACTCTCAAGAAGGTGTGTGATGAAATTGAGAGAAAGCCGTCAATCGGTGAGTATCTGAAGAACGAGCCACCCGAAATAACCCGTCTTCGTAAAATGTTTGAACTTCTATCAAGAGGTCTTTAATGCCCATTTTTGTAGAAATCGCTACCAAGTCCCAAGCAGGGCAAGGCGTTGTCAAGGAAGCCCTTATCGTTGGGTTGAGTTCCAATGTCACATTTACCGCACCGTCATCTCTTCGTTTCTTCAGAGTGACTTGTACTATGTCTGATGTGTATGCGGAGAAGGGAATCGTTGAAATCTTCAATGCGATTTCTACTCCCAAAGCATCAAAGTCGATACAAATGATCGAAGTTAGGACGGTAGATACCGCATTCAAATGGCCTTTTACTACCAATGTTCCATTTTTACATAGTAGCGCATTTTATTTCCAAGATTGTCTTGTCGAATTTGGAAGGAAGCCCGTATTACCCGCAAAAGTGGTAATACAGGGAAGGAAGAGCGGTATTGTAGCGGACTTTACTGGTGTTGATGATTTGGGTGTCATGGAATTCCGAAATATGGGGAATTTCGATATAACGACCAATCCACAGGTCAATGCCAAAATGATGTTCTCGAATTGTGACATTGGCACTGGACTGAAATGCGGCAAGTACGATGTGAATTATGTTCTTCCAAAGAAGATCGGTGGAAATTACATTGAAATCCGCACGGATTCGTCAATTGGAAAACATGGCGAAGAATTATATGTCGGTGGAGCATTGCAATTCGCAACCTAAGGATGTAAGGTTTTCGGTAAAGTCTATCCTCTATTTGGATTTATTGGTTATATGCCAAAAGGCGATGGAACCATCTATACGGGTGTTCGCAACCATGAAAAAATTGGTGGTTTTAGAAACCACAATATCTACTTGGGAGCCAATACGCATTTTTCCGAAATGGCAACATTGGGAATTCCACACTCCGATAAGTTGAAAAGTGCCATTCATGCGAAGAACCGACAGCCATTGAATCAGAACTTCAACGACCAAACGCCCGTATTGTCTTTCATTGACGAGCGAAAAGAGAAGGATCGTGTTTTCCTCAAGATTGACGCTCAATCGGATTTCATATTCGATACGAAAGACCCTATTTCGTCACTACTCCATACCGAAATCGAACTTACCGTCATGGGTGCGAGACAGGGAATCGTTGATTATTTGCTCATTCATGGAAACGATCTTCCAAATCCACGGACTAATACAGCAAAGCCACAACTCATTATGTCTGGTGATGACCTCATTCCGAACTATACTGGAAGAGCGTACAAGTCCTACATGGATATGATGGATGAGCACTACAAAGCCCAATTCTCGACAGTCGATCCACAGAACATCGAAAACCTGTTCAAGATGAATTCCGACATTATCTGTACCTACATGGACGGGACTACAAGCGAATACCTGTATTACAGAACCAAGTTGCTCAATATCATTCTCAAGCCCAATATCCCGAACATCCCGTGGTGGAAACGACATTCGTTGTGGAAGAACCTCAACGAAATTACCAAGTCCATATTTGACACAAAGCGGGAAAGCATCCATATTGTAGAACAGAACACGGTCAAGTACGACCGTATCGTCCATTTCTTGAGGCTTTGTGGAATCAAATGAGCTACCTTGGAACGCTAATATCCGATGAATTGAAGAGCCTTGGTTGGGATCGACTCATGCCACAGGAAGGGAATGTCCAGACCACGGACATCCGAAAGTGGACTTGCCATGCCATGAGCAAAGCGATCTGGAAATTCGCATACGAGCGATATACCCTCAATCTCATTGCGAATGGATCGTTCGTCAATAACTCCAATTATCAGGCAACCCAAGCGTCCGTTCCGTACCAACAGCCGACCGTTGGAATCTCATTGACGGGTTGGCTTCGGATTCCGTCCCACAAGAAGCTCTATGACATCCTTCTCCCTTGGATGAGGCAAAGCGATAATCCCCCCGATGTCTGGATTGATACTTTTCAACGAATCTTCATCGACTGGTTCGGTGTTCTCGAAGTACAAGCGGGACAGGATGGACAGACCCCGCTCCCGATCATTCCATCCCCGACTTTCAATCCATCCCCTCCGTATTTCCACTCAATCAATGGATCGACCTTGGATTCCAACAAGTTCATTCCCCCGATTGAGAACCCCCCTCCGTCCGCTTACCCCGTCCCCTGTTCCAGTAGCCCCTCTGGTGGTATGTCCGTCCCTCCGATTGACACGGGCATTCAGGATGCAAAGGATTCCGAATCGAGCCGTTGGGACTCCCTACGGGCGACAGCGGTGTCATTCGAGGCCACCGCATTGACCAATTGGACGAATGCTTCAGGAACGACCGATCCTACCCAATTGGAAGCCCTGCGACAGCCATACCGTGACCGTTGGCAAGTCAGTCTGGAAGCCCTGCGAACCGAACAGGGCGAATTGAGAGGGGAGTCATCCCCAAATACCACAAGATTGACCGAAATTGACGGGCAGATTCAGTCAATCCACGACAATGCGCTCTCCTATGTGGATACCGACTACCCATCGGCAACCGCCCGTATCGAGATGATCGACTATGAGAAGGGCTTGGCGACCTCTGGAAGCTCCGTTCCACCCGTTGTCCCTCCCATACCCCTACCCGTGGGAGAAACGAACCCAGATGCCCCCGAAATCGGGAATGCGAACCTATTGGAACCGAATGCCCCCGACTACGAATGGCCTCCAATCGTGGCATGGTACTCCACCCCTCCAAAAATCACATTCCCGACTTGTGCATCACACGGACAGGCTTGCTACGATGAGCTATCGTCATCGAACCCCGCCTCAATGGAAGAAGCATGGGACATCATCGGAAAGCACTTGGCAAACGCATTCAATGACCATTTGAAGGCGGTTGGTGGTGGTTCTGGATACGCCTATGGATTGCCCGTCAATCCGTGGAATGGATCAATCCTGATTGTTTCGTGTGTTTGGGACGATGCCTAAAATAATACCTTGACTATACAAGATACATAGTGTATATTCAAGGTATGATGACAATACACGAAACATTGAAGGTTATCAGGGAAAAGGCAGAAGCCCTCAAAGCCCCCTACAATGGTTGCGTTCTTTCCGTGAAATTGGGCGAAACCGTCCACAAGGTAGAAGCTCACAAACAGCACTGGTTGGTGGAAGGTTCGTATCCGAACTATTCGGTTGGTCTGTATGTGTTTGCCGATCACGCCAAACTCTATATCTCTCAATACTCTTGGGAATCGTTGGTGGTCGGGGTCGAATTCAAATGATTGCGTTCTCATATTCCAAGAACGACATCCTATCCGAAGAAGCGAAAGAAGCCTTCTTTGGAAAAAGACCTATGGGTGAAATCGAAGTCGGGATAATCGTCAATCAATTGGATAATAAGAGCGTGGCGACAAATTTCATGCAATACATCCAATCCAAGGGGTTCGACAAATTTACGATTGAGAACAAGAATCTCATCGTTATGAATACCAAGTCGAAACAGGTCAAAGCATCCGACATTGACCGAATGGCCTATTGCATATCTCTCGACAAAAATCTCATGTACTTCAAGGACATCACCATTTTTGCGGGTACTGGATTGGGTAATTCCGATCCACCATCGTCTAACAATTGGAAGATAGAGAATTGCGAAATCAATATGAATGGCTCGACAATGAAGTTCACCAATTCGGTGATAACCATTGTCAATTGCACAATCAATGGAATGAGCCAGTGTATTTCATCCGATAGTGCTTATATGGAGTTCATCAAATGCCGTTTCGCCAAACGAAACATAAGCGATGGAGAATTCACTTCTTTCATAGCGGGTAATACATCATCTATCCACACTCCGACAAATCACATGGCATCTTCCATTGATTTGAAGCAGTGTGATTTGACCTCTGTTAATCTGAAATTTGAGAATACCCGTCAATCCGCAAGCCTATCGGTAATTGATTGTGATATGACATCGTGGGGATTTTCAAAGATCAAGCCAAAGACAATACTCATCATTGGAACCTCACCAGTCCAATTCCGTGACTGCAAGTTTCCAAAGCTCCATGTATTCCCGCACAACAAGGACAAGAGCACCGAAGCACGGAACATAGTCGCATTATACCAGAATGGATATATCGAATATCCTCTGTATAAAGGAATCATGGATCACACAACGGTTCGTCTAGTACCCGTTGGTATGAATGCGATTGCGGTGATTCCAGACAATATCATAGTTTCGGAAGATGGTGATTTCATCATGGCTTCGATATATGAGAACAATTGCTACCTAATCGGAACCGACATCAAGATAGGTCATTCCGATACCGCATATGATGGCGACCACCCACCCAAGTACACTCCAACATCATTCAAGTTTCAGCATTGCCATGTCGATTGCTCCCAAGCGATGACATTCACTCATTACTTTGGAGTGACCAGTACCGTATCAATCGGGGATCATGGTATCTTGTGCCTTGATGACATCAACGATACTTCGGGGACTAATATCGTTTCGGACAACTCGTTGTATGCTTTGCTTGCCGATGGTAGGTTGAGACTGAAAGGAACTCTCTGGTCGAAGATTGACAGGGTAATAAGAACTCCGTCAATCACCATTCGCCCAATAAGAAGGAAGCCGATGTTTTCCGACAGGTATGGATGGCTCTATTTCGTACTGGACGGAAAGAAGGGTACTTTGTCGAAAGCCCTTGGTGTTGCCGACAAGGTTGCATCCGAACTTCCGATTGAGAAGTGGGGAACCTATGCGGACAGGATCACAAATCAGCTTCAGTTTTTTGTGGATAACGAGAAGATGCTTATGAAATTGAGCAAATAATTGACAGGTTTTTGAATACCATCCATATTTTCAACTAAAGGACAAATTGAAATGAATGAATTTGATATTGCGGTGCTTTCCGATGCACTCGAAAAAGCGATGAAGATGTACGATGGAATCGTTCTGGATAAAAGAACGGTTGCTATGGTCGAATCCAATGTTCAATCAATCGTTCGTGATGCGGTCGAAAAAGGCCAATTCGATCCAGAAGCCAAGGTTCGGGTGGTCAAGGTTGGACGGAATGGATTGAACATCGTACTTACTCCGAAGTTCGTAGAGTACAGTATTCCATGCACCCATCCCGATCTCGATACTCTCATGGACAATACAGATCAGGACAAAATCAAAATCCTGATTCGCAGACAGTTCGGGAATAACGCCCATGTGATTTTATCCAAGTTGAAATCTATGTTGAGCAAGTTGGGGAATCCACCGTTCTCCCATCTTCGGATTGCCATTCTGGACAGCAACGATACGGTGCGAATGTTTCTGGAAGCCCGTGGTCGGTGTTGCGAAATTGAGGAAGACTTATTTGACCTCAATGGAGAAACCGTGGCGATTGGATTCAATCATGGACATTCGAGGAAGGTATGAACAAGAAGCCAAGAAAACTTCAGATACACAAGCACCCGAAGCTCAATTACAGTGTGTATGTGGGGGACATCCAATTGCTCCCTCTTTCCGAACTCACCGAAGCCGATGAACGGGTGGTGTTGCTCAAGCCCTTGTGTGGTGTCGAGAACCTAATCCTTGAAGTGGTCGATAAGGGCATCATCAATAATAAGATGATGGTTAGCTTGAAGACCGAATTGGGTAGCCTGTGGGTGACAGTGGACAAAGTGGCGAACATTCCGTCCAGAGTCCGCAAGCCGAAGAAATTGAAGTACCGCATCCATTTCAATCAGATCAATCAAATGCACTATACCATCGAAGCGTTTTCCGAAAGCGAAGCCATTGCCGAAGCGACAAGACAATGGAAGCGGGATAACAAAGAGCCTAATTTGATCGAAGTGGATATTGTATTATGAACTTCGGTCTCGATATTGACAAGGAAAAGGAAGAACTACGAACGCTCTTTTCCAAGAAGTATCCCGATGTGTCGAAGATCAGACAGACCGATCTTCACAAGCTAGTGTACTTGCTTGACAAGCAACTGGATTCCCATTATGCGGATGGACACCTTCGGATGTACATGGAGCCGATCAATTCGTTCGTAGCCCGTATGATCCGAACCAAGGGAATCCAGTACAGAGGAATCGAACTCAAGGTCAATTCCCACTACTTTTCTGGAAGACAAGCCATTGAAATATCCAAAGACGGAAAGGTCTATTTCTGTGGTTGGGCAAGTGGTGTCAATCATGTCCCATTTTTAATCGCATTCGCAGAGTGGTTGGAATGATCCACAAGTTCACAACACCCGAAATGGAACTAGCTCTTGTCAATCCACGGACAGGAGCATTTCCGTTTGTCCGTTATTTCGTGCTACCACGGGTTGCTTATGGATTGAATCATATCAACCACGAATGCGATCTACTCATTCTCTCGAAGAGTGGAGTATTGCACGAAGTCGAAATCAAGATCAGTAAAGCCGATCTATTGGCAGACAAGCGAAAGCGTCATACCCACGATTCCAAAATCATAAAGCGTCTTTGGTTCGCAGTTCCAGAGCATTTGAAGGACTTTGCGATTGACCATATTCCAGAGAAGGCGGGATTGATCTATGTAGTCCGTCAATTACTTCGGAATGGATCAATCAGGGAATCGTGTCATGTGGTCAAGATGCCCAAGCACAAGGGCAAGGACAAGCCAGATCAGGCACTTGTAGCCCATATGTACGAGCTTATGGCTATGAGGTACTGGTCGGAGAAGATCAGGGTGTACAACCGCTCTATGAGGAAAGTATGAGTTATCAAATGCAATTGATGGCGGCTCTTGCGATGTATGGAGCATCCGCAAAATCGGACTGGTATCATCATCCAAAGAAAGGCCAATCGGTGTTCAAGAACAAATCGAAGACTGCCCATAAACGAAAAGCACAAAAGAACGCTCGAAAGATTCAACGGAGGCATAATGGCTAAACCAAATTCGCACGAACAGACGATTAAGATGCAGAAGGAGTTGATCGACTCCCTCAATGGTCACTTAACGACCATTCGCAAAACCGCCAAGTCCATTCGGAAGATTGTAAACTGTATCGAAATTCTCGAACAGCATGGAGTATGTCCAGAGAACCTTCGTCCCATTCGGGAATACCAGTCCATGTTGGCACGGGAAGTAGAATGTATCGTCAATCGTGCGTTGGTAGAAGACGATGGTGAATGATGCCAATAAGAATCATCCAACGGGAGGCTCTATCGTCTTCCCACGGGGTCAATCGAAGTCGAAACTCCCCTTTGAAATCCCTTCATTGTCAGATTGGGCAAAACGGTTCGTCCTTCGGGAAGAATACAATCGCATCCTGATTGAGAATGCGATGCTCAAGGCCAAGATAGCCCGTCTCGAACGGAACAACCCATTTGGAGTATGATATGAGTTGCCCAAAATGCAATTCCCCCGAAGTGTCGTTCAATAGCCCGAAGACCAAGTATTCGTGTGGTTCGACCGACTACGATCAGCGACCAAACACCTTCAATCAGACCGAAGCGTGCAAGACTCTCGAAGCGAGGAAGAATGCAAGTACCTAATCGCCCAACCCATGCAGTCCACCGCATCAACAATTGGGATGGACAAGAAGACGATGTGTGTTGTCTTGCCTATGTCGGTCACGATGGCGAACTATACGACTTTGATTCTGGTGCGAGACTTCTTGAGTATGAAGGCGACAGGATCATCAAAGCCATTCCACTGGTATGGAACTCGAACCGTTCTTTCCTTGTATCGTTCATGGATGAAGATGGGAGAGCATACAACAAAGCAATTGACACCGAAGGCGAACTTCCGTCAATCGAGACATTGACCAAGTTGGAAAAGGAAGTTGCTATCACCTACGATAGTGCGTGTATGCAGGTCATTTCTATTTCCGAAATCGCTTACACTACGAAGGAACCAGAATGATTCATATGCAGTTTGTTAGGATTCGGGACAATGCGTTGGTCATGGACGGATGTTGCCCATCGGAAGATCATATGAATGATTTTTTGTATGAGAAAGTATCCGAATTGGGGCTTGGTGATTGGTTGGTGAACCGACTGAAACAATGTCTTTGTTTTGAAAGCCGTGCGATGTTTCTCGAACGATGTGGATTAAAGGTTCTGTATGAAACGCTTGAACAGAAAGAAGATTCTTGAAGCATTGGAGACCGCACGGCAGGGGTTCAACTCAATCTGTCTTCGATTCATTGGAAGCGACCAACTCCAAGACAAGGTTGTCCTCATGTCAATGACGGCACACCATCACCAATTGAACTGTGTCATCGTGGAACTAGGCGGGGAATCGGTCGTTCTCAATGAGTCGATCATTCGCCCCAAACTGGACGGCAAGCCAATCGCCCAACAATTCCAAGATGACCTGAATTCATTGATTGACAATTACAGGGATCAGGGAATCACCCTATCGGAAACGGTTGGAGCGATAGAATTGGTCAAATTAGACCTATGGAAAGAGTCTATCGAAGAATAACCCCAATTTATTTAAGAATACCCTCTTGACTATACAAGATACATAGTATATATTGAAAGTGTAAGGAAACGATAAATTGAGGTGAATATGAAATCCTATTCCGAAACCACCGTCCAACGGGTTCTCAAGTCGGTATCCAAGACCTACAAGAAGCTCCCCAAGTTCTTTGTTCGTGTCCATATCAAAACCAAGTCACGCATTAAATATATCATCGGAGGTGCTACCCAGATTGACAACATCAATCGGGAAGTAGCCAAGTTAGTGGATGCGTTCGGAGGAAGCTATGCGGAACGCTTTGACAGAAGCTCAATCGTGGTATGTGTTTGTGAAGGTAAAAAAATTCTTGCCAAGGCTACCTTGGCGCAAATGATGGGTTAATTATGAGTGAAATTGACATGACCGTTCCCGAAGACATCGACCTCAAGATTTGTGCAGAACTCTTCAATGAGTTCAGAGTAGCACGGGATCGCTATTCATCTTTCGCACAAAAGTTGGCGGTGCAACGGTGCGCCTATTTGGTTGGCGACATCGTAGTGGACAAAACCAACCATTGCTATTACCAGATCAAGGAAATCAAGGGCTATGCGGTTGCCAATGTGGGTGATATGAGCGACAATTTCTTTGGGGTGGAAATCCGTGGAGAACGAGTAAATAAGAAGACCCTCAAATTGACGGGTTCTACCTATGCGGGTAGGGTGAAACTGTACGAGCGTGATATTGTTCTGTACCACCGAAGCGGGTTCATTCATCATGGAGTGGAGGTGAAATAATGGAAGTGTCCGAAAACCTGTTATCCAAGCCAGTACAGGCTTTCTACCATAAGGACTACACCAGTATCGTAGTCCTTCGAGCGGACAACACCAGAGAGTTCGTTCCCATCCGAACCCCTATCAAGAACAATTGTGCGTCAATCACCATTCAGGAAATCACAATCACGAATGGCGAAGTCCACCACGAATATGGAGTATATCCCCATGATACGGGTGACTCCATCCTGAAGAATGGAACCACCGTCTATGTAGTGACCGATCCGTGTTCTGGATCAGCACGGGGAGAGCCGTGTCATTGCAAATTGACACCGACCGAAGAATTCGGAATGAGTACCAATCTGGACAATGGTGAGTCCTGTGAATATGCACGGGTGAAAATTACCAGATTGCCAGTGGAATTCCTATAATGTATCTTTCCTAGTATCACTTAACCTACAAGAGAAATTGACATGAATGACCCCAAGATTGATCCGAAAGACCTCAAGAATATCTTGAATTCGTTTGCCGAAATCAAGGAAACCAGTACCCCGTTGGCAGAGCGGAACCCCGTGGTTATCCAAGAGGGTCGCCCACCCTATGAAGTGTCCAAGCTACCAGAAGAAGCCCGTGGAACCCTCTTGGCCTACTTCGCAATTCGATTCAAGCCGTCTTTCATGGCATCCTATCCCCGGGACAACATTTCATACATCGCATACATCCAACCGCAAATATGGCACAACTTGACGCTTGCGTATTTCTCCGCTACGCAACCAATCGAGATTCCATGTGTTCTCGAAATGTTCGCAACCGACCGTCTCCCAGACAAGAATGTCCCCGACCATGATGAAGAGAATGCGTCAATCGTATTCTCTCCCGAACTCAATCCCGAAGACCAGAAGAAGACCCCTTGGTGCAAAGTCGAACTGAAGGGTATTGCCATCGTCAAGGAAGAGTATTGGTTCGTCCAAATGGAAGGAATATCCAGTACCCATCCCCATCCCCATGCCATCCGTATCCCTTGGAGGCGGGACAAGGGCAAGTTCTATGGATTGACATTCAATATGGATTACAAGGTCAATGCAGTCCATAAGATTGACGAATCTATGTTGATTGACGAATCCGAAACGAAACAAATTGGCGTTTCTACCGAAGCGGTTGTGACCGACTGTGAAGTGGAAGGAACACAAGAAGCATAAAATAATGAATTGATCCACTTGACTATACAAGATACTTGATGTATATTCAAGATATACGAACAATTGAGGTTGAAAATGGGTACTGATACGAAAGGTTTTATCCCTCTTCCAAAGAGCAAGAAGGACGCATTCAAGATCGTCTATGCTATGGAAACCGCCATCCAGAATTTGATGAAGGCGCATCCCGAAGCTATTATCTTCGCAGAAGAAAAGAAGAAGCAAGGTCATCTTCGTCAATTACCGTGGAACATTCGTGTCAAGGATGGAAAGCGGTATGGGTTCGGTGATGTATCGAACTCCGATGAATACTATGCAATGGAGCAACTGTTCTCCTATCCAAGAACGGAATTCTGTCATATCGAATCCCGCATGGTATCGTGTCAGTTCATCTACAACGGTGAGAAGCGTGATCTAAAGGTATTCTTCGACTGTGACCACGATTATTTCGATTCGACTGGTGTAGAATCCAAAGTGATTTTCGACCTGTCTTGTTGGGGATCATCGGTCGAAATCATCCATATGGTCACTCAAGCGGTTGCCGAAAAGATGGGTGCGAAGAACTATTACACCATCGACAACGATTGCTCCGATGAGTGGGTGAAGGATTCTACGATCATCAAGAAGGAATACCCATGAATATCTCAAACACTGTAAAGTATGCGTGTATGGGGTTTCTTGGGATTCTCATTAGCGGATACTGCGTATTTTGGGCGACCGAATTGTATATACGAATAACAGAAAAACCAGAACCGATGATGGATAGGGAAATCCCTATCGGTGCGTCCTTGCTCAAGACATACGATACCTACGGATCGTACAAATTGAAACTGTGGAAGCTCGATGGAATGTGCTTCATATCGTACAACCTAGAAACGCCTAGTGCGTTATTGACCTATGTACCCTGTCCAACACAAGAAAAGGAAAAACCATGACCCGTCAATTTTCAAAGCAGAAGCAAGTTGTCGAAGAGCGCAAGCGCATCGTCAATGAGTTCATCATGCCCCTCAAGACTTGGCTAGAAACCAAGCCAGAAGGCCATACACGGTCTTCTGTGGCACTTTCCCTTGGTCTCCAACGGAATGCCCTATACAAGTTCATCAGTGGAACCCAGACCCCCACGATTGACACCATTGCCCGTATTTCGTTGTTCCTCAAGCAACACGGGATCGAACGGGGGTGCGTATGATTCTTCTTCGGTGTGATGTGTGCAAGAGAACCGTGGAGAATCCGAAATTGATGTTCGTTTCGTCTTCCCCCGTGGTTCTCGGAAACGGAACCCTTCTCAATCCAGAACTCCATGTGTGTGTCTTCTGTATGGTTTATCGCCTGAAAGCGGTTGCGTACAATCTCAAGAACCAATGTGGGGTGGATACCGAAAGCACCGCTGAATCGGTGCAGAAGGCAAAGATGTTCGTTGTTTCCGACATCATCATCAATCCAGAAGAGAAGAATATCGCAGAAGTCCAGACATCCGCAATGGTTCTTCCCAAGTTGGACAGACTGGACAATGGCTTGCGGAAATCCACTCTTCCAAAGCCCGTGTTTGAAGGAAGCACCGACATCGAAACGGTCTTCAAGGAAGCTCTGAAGGACATGAAGGCGAAGGGAGTCCGTCATCGGGTAGTTGCCGTGACCGATTCCTATGGGAAGTACATCGGGGATGCGTCTCTCGATGGCAAGCTCAATCTATGGGAGAATTACAAATCCCTTGTTGGTCTCATTCCATCCTATTCTGGAAAGATTGACCTAGCCAAACATCCGAACTCCCGCCATTTCGACCTTGTGTGGAATGAACTCATCAATGGGAAGTTCGTTTATGTTCGGGTCTATATGGGCAAGGTCTCCGTGTACACCTATTTCGGCTATTCCAAAGATCAAGTCAAGTTCGCACTGAAGGAACTCAATGCGAAGGTTCTGAAGATCGCCCGAAAGACACCAAAGGTAATCGAATGAACAACCGCACTCCCGAACAACACAAAGCACGGGTATCTGCATTCCGTTGTCAATTATGCAGTAAGGTGTCCACCGATCCATCCGACTTCCGTGAAATCATCGGAAATGTCCATATCCCCGACTGTGGTGGATTGATTGGAAACAACTTCCGTGACGAACGGGATATTGACCGCAACAAGGATTCGTTGGGTGAACCGACATTCGTGTTCTACGAACGCACTCCTTCCAGTGATTATCGTCAAATCAATGTGTATTCGACCATTGTGTGTATTCCGTGTTTCCTCAATATGGCGCATATTGACGGAAAGACCTGTTCCCATTCCGAAAACCGTCCATCCAACCACCCCCAACCAGAGGTCATTTAATGTCCAAGAAAAAGGATACGATTCAAACAGACTTGTTTCTGAATTCGATTGAGAAGCCCAAGAAGCCCCTCAATGAGTTCCAGACCCGCAACTTCCTGTACATGATTGATAGGATTCGCTCTTACCGTTTCGGAAAGCTGAATGAAGCCCGTAGGCTCGAAGAAAGGGAATTGGAGAAGTTGCCGAAGCCTACCATGAACGACATCATCCGTCTCATCAAGAACGGAAAACTGGTTCCCCACAAGCGGAACAACCGCAACAATCGGGACTATGATATTAGCTACTCTGGTTCCGCTCTGTACAACGAAGAAAAGAACCAGACCGAAGGTGGATACAATATCACCTTCTCCGTCAAAACCATCCCGACCTTCAAATCCCCCGAAGTGGAATCGGAAAAGATTTCCCAGAAATGGAAGGAACAGGAACGGCTCGACAATGAGCGCATTGCGGGTATCAAGATCAAGCTCCGTTTGGGTCACATTGACTCCGAAACCGCTGAAAACTTCGTCAATGAACTCATGGGCGAATGGAATGTACCCATTACCATCGTTGCCGAAGCCAACCACACCAATGCTTCTTGTGCGAGGTAGCCATGTACGGACTGGAAATCTCCAAAAACGAAAACATCGTTTCGATCATCGCCTACAATGTCGGGAACCTTCCAGAGAAGAAGGCACGGAAAGTCTGCTCCGATCTGGAAAACACCTTGATTGACAAGGGATGCAAGGCCATTGTCATTCGTGAAACAACTTCGTTCACACACACAATCGAAATCAACAAGAACACCGAAGCGATACCCGTCATTTTTCTCTCCACTGGAAAGATGACTGCGACCAAGAAAGAACAATTCTTCGAGACCGTGCAGACAAAGTTGAAGAAGTACGGAATCACGAATTTCATTCTTGCGGGGGGATTCGAGTGACCAAGGAACTTCCTACCGTACAAAACAACTTCTGCCCACGGTGCGGTGTGGCGAAGTTTTGTGTAATCAAGATGGAAGGAAGGATTCGGAATCAATCGTTTTCCGCTCAATATGGGGCAAACGAATCATTCACCAATACGACATTTGATGGATGTCAATGTCTGGTATGTGGCGAAGAGTGGGCATTCCTCAATGGAAAGGTAAGTGTTGCGAATACGCCTATCGAACCAGACCATGATTGGATGTCCATTTTTGAAAACATCGTGAGCGGAATTCGTGGGAACATTGACAACAATGTGTCGAATCGGGTTATAAACGAGACCGACCTACTGTGGACAAAGCTCCAAGTCCGAAAGCACAATGTACTGATCCATAAGGAACTCCTTATCAAGAGGAATTCCGTACCAAATCCACCTAATCCACCACCACTGGAAACATGGGGAGGAAATGTTCCTTTCCACAATCCAATCAACCCAAAGGAATAAACATGGGAACCGCTGATTTTGCAAGAAAGGAATTCGCCTTTCGGGGATGGGACAAGCCAGAGACCGATGAAATGCAGAAAATGATCTGCGCCAACATCATCGAAATCTGTGAGAAGTTCGATGGTCAAGGACATTCGGGTAGTTCTGCGAACTATGTCATTGCCATGCTCAATCGTGTTCTTCGGTACAAGCCCATTTCCCCATTGACGGGCGAAGAGTCCGAATGGCACGAAGTTGGTTCTTCGTTTCGTGGGATCAATGTATTCCAGAATGTCCGTGACTCCGAAGTCTTCAAGGAAGGAAAGGATGGGAAGGCGTATTGGGCATTCGGCAAGGTCTTCCGTGATCCGAAGGGCTTTACCTTCACCAATCGGGATTCCCGTGTTAATATCGAATTCCCTTGGGTTCATCCAGAGAAGCCAGAGATTGTCGATGTGGTTCCCGCTGATCCCGAACCGATGGAAGAGCCTGTGATGGGTAAACCCGAAGTACAGGTTGCGCCCGTTGGTCAAGGAACTTCGGAATTGACCGTTTCGGTAAATGACAATTGTGAAAGTGTCAATTGTTCGGAAGAACCACCGCAACCAGACAAGGTAGGGTAATAGCCATGTCCACTCAATTTGTCGTAATCGACAAACTCGACCACCCGACCAATGCCTTATCAATCGAAATTGAAGAACGCTCTTGTCGGTTTGACTTGGATGTATGTGTGGTATCGCAAGATCGAACTACATTCAACACCGTACCAATCACCAAGACAGAACTGCTCGAAATGGCGAAGTCAATCATTCGGGTATGTGTTATCCATGCCGATATGGAAACAGATCGACAAGTTGATGAGCTACATAGTCTTGTCGATGAAATGCGGTGCATACCACGATCAACGAAATAGCACACATCCGCATAAAACTACAAACGCACCCGTCTTGGGTGCGTTTTTCGTAGGATTCCTACAAATTGACTATCGGTTCCTCAAGAATTCTGGTCTTGGTAGTTCACCAGTCGGTGCATGGACACCCCTAGAAGTCTGTGTGATCGCATTATTGTGACCATTGACTACGATGGGCTTGTCCGTCTTTCCGTTGTCCAGAATGAACAGTATGGGCAAATCCCTGAAGTCGGACTGCTTGATGTAGCACAACTTCCTGATTGACGGATTCGGATGCTCAAAATGCTTCATTGCGCCCGTATTGGACGAACAGATTTCATTGAACATCTTGAGGGCATCCGCTGTCTTGTCCCTTTTCAGCAATAGAACGAATCGGTTGTATTCAAACTCATACCCAGAGGCACTAATCATCTTGATTGAGAAAGTGGCCTTGACCCACTTGCTAGGTCTCATCCAGAACAACAATCTGGACGGTTTCCGCAATGTCGCAAATAGCGCACCGCTACGGATTCGCCACTCATATGTGGGGGATGTGTCGGATGCGACCAGTATTGATCGCAAATCAAGCGGATTTTCAGTTTTAGCCATCAATTCAACCTATCAATCAAGGAAACACCATTCTATCTTATTTAGGGCTACCAGAATCCTTCTTTTTGATTGGAAACGAGAACTTACCAGTTTTTGCCTTGATCTTGTTGTCGATAGCACCCGCCTTGGGAGTGGCGATAGGGGTCTCTTTTGGCGTTTCCTTGACCTCTACGGGCTTTGCCACCACGGGGGTAGGCTTTGCCAGTGCTCCGATCTCGATGGTCTTGGAGAGGACGCTAGGGGGGTTCTTTGGGTCGAACGGAATATAGGACTTTCCATTGTCCAAGGAATAGAGCAAAGGTCGGGCATGAAGGCGGGATTGAGCCACTTTCGGGGTGAAGATTCGGGAAGGAACATTGGCGATATGGAGCCAATCGTTGCCCTTGGCACTGGTCTCGAAGATCAATTGACGGGGGCGGTCAATCGGGTTCGGATACTTGGTCAAAAAGTAATTGACGATGTGGAGGAATATCGAACGGAGACCGGGGATATAAAGATCAACGGCTCCCACTGCACCAGTGTAGGTTTTTCCATTCACGGGTACAGGGAGGCCAAAGAAATGGTCGGATGTGACCGAAGGATTGTACCCGTTCCGCTTGAGCCTCAAGAAATCGTCAATGGTACGCAACCCAGAGGTAGGTACGCATTGGCGATTGACGAAATCCTGTACTTCGTTGCACAACTCCACGGCTTCATCAAGAAGTACGGTCGTTGCTTCATCGGGTACGAATCCCTTGGGGATCAATTGGGAACGGGTAATTGGGGTCATCTTACTGTCCTTCCATCAAATCACCACCAAGGAAGTGGTCGGTCTGTTCCATGAGAAGATTGCGGGGATTCTTCGATTCTTCGAGGTTCTTCTTTCCTTCGAGCACCTTCTTCTCATCACCTTCCTTCAAGAGACGGTTGGCAATGCCAGTCGATACCTTGGAAAGAGCTTGCATGAATTCGTTGGAAAGGGGATCATCGGAGAAGGCAAGACCCTTGAGCAACTGCACCGCTTTCGCCTGTGAGTCGTTGTCCTTGCCCCAATCGGTATCACCCAATTCCTTGATTACTTCTTTGACCTTGATAGCCATTTGATTACCCCTTCAGATTGATGGAGTAGGTCATCTTGGCGATGTCGAGAACACCAGTCACCACGCCCTTACCGACCACTTCAACGATCTTGTTCAAAGTTGAAATCTCTTGGGGATCGACTGCGACAACGATGGATTTCTCATCGGATGTCATGCGAACACGGCTTCCCAGAGTGGCGGTGATTGCGGACATCACATTGGAAAGAACTTCGCTTTCGTTGATTTCTTCCGTGGTCTCTTCGGATTCATCATCCTTCTTGGGGATTTCTTCCGATTCGGTAGAAGAAGCATTCGCTTCGGGAGCGGATTCGGGAGCGGATTCGATGACCGTACCAACGGGAAGGTCTCCTTCAACACCGTCTGCTTGGATGCTTTCGCCTTCCTGTACGGTGTGTGGGGTTTCCAGAGTCTCATTGACGGAAGTGTCCACGGGGGTCACTGTCACGCCAACGGGGACTTCAGGGGTTTCGTCTGTGATGATCGGGTTCTTTGCCATAGTATCCTCTGTGTGGTTTCTTGTATTTAGTTCATCAAAGTATGAAGGTCTTTGTGGTCGGGAATCAGGCTCTTTGTCTGCTCATCGAACTTCTTTTGATTCTCAATGAGCATATCGGACACACCATCCCAGAAGTCATCGTCTAGCTTCGAGTAGTCCACCGTTGCATCGGATTCTATCAGGTCGGAAAAATCCGATAGACGGCTCATAATGCTTCCAATTTCTTGATGGCCTTCTGTATTTCTTTGAGACCCTTGGAAGCCTTTTCCTTTGCCTTGGATACCAGAACCTTGGCTTCGCCCTTGTCCGTCCAACTCCCGATTCCATCAAGGAATGCTTGTGCGCCCTTGAGCGTGTCAATCGCACTAGCGTATTCCTGATTGATGGAGAAGATAGCTTCGCCCTTTTCACCAATAGGATCGACTGGATCGGATTCGCCATCCATATCATCGGGTTCGAGAGGTGGAGACCCACCCTCTTCTTCCAAGAGATTGTCCACTTCACGGAACAATCTTCCAATGATCCTATTGTGATTGACGAAGTTCACTTGATTACCTCAAAGCAACTTGGAATTGACGGGCGTTCCTTGCTCCAACCCTTCTCATATTCCGCAACCACCCCGCCATCGGGGAATTCGTCAATGTCCCATCCATTCCACTTGTAGCGAATCTTCTCCTGTTTGGAGAACGCAACATCCTTCCAGTAGGCATTGAACATGGATTCGGAAATGGTCTCTTCCGATTCTTCGTTCTTCGGACGGAACTTCGTGGTCATGGTGTATTCGGTCATGCCACGGGTGTTGAGGAATACGGTCTTGCGAATGCGAGTGTCAATCTCATCATTGGGCTTCAATATGAAACCCTGTACGATCTTTTCGGTACTGAATTTGGTCTCTTGTTTCACCAAGTCTGGAACCTTCCTCAATTTGAAGGAAAGTTCGTCTTCGATCTCCACACTTTCTTCAAGGACTTCTCCAAGAAGGTATCCAACCTGTTCCTCAAGGGTGGATTTCAGGCCAAGCATCTTCTTGAGGATTCCCGTGACATAGGCATAGAAAGAATCACCATCGGATTCCTTGTGGCCTTCATCATTTGCCAATTTCTTGGCTTTGTCCCATAGGCGTTCTACTTCGGCAATGGGCTTACCGCTTTCTTTGGCGAATGATTTGAGTGCGGGTGTTGGCATATTATTCCTTGAATGAGAGGCGTTCTTTGATGAACGATTTGACCTTCTTGACCATCTTTCCTATGGGCTTCCCGTCAAGAACACCAATGCTTGCTTCGCACAATTCGTACAGAACATCTTGCTTGTCAATCTTGGCATCGTTGGCCTTCGGATTGCTTCTCAATTTCTCCGATTGGCTTTCGTGAATAGCCATTCGTTTCTGAATGGCCTTCTTGTCATACTTGGAAGACAACCAGACGATGTAGTCGTTGATGTAGCCTTCGTCCATCTTCAAAAAGTCGGATGGTTCCTTGTCGGCAAGGATCTCTGCCAATGCGTCCAAGTGGTCTTTATCCTCTTGCATGAGGGAACCACCAAGCAAATGATCTGTCTGTTCTTCGAGAATGCTTGCCTTCATAACCACTCCTATTTCTTCAATGACTTGTTCTTTCTGCGTTGAGCCATCGTTGCCCGATATTTGGAGAACATCTTGCGCTCGATATTCGGAATCAGATTGGCTCTGCGTTTGACCATTGCATCAACATCCACCTTTGCGCTCAAGGAAAGATCGTCATACTTTCCACCCTTGGACTTGGCGAACTTGTTTTTCAAGAATTTGATTGCGGCTTTGTGGACTCTGCTCTTGACCGTCTTCATGTCGGTACGGAAGAACTTGACCTTCCTACGGGCTTTCATCTTGGAGGCCATGCGCTTCATCCTACGACCCGCTACGAGCTTCCTACGGATCAATTCACCCTTGTTCAAAGGCTTCTTGAAGACCGCTTCTTCGATGACCGCACAAAGCTCCTTGTCCAACTGGATATTGAACTCATCATTCATCTCTTGCATGAGGGTGAACGATGAAAAGTTCTCCATCTCGAACTTCTGGTATTCGGCCTGTTCCTCAAGGGTAGGCTCTTCCTCTTCTTCGTCCAGACGGGGATCGTCAATTTCGATCTCTTCGTCCAATCCGTTCATTTCATACGGGGTATCATCAATCTCTTCGTCATCGTCTGGATCATAGAACAGGTCATCATCGAATTCGGTGGAATCCACTGCGTCATCCGCATCATCGGAATCGTCTGCCAGATTGACAAGGATTTCAGCAACCTTGTCGGCAACCTTCTCGATGAAGTCTTCATTCGACCAACACCATTCCTTGCCTTCGTCCTGTTCTTTGTACAGTTCGGCATCGGGATCGGCTTCGGTCTTTTCCTTCTCTTCGGGCAACTGGTCTCCCGCCTGTGGACGCTTTGCGGGGCGAACCCATCCACGCCCATAGACCTTGTAATCGCCCAAGGAATTGGAATCAATGGCACTGGAACCAGATTGAGCGGGTTCCCCTTCTTCCTTGAGAACCTTCTTGCCTTCTTCCATGATACCCAACCGTGTGCTCTCTTGAATACCCAAGGCACGATTGATGATGGAAGCAACCTTGGGATGCGGTTGTGCGTTCTGCATGAAAATTGAGGTAGGGGATTTCATAGAAGCTCCTAGAACTTGATCTTGTGGGAAATGAACCAGTCTGCGACCTCTGCTTTCTTGACGATGGTGAGTTTTCCATTCGTCAATTGGGAAAGGGTCTGTGTCGGGTCACAATCAATCATATCCCACTCACGGAGTAGCTTCGCAACAAAGCCAAGCCTATCCTTGTCATCCTGTGAGAGATTATCGTATGCGTTCTTGTAAGTGAGTAGGAACCATTCCTTGAAATGGATAAGGAAGAATTTGGTCTTCCCCTCAATTTCGGTATGGTACAGGTACACACTTGGGGCAAGGGCTTTCTGATAGACCTTGTTCACAACTTCGGGTGCGGGGGGACGAACCTTGACACCGATTCGGTTCAGAGTTTCACGCACCACATTGGGTTTCACTTTCAAAGATATTTCGATCATATAGTTTCCTGTCCTTATACTCTATTTATGCGTCATGCTTTGGATAGGTCTAGGACTGGTGGATTTTTGGATGGTTTGGTTTTTACCAACTTCGTGAACTTCGCAAGACGCTTGAATGCCTCTTCATTGTTCACCGTCAATCCGATTTCCTTGGCGGTTTCATTGTTCAAGAAGTCGGTGAAGTTGGTCAGGTCTGATTGACCGAATACTACGATGAGGGGGTATTTGTCGGAAAGACCAGTGATGGTCAATGATGCTCCCCCTGCGTTGTTGATCCCAATACAGGCTTCGGCCTTGATTTCGGAATTGAACGCAACCACCACCGATTTGCTTCCTTCAAAAAGGGTTGCGAAATTCGGGAAGGTATCACGGTAATTTTCGGAATAAGTCAGGAATACGCTGTCTGCCTTGATGCGACCGCCTTCTGCGAATGAAAATGCGGTATCCATGCCAACGAAGTTCTTTACCCGTATTCCCGCCTTGATTGATGTGAGTCTGTGGGAGACAACGGTTCCATTCCAATCAAGGCCATCTAGCATACACCCGAATAGGGAAATGCGCCCATTGATGCTACCACCGATGAAATGGGCGTTTGCGAACACCATGTCCTTTTCATACTGGTTGTTCTTCAGTATCAATCGGGAATAGAGACTGGTGTTTCCCACCGAAGTAGTCGTGCTTTCCATGTTGAGGGCATCGGCATACGAATGGATCGAATGTGATGCGGTCTGCGATAACTTCCCGTCCTTAATTTCACCAATGAATGCGCCATTCTTCTTGTAAACATTGGTGACACCATTTCCGCTTACTCCATCAAGCCCTTTCCAGAGTTCCACCCATTTGGCATCGGGATAGAAATACTTGACAACGGTATTCTTGGTCGTACCTGTCTTTTCGTAGTATCGCTTCAAAACGCTAATCATATCGCATCCACCTCTGTTCGAGCACCTTCCCATTCGCTAGGATGTGCTTTGTCATCGCTCGATTGACCATCATTGACACCGATGTAGTCGAACTCCAAATCTTGTGCGGTCAATGAAATGGTGAAGTCGAGTTCTTCGGAAGTACCCGATACCATCGTCAAGGAAGAGATTGAAGTAAGACATACATCCAACAATCGGATTCGGAGTCGTTCCCGCTTCTGCGTATCAAGCAACCAAGCGGTGCAATGCGTGATGAAGTTCATGTACGGAGCGGGAACACCGTTCCGATTCTCCACGCTTCCACGCCTTAATTGATACCACCATTTCATAAACCACCAATAGTTCTCGAATCCTTCGGAGACCTTCATGGTGATCGTGAATGGAAACAATCCCTGATTTCGGTTGGGATTCATGTTCATCATTTCTCTTCCCGCAAAGAACGAACTGATATTGTCCACGGTCATATCGGGAAGAGTGAAGGTTGTGATGTACTGATCGAACAATCGAAGATCGACCTTCTCACCTTCTGCACTAGGCATATCACCAATGGCAAAACGCCATTTGTCCGCTTTGGCTACATTCGGTATCATATCACTCCTTGAACATTGAAATGTCGGATTCTTCCATAGCCAGTCCACGCTCCATTCCACCACGCATGAGCACCAAATACATGAGGTGCCCAATAGGATGTTCGTGGTGATGGACTATTCCACCGATGATGTAGTTTCCACCATAGATTCCATCCATAGCAGACTTTTCGCCACGGTTCATAAACTCAAATTCGAGCTTGACCAGTTTCCCCAATTGATAGTCCTTGTGTGGTTTCACGCACACGATGGCACTTGCGGATGCGAAGTCGAGTTTCTTCTTCTCATTGAAGACTTCGCTTGCCATGATATTGTCATGTCCGCTAGGGGTCTTTTCGGTCTCGATAATCTTGTTCGATTGACCATTCAATTCTTTACGCATTTGATGGAATTCGGCAAGAGTTCCAACGATCTGCGAATTGACGATGGTTTCGTATTTTCCCCAATCATAAGAGAAATCGGTTATCCCATATCCACCTGTCATATTGTGGAGGGATGTGATTGATTTGTAGGTGAATCCAACGAAGGGGTAGAACTTGTTTTCTGGTTTCAGATCATTCGGCTCGATGTCTTCGGCATAGGCTTCTGGAAAATGACGGAGGATCATCGGAGCGTCTGCTTCGATTGTCTTCAGGCTAGTAACCACCAATTTGCTATCCCGATTGGTGAACGCAAGCATCAAGTCATCATCCGCAACATGGGAGTGTCTGGATAAGTGCTTCAGGAAATCAAGTGTCGTTCCTGATTGGAGCCAAGTCATCGAATCGTTGGAATTGACGGAAATCTTCGGCTTGAACGACAACTCACCCGCCAACTGTTCAAAGACCTTGGAGCTTGTTTTGTTCGGAAATGAACGGAACCTATGTGGGTGATTGAGATTGGTACAGGCAAGGATACCAACCAATTGATGATCGGTTGCTTCTTGCTGTTTGTCCGTGATGTGTGCCTTCAATTTGAAGTATGCTTTCACGGGAAGTTCACGGACTTCGGGAGGGCGACCACCTAGCTCAATTTCAATGATGTCATCTTCTTGAAGATTGATACCACCAAAGAATTCTTCGGTCGATCTGAAATTGATGGAAATGGTAGGGATGAAATCGAACACCCATTCACGGATGGTTATGTCCCTGATATTGACATACAGGATAGGAATACCCGCAATGGATAATCTGCAATGGGGCAATCTGGTATCAAATTCACTCATACATCAAGTCCTTTTCTGCGAATCGCCTTGACATACCACCGTTCCATTTCGTTCTTCGGAGGGCATTTCAAGATGATTCCCGCTTTCAAATCATTCCAGACATCGGAGATGGAATTGAACTTCATCAATATCCACCAGAAGCGATCATCCCCATACAGGGCATATGCGATAAGGTCGGGTCTTCCAACCTGTACCGATGTGACGGTATGCGGGGTTGTCTTTCCCTTGTACACGAAATCTTCAAAGCCAGTCTGTAATAGGTCGAGTTCTCCACGCCCATTGACTGCTTCGGTTTTGATTACTTTGGAACGCAACATTATTCTTCCCCTTCAACGATTGTCACTCTCGATCCCCCGACTGGATACGACTCATAGGTGACGGGTTCGACTGTCTCGAAGGTGATTGTGAATGTGGCATACATAGGACCGGCTGTTGTCATTTCTTTCGAGAATGTCGCACCGAACGACTGGATAAAGACCTTCATTGACGCAACGGGGGATGCTCCCTGTGTTTGGGCATACCGACCGATTCGGATATGGATTGGATCGGGAGCCTTGACCGCATTTCGAGCCAATGCACCCTGCATGGCCTCATCGTCAATCAGACCACCCGCACCCGCCACGGAAGCAATAGCTGTACCCGCAACCGCCATAACCGCATTCTTCAGGCTGTCCTTGAGGGAACCACCACTGGAAAGACTAGCCAACCCTGCCGCAAGCCCCGAATTCAGCATTTCCGAATCGGACAATGCCTTGGGAAGAGCGATGGACTTGAGCATTTCCCAACGATCCCACACCACACCAGTACCATCCCAATCCACGATGGTCACATTGGCATTCCAATTGAAGTAGCTTGCTTTGTCAAAGACCTTCTTTGCGGACAATCCGAACCCTTTGCCAGAACGGACTCCACCGATGGCAAACGCATCCGCTGTCTTGGCAAGCCGTGGGGAACCGCCATCGGAACCTTCGGCCTTTCCACCGACCGCCATAGACCCTAGAAGGTCTCCCATCATGGCATCCGACCATTCCACGGAGATTTCGGGGGCGAAATCGTCATTGAGGGTTCCGAAGAACACGCCTTCGATGTATAGACCATAGAGGTCTTCGGCAAGCGCAATCGCCTGTTCCCTACTGGTAGGGGTAGTGATTTTCGGTACTTTCTTATTAGACATGGGACACCTCAAAGGTATTTATGATGTCCCGTAAACGAAAAAAGACCTACACGGGAGGGCGTGTAGGTCTTCACATGAGGCGCAATGAGTGAATGGGAAGAATATACTTCCCAGATTTATGATTGTCAATACCCTATTTGTACATCTTTGGAATTGACGGTTTCATAGGATTCGACTGTTTACCCACCTGTGGTTGCTGTCTGGATTGGGAAGAGGATGAACTGCCACCGCTCTTCCCTATCTTGTCGGCAATCGCATTGGCGAGGGCGGGAATGAACGATCCCATGAGGAACTTTTCGAGTTCGTCCAATGATTCGGACGGAGCGGACGCATTGGAGGCTCCCCGAACCTGTTTTCCAGTCGTTGAACCCGTCCCACCATACGCACCAGACCCCGCACCAGTATGGCTTTGTGCGCCCATTGGAGGGGCTTGGTAGCTTCCAGTGGAACCAGACCCCGCACCAGTACCAACCTTGGGTACGGGGGCTTTGGAGGGGGTAGGAATGGCATTTGCCGTGGATTGGGCAATCGCATCCTGATTCTGCTTCGCCTTCCTATCCACTTCGGCATTCTGCTTGTTGGTTGCCTTGGCGGTCTCTTGGGCGGGTTTGGTGACATCGACCTTACTTTCCCCCAATTGAGGAATCTTCTCGATGTATTCCTTCTTGTACTTGATACGGGCGGTCATCGCCTGTTTCCACATGGCTTGTGCCTGATCCTTCTGATCCTGTGGAATCTTGTCGGCATCCCTGTGTTGGGAAAGGATGGTGTGTGTAGCACCCCATTCCGTTTCTTGCATGAAAAGCTGATAGTAGCGATTGACGAACGCCATCATTGACGGAGATTTCATTTCCTTCAATCGGTCGGGGGGTACACCATTCCACGCAATCCCCTTGAAGTCCTTGAAATCCTTGTCGGCTTTGTCCAGTGCCTTCTTCTTTTCGGTCTCCAATGCCCGTTCCAAGTTGCGGGTTCCTTCCCCGAACCAATTGGAAAACAGGTCTCCGATGGTATATTGGGAGGCTAGGTTCTCTCCAAGAAGCCCACTTTCGACCAGTGCTGTCCCTGCTATCATTCCTACAACCGCACTGCCTACGACCGCACCCGCTGTTCCAGTAGCCGCACTAGCAACCGCCCGTCCCGCTGTGAGCGCACCACGGGCAACCGTCCCGCCAATCTTGGAACCGACATTGGCGACTGCCCGTGCTCCACGGGAAAGAGCACCACCAGAGGCTTTAGGGACTTTGGAAGGTTTCGGCATCTTGGGCTTGGCCTTCGAGACCTTGCCCCGTCCTTTGCCCTTTCCCTTGCCCTTACGACCCTTCTTCTTGTTCTTCTTGTCATCACCGTCAAAGTCGAATCCAGAGTCTTCAGACCCGCCAAAACGGGATTCAAAGGACTTCTCAAGCCTATCCGCTAATTTATTGAGATCGGACTTGGCGACATCCCGCTTGATGCGCTTCGCTTCCCTAGCTTCGGTCTTCTTTTCCGCTTCCTGATCGGCCTTGGCTTCTTCTGCTTGAGCGTCAATCTGCTTTCTGGATTTGGCCTTGGCTATGGCTTCGGTCTTCTTTTCCTTGGCCTTTTCGCTCTTCTCTTGGTTCTTTTCCCGCCTTTGTGCCGATTTTTCCGTCACATCGGAGAGTTTCTTCGACCTTTTCTCTGCCTTTTCATCGGACTTCTTCGCTCTTGAATCGGCTTTCTCATCGGACTTCTTCGCAATTTCCTCTGCTTTCTTGTCCGATTTCTTCGCCCTCTCATCCGCTTTCTTTTCGGACTTCGCTACTTCCGTGGGATCGGGCTTGACATACGATGGTTTGGCCTTCGTTGGTTTAGCTCTCTCACCCGCAATTTCATCGAATGCAGTACGGACATTCCCGATTGAGTCGAGAATACCTTTCTTGAACTTGTCGAATCCGTCATTCTTGGAGAAATAGCCAGTGGCCTTCTCCCTGTCGGCAACCAGTTTCTTTTGGGCTTCGGTGTTTGCTTCGAGCACCGCCTTCAATTTGGCGATAGCGTCCTTGTCGCCATCCTCTGTCGCCTTCTTGAGCATTTCAGTAGCCTTCTTGTGGTCGGCTTTCATCTTGGCTTGCTCTTTCTCAAATTGACGGGTAGCGGATGCGGACTTGGCTCTCCATGACTTCAGTGCCATCTCGGAGTCACCGATTATTTTCATTGCAGTGGCGACACCACGGACAACCTTGGCGACCTTGCCCGTGTCTTCACCAGACATCTTCTTGGAGGCGACATCTAGTGCCTTCTTGGACACCCTCTCACCCTTCTCCAATGTCTTGGAAATCTTCTTATTGACGGACAATAGGGCTTCCATAGCCTTTCGGCTCTTGGTCACTTCCACGCTGTCCTGAATCTCCCGATTCTGTCGCTCTCTTCGAGATACAGGGGTTTCGTCTTGAGGTATTGGTTTAGCCATACTGGTATTTAGTTATCCACGAATCCCGCCCTTGTATGGACGGGAATGGGTCTTGAAGAAATTGACGATTCTTGACCAGATTGACGGTTTCATGTATGACGGTTCCCACGGATAGTTTTGAGCAATGTTCCATTGAGTAGCTTACGCATATCGCTTCGGAAATTGGCCTTCGCTCTATGACAAGACGAACTCATGGGGATAGGAATGTGAATGTTCGTTGGCTTGTGTATCACATGATGGGCGTGTCTCCCACCACAATCTCGAACACAATGGAGTTCGCCATCATGGAAACGACCGTGGAAATCGCTTCACTGGTCGATGCACCCTTTCGACATTCTTCAACGAAATGCTTTACCATTTTGGTAAAGACTTTCTTTCCTTCTCGATTGACGGATTCCATTCTTTTCTTGGAATACATACCGATTGGATCGACATTGATCTTCTTCGGGTCGATTGATCGAATGGTGTGATTCATTTTCTACCTCTGATTGAACGAATTGCGAAATAGATGGATGCGCCCAATGCAGTGAGCCATCCGCAAAGGACGAAGAAGAACAGAACCAAGTGCTCGAACTCCAAAACAGAAATGACCACGAATACCGATAGTATCATGGTCATCACCCACATGGGAATGGGTCTATTGTTTTCTCGATTGAGCCGAATCATCCGATTGATTCTAGCCACCTCTTCTTGACTTACCATATCCATAGTTATCTCCTTTTATATCAAGAATATAAACTATGTATCTTGTATAGTCAAGGGGTATGAATCAGATTTTTTGATTCCTTTTTGTCCTGTTCGGGGATGAGAACGAAATGGAGGCGATAATCGACAACCAACATGGCAACGATTAAGAATACCAAGAACCCCATAATGAGTATTTCGACAACCGAAACCTTCATATCACGGAATCCGTCTTTAGACCGTCTAGCCATTTGAACAGTTCTCCTTGATGTAATTGACAAGAGAATCGTCAATCACTGGTTCTTTTACCGAAGTAGCATTGAACATATAACCAAGCGATTCCCGTGCTTTGTAAAGCACATCTATATGATGTCCCTTGAGAATTTCCAACGCATCCTTGATGTCTTTTGGGTAGCATAGGATTTCGGAGGTTATGTTGTCGAATCTGGTTGCCGTCTGCGTCACAACCATCACTTTGGATAATTCCTTGTGATGCGTCCTTGGGAGCAACTGAAACCCGCCCGATTGAGCGACCGCCCACAACTGCTTGATGTCGATGTTCCATCCATTGACTAGGCTATTGGCGGTCAATCGAATGAGTCGAGTCCGCTTGACACGATCACCACGGGTAGATGGTAAACGAAACACATTCGTATTATCGGCTGTATTCAACATGGCTTCCTCTTCACAGAAAAGCGAACGATTCCAGTGAATACCCCAAGTGCTACTTTGAACAGTAGCTTGAAGATTCTCCACCGACCGACCAGACGGATTCGGATGTCCACCTTTTCACAGAATGGTGCAGATGCTCCCTTATGCGGAGTAGATTCTACGGTCTTCACCGTATGCTCCATATCATTGAGCATATCCCGCATTGACTGAAAGATTGATTCGGAATTGGTGTCCATCAATAATCCCCGTCCAATACAACGATTGAGTGCGGGTTGCTTTGATCGACCTCAATCATGTCAATCTCTTGGGCATCACCATCCAGTCCAAGCGATACAAGATTCTGATTCAGAATCTCGGATGCGGTCTTTCGATCTTCTGCAACTACGATTGCACAAGTGCCGATTGGATAATGTCCAGTGAATTCGGAATTGTAAAATACCTTCATTCTGGATTCCCCGCTGATTTTTCATCAACCCGTCTCGAATCTGCTTCCGAATTGAACCGTTCGATCAATTGATCCATCGGGTGTGTAGAAGCAAGCTCTTCGTCAATCGCTTCGTCAATCGTGGCAAGTTCCCGTGCGAACTTCATTTGAAGTTCGTAACGGATTGCCCGAAGAGCGTCAATCCGCTTCGAGAACAGGGTTCGGCTTCCTTGGCTCATGGAAATACTGGTTTTACTTTTCACCAAGTCATTGAGGCACTTCACAAAGTCTTTGTCCCGACTGATCCAAGTAGCGGTGTGTGCATGGGGTGTGGTGAGTCCGATACGAACTTCCGAATTGTGGTAGTTCGGTTCGTAGCCAACCCGCATTTCACACGGCTCCCCATACTTGGGAGGAAGGACATCGGGTAGCGCATTCAGTTCCATGCGAAGGGCTGTACGAATCCGCAAGTCCTTCACCATTTGCTTCTCTGCTTTGTTCATTGCCATATTACTTCTCGCTCACGAATGCGTATCCACCACGCTTTCCATTGAACCGCTTGGGGTCTGCCTTGGTGGTACGCCCTGCGTGTTCAATGATGACCTTTCCAGTGATAGGGTCTTTCCCGATCACTTTTACCTTGCGCTCGAACCGTGGGTCAGCTTCCTTCCAGACGGAACCGATGGTGGGATGATGGGGGTACTTTTCAGCTTTGGCTCTCATAACCATTTCCTTTGAATGTGATGCTTCTTTTGAAACTTGTTTCTTGCTCATTGTTGGCCTCGTTCCTTACATACTGTTCACTTTATCTCGCAGTGCGATTACTTCATCCCGACTCATTCTCACATATTTCCCATCCACAAGGGTTTGGGTAATTGTGCGACACACATCACCCCTATGCGAATAGTCCGATAGCGTTCCACATTCATACATTGTCGGGTGATGAACTGGATTTTTTCTTACGGGAGAAGCACAAAATTTACAATCGACATCATATTCATCCATTGTTGGCCTCAACTTCTGTCTGGACACGCTTCACCATCTCGCAGAATGCGCTATGGACTACACGGACATAGTACACCACAGACCGTTGGACAATGATGTCATCGGAAGAGCATTTTCTTGGAAGATTGCCGAAGGCATATTGTATATACTCTTCTTCGCCATCTTCCGCAACCTTGAGACATTCCAGATAATAGCGATACAGTTCTTCATCACGGTCGGGGAGTTCCGCAATGACTTCATCGGCTACATTGGAGTAGTCGAATAGCTCAATCGGAACAAGGTCATCCGCTCCATCACACACTGTCGGAATCTGCCCGTTCTCTTCCAAGATACGGTACAGGGTTTCAATGATTTCCTGTTTGGTCGATTCGACACAAAACTCATGGGTCTTGTGCTCTCCACCCAAGCGAAGTTTCTCACAGAAGTATTGGAGACAAATGCTGTCATCCGTCCTTGGGTCGAAATAACGGGAGGCGATCCAGTTTCCATAATCACCAGAAATCAGGCATAGCCCGTCAATGTTGCGGAAATGGACGGAGTGCATACGCTGTCCATTGACTGCCAATGACCACTTATTACCAAGTTTGGGGTCATCATTGACAATGAAAGTGAGTTGGTGGTTAGCCCACGATTTGCCATATTTTTCAAATTCTTTTTCAGTCATAGCGATTACCATTGTGCGGTGGAGCGTAGCACCACTGGTTTATGAATAGCCACATAGAGTTCGACTTCGGACACAACCATATCCCAAGTCTCATACCGTCCTACTCCATACTGGAAATGGACTCCCCCGAATTCACCCGCCCCATTTGCGGTTCTGTCATCAATCAGGATATTCCCCTTGACCAGTTCCTTGTGGTGAGTGAGTGTCAATCGCTTGTACATATTGGGAAGGTACTGCTTGACCCAATTCAGCTTATCGACCCAAGCCGAAGGATTTTCCCAAGGTGCGGTGGAGCAGATATAGACATCGCATTCTGGAATCGCATAAATCTGATTGACGGCCTCAATCGCTCCATCAATCGGCTTCATCCTTGCGAAGATGCCTTCCACTTCATCATAGCGACCCGCATAGACCTTCTTCTGGTATTCGGCAAGGGAGTCGATGCCCGACTGGAAATCCACAATGGTATTGTCCAAGTCGATTTGAATGATAATCTTGTTCACTTTCAACCTCAATTGATCTTGTCCTTACACATACAATATATTCATTGTATCTTGTAAAGTCAAGGTATTTTATCTCCAAAGTATGATTTCCCGTGGGTATTTCTCCCACCGTTCTTTCATCTTGGTCATCACCTCTTCGGGGACATTGTGGACTGATCCGAAACTCGCATTGCAATGGATGACTTCCACGAAATGTCCCGTCAATCTCGCAAAGTCGATATAGGGTTCCATTTCGGCAATGCGGGTGAAGGTATTAGACACAACGACATCGTTCCCCTTTTCCATGACATCGAACGCCAACTTCTTACAGAGTTCGTGGGCTTGAGGAACCCGATCTGCATGGAAGTTGTAGTTTCCGTCCCAGATATGGAACATATCGGCTTCGACATGGAAGCATTCCTTGGTCTTCGCAAGAGTGGATTTTCCAGAACCGGGAAGTCCACGGATGATTGTCAATTTAGGCATGGGTTTCTCCTTTTAGTCGTTCTACAAGATTGATGATTTCGTTCTTTCTGGACTCATCCATCCAGACAATATCTTCCATTCGATAACACCCACGATGTATCAATACCGCCAATTCCATAGGGGTGTGGATAATTGTTGATGGTGATAGATTTCCTTTGGTTTGCTTTTCTAGCATACCTCGCAACCATCTCATATCGGATACCGTTTGCTTGGCTGTTTTGATTCCCCACACAATAGGCATGATTCACCCCATAGGTGTATATTTGGTCGTTGTGATTGGACATTGCTGATTGACATGATCCCAGAACTTTCCCGCAACATGGGTCTGGAATCCACACGCACATTCAAAAGTTTGGTCGAATTCTGTCAGGTTGGACGGGATGGCCTGTACCCGTGGGAGAATACCCTTTCCAGTCGTTCTCGTAGGCAATCCAGTCCGAATTCCAGAGTCGGCTCCATTCTTATTAGCCCACTCCCGAAAGTCCTTATTGACGGCCTCAATGAAGGATTGACGGGTCTTGGTGAGGGCATCCATGACGAATGTGGTTGGAAGTGTCATGCAATCCCCACTTCGTAGCCGAAATTGCTAGGGGTGAGCATCATGGTCTTCCAAAGGCGACCCGCTCGTTTGGCAAGGCTATTGAACAAGCACCGCTTTCTCCAAGCATCACGCACGATGATCGAACGGGAACGCCCGTCCAGTTTATGCGAATCTTTCAGCGCATTGTAGAGACCAGTTCCGATCTTGCATTCAAGTTTTGTAGTCATTTGGTCTCCACTGGTTCTTCTTTGCATTCGTACAAAGGACGGATTTCGTAGCTTCGTGCTCCATTATGGATTTGAGCATTATACATAACCTTCGCTTGAACCTTGTTGGTATGAACGCTTCGCACGGAACCATGTTCAAAATTGACAATGAGAAGGAAAGCGGTCGGGTTCTTCGATGTCGCAACCATCCTAGTCGGGTTAGGATTTGCGGGAAGCCCCCAAATCATTTCTTTCTCCCGTAGTTGTCACAGGCAAGCATGGCTTCATCAAGGGTTCGCTTGATCCCAAGATTGAATGCCGATTGAGCCATAGCCAAATAATGTCCTTGTGCAGTACGGAGAATGTAATGGTTCTTATAGTGGATTTTCATTTTGTTCTCCAATGTTTCCAAGTTCTTTATGGGCTTGTTGGTGTTCCCACCATTCCACCATATCCCCCATTTGGTCACAGATCATCTTCTCTTGGTGGTCGAAGGATTCCTGAAGTTTTACACGCTTCTTGAGGCACTTCTTACAGGTGACATGATCCCAATTTCCAGAACCATCGTAGTTCTCGGAACTCCCCCTAGTACCACACGGGGCGAATTCGGGGGAATCCCATTCGGGGTCATCCTTATGGGCATGGAAGTATGGGTCGAAATGAGTCTTCGCCATATTATCCACCCAAGGAAATACAAAGTTCCTCTGCGCTGTCCACATGGAACCGTGGACTATCGTGGATTGGCTTTCCGTCCTTCAGAACACTCATTCCAAGGAACCGACCATCGGGAGCTTCGTTGCGAATGACTTGGAAGCCAAGACGCTCAAGCCTTTGCTTGATGGTCAATTCTTCGACATTGACTTGTGGAATGTTCATAGTATCCTCAATTGATCGTTTAATCTCACATTCCCAATATATACTATGTATCTTGTATAATCAAGTGGTATTTATGTCAATTAGGATAATTTCTTCACGATCTGCCAATTTCGGCTCCACATAGGCATCATAATCCCATTTCAGTTCCTTGAACATCATCCTGAAAAGGAATTCGCCATTGGGGGTATCTTCGATTATTGGTAATTGGGCAAGGCATTGACGGAACATATTGTCCGTCAATTGATATTCGACTCCATCAATCTGGAAATACCCCGCCCTCTTGACGAAGTTTCGCCAAGATGCGTCAATTTCCTTGCATAGACGGACGGGGGATTGTTCGACTGGAAGCCTCTGCGAAAACCACACAAGCATTTCCACCAAATAATTTCGAGCAACATCAAATGACGGATTCGCACGAAATTCCGTCAATACCGTGTAGAAAGTTCTCATTGTCCCTTCAATCTGTTCGCAAACGACAACATGGTTCCTAGTAGATTCTGTCCCTTTGTTTGTGGCTTGGACTGCTTCTCATCAAGCATCTCAAGCATTATCTGGACATCGGTGAAGAGGCGGTCTTGGATGTCGGGAATACCCACTTCCTTGGCAATCCGCATCTCCCACGCAATCAATGTCCGATAATCAAACTGTTGGAAAAAAAAAGACCGACTGCATATCCAGTTCAACCTTTGAGTCTTTTCCACAATGTTGGCATCGCTTGACCACAACATCGACCAGTCCACAATCATACTTCTTGACCGCTTCGTGGATTTTCACAACTTCAAGGGGTTCGAGAGAGTCGATCCACTCGAATACCGATAGGGGATCATTCTTCTCAAGGCCATTGACGGTCACGAAAGAAGCGATGTATGCGTCAAGCTCAATCGACTCTTCTTCTGCATAGAGCTTGGTGATTTTGGTTGCTTCAATGGCACGGAGAGCGGAAGGAAGGGCGACCGTGATTTTCTTTCCACCAATATCAAGGACTTCGCCCATAGGGGTCAGACCTTCGGCAAGATTGACGGATTCGATGTCGCTTGGTTCGAGCTTGAACGAAGTATCCTTTCCGCATTCGGGATTGGTACAGGTGAAAAGCATATCGAACCGTGGATCAAGCATCGTATTGGCACGGAGCCAAAGGAAGATATAGCGCAAGTCCGCATCATAGATGTCGGGAGTTTTTCCATCGGGGAACTTGATTGCCGATTGAGCAACGGACAAAAGTGCTTCGTCAATCGTGGAATCATTGGCATAGGAAATCTTCTTGATTTCACGGTATGTCAATGGGCGACCATACACACCAGTAATCCCAGAAGGCAATCCTTTCACGGGAAACCAGTTTCCGTTCGCTTGCGACTGCACGGGTGTAGGTGGATTGATGGTCGATTCTTCTTCTTCAAAGCCTAGATTCTTCGGTTTCATTTCAACGCCTCTTTTATATTAGTTAGACACATTCGATTTCATGGCTTCCGTCATTTCAGCTTCATCTTTCAAATGACGGATAAGGTTCAAAGCCCGTTCAAGATAGCTGTCTAGCATGATCTTCCCCATCACATCTTTTGCGACAATGGACATCGACCGATTGATCCTTCCAATTGACGCATCGGTTCCGTGTGGTTTCCCGCCTACGATATTCTTATGGAACTTCTTGAATTCCACTAGCATCTCGATTGAGTGTTTTTCATCGACACTCCCCGACTCGCATTCCAAAAAGATTTCAACAATGGTGTTCTTCGCAAAGGCATAGCTATCGTCATAACCTTTCCGCAATTCAATATGCTTCTTTGTTCTAATCGCCTTCTTCGCCCCAAGCTCTCTGTTGGTCATCCCAGTCTTCGGTGTCTGGTTGGTTGGCGATTGTTGCATAGAGTTCTTCCTTGACTTCATTTCCTAAAATATGGGTCTTACGCAGATTATCGTCAATCCATTTGATGTATCGGAAATTTTCATCGAACACATCCCGTACTGTTTGACCCTGATATTTTCCAAAAGTGATAATTGATTCAAATTCAAGTGTTTTCTTTTTTGAAACTACTCTTGGCATTGACAGATTTTCCGTATTCTCGATGGAAACCATTTCCACCACATCCGTATTTACCATAGAGACCTCAACAAAATAAGAGAGGGTACATTGATTGTTTTCAATGTACCCTCTATGGTTCAACCCTTCTTGGCGGGAGCCTTGACTGCTTTCTTGACTGCCTTTTTCACGGCCTTCTTGACTGCTTTCTTGGCGGGAGCCTTCGTGGTCTTCTTTGCATCGTTCATCGTTGCCTCCTTGTTATGCGTGATTGAACGGAATTCTAAATGTGGTATCTAACTCGAAATTTGTCAATAACTTGACTTTATTGCCTTGGAGAGAGACCCGTTGCCCGTGGTGAGAATGAGCCGTCTGGAATGGAAGGTAAGTGCTTTCTCGATTGTTCTGGTAATCGTGTCGGCATCCACCTTCAGCAAGTCGGCTTCGACCCTGTTCAATCGGACTTCTTCTCCCGTGGTTCGGCTGTACGCCATAACCTTGGAGTCGATTTCGATTGTCAATCGGTATAATTGATGGGTTCCATCATTCCCGACATAGGTGTCCATGTGGAGACTTGGGAACACGATACAGTTTTCCGCTTCTCCGACATCAAGGAACTGGATTATCGCCACTCTGGAAACAAGCGGGAGCGTGTGCGTGTGGGAGAATATCCATTCCTTTTTGAACCTACGAAGGAAGCTCCACCATAGGAACAGGACTCGGATGTCGGAACACTTGGGGGGATCGTTGTCTTTCCCGATTGAGAACCCGATTCCAAACTCTTTCACAAGTTCGCCCAATCCACGGGTCTTGCGCCCAACTAGGTCGATTTCGAGCGTCCAGAAGGCAAATAGAACGGATATGATACTTCCGCTGTACTTGGTCATAAAACCGCCTACATCGGTGCGATAGACGGCAAAACGACCCCATCTTGCGATAAGGTCATTCTCGAATCGGTTTCCAGACATATCGCCTGTCAATTTGGTGGAACGCATTATGAGCGATACCGTGAAATGATCTCCATACCACGGAGAAGATTCGTGTTGTACTCTGCTTCGATTCCGATGAGACGGAGTTGTTCGTCCAGTGATTCGATCTTGGCTGAATGCGCTTTGTAGGCTTCGCTCTTCTCCAAGATGGATTCAGCGTGTGCCTTTCGGGATTCGGCATTGGTGTTGATCTTTTTGCCCTTGTCATCGGATGCTTCGACTGCGACCTTCATGGCATTGGCTTCAAGGTCACGCATCATAAGGACGGTCTTGCCCTTCTCGATTGACAGTTCACCGTGCTTGATACGAAGGTCACGGATTCCGTTGATGAGGCTCACCAGTTTGGTCTTGAGGGCGGGAATATCGACCGCATCGGGATTTGGGGTCGGAGGGGGAGGGGGTTGCATCGGAGCACCCATTTGAGGGGCTTGAGCTTTTTGGATTGCGGGAGGGGCGACTTCGACTTGTTCCTTCATGGAGCATCCTTTGGTTAGGGTGGAACCATAAATATGGGTTCTATACGGATTTTTGTCAAAAATCAGAAAAAACTTGAAGTATCTTGTAAAGTATTAGCTATATTGACCACATCACGACACATTGAGGATTTTATGGAATCTTGTAGAATCATAATCGAGAACGCCTATGGGAAGCTAGTCGTTCAATTAGGAACCAAAGTCTTGGTTCAACTTGGTAAGAAATGGGTGGAAGGGGAGGTCTCGAATTTTCGACTCCATGACACCACGGCATTGATGCCATCATCGCAAATTTGGGTAGAGGTCAAGGGGGAGGGAACCTGTATGCGGTATCTTCACCAGATAAAGCCCATGCCTAGCGAACAACTCGATTTACTCACCCACGAAGATTTGAACACCCTCTAATTCACCCACCAACGGAGCATCAATGTCATCACTACCATACGGTCAAACAGTTGAACAGTTGTACAACGACCACAAAGGTCTCATCTACAAGTACGCATACAAGCATCTCAAGAAGTGGTCTCGTTTGCGGACTATTTCGGAAGCACTGTCGGACGCATACACGATCTTTATGGAAAGCATCAAGAATTTCGACCCTTCTGAATCCGCTCATGGAAATACGAAGTACGGATTCTACATTCACTTGCGGTCTCAATTGGAATGTGGCCTCAAGGGAGTAAGACGGGAGTATTACAAGACGGCATCCAGAGAAGTTTCAGAATCCCGTCTCGATCCTCAATTGGCGACAAAGCTCTTCGGAGAAACCCTTATGAACTCCGACTATGGGCGCACTATCAAAGTTGCCGACTCAATCATGGACATCACGAAGATTCTTTCCGAATGCGAACTGGATGATCGGTACAGTACCGTGCTTCGCCACTATTATGGGCTAATTACCGAAGAGAAGGAAACGCTACGATCCACCGCTGAATTTGTCGGAATCAGTCACGAAAGAGTGCGACAAATCATCAATCAATCGGAAAAGAAAATCCACACCCGCTTTCAATCCGACATCAATCTCTTTCATAATCTGTGATTTCGCTTGCTACTAAATACAGTAGCAAATGACGAACGCAGATACCATACTCAATACCACCGAAAAAGCGGTGACTGTCGCCAACAATCAGGGGATCGCCAACACGATCACCGTGATTGTTGTTGCCATAATCGCTATCTATTTCATCATACAAATGATTGGGAGTCGTAAGCAATGGAATAATGACTCTTCTTCATTGAAGACTATCCGTGATGATGTAGCAACGACAAAGAATGCAGTGGTGAAAATCCCAACATATCATTGGGAAATAACCTCGATGTTGGATCAGATTCTTCAGAGGTATAGCGATCATTTCTCGGTGGAACAGTGCATTCTCATCGCCAATTCCGTATTACAGGGAACGAAGTCTCGATTGGAATTGAAGGCAATCAAGATCATAATTGAGAACGACATTGAGAACAAATGGAATCGCATCGAAATAAAAGTTAGGGAAATCATCGGTTCGCACTGGCAAACCGATATGTCCCTCTTGGAGTCGTTCATTGTCCGTGATGGTAAACCAATATCCGACTACATCGACCAAGATGATGTAGAGGAATTGACCAAGTTTCTTCTCATCGCAATCCGTGAAAAATACTCTTTCTCCGATATTGATGAAGGACTGTCCAACATCTATCGGGAGATATTCGCTTCATTGACTACGAAGCTCAAGAAAGAGATTTAAGGATCGTATTCGTTCGCAAGAACACCCGCAATCTGGTCTGCTGTCTTTCCGACCGTCCAGTCCGTTGCCATCTTGCCGATACGGGGTACTGAATACACACGGCTCATCTCACCATGACTCGCATCATTTGGACACACGGGGGCGGTCGTATCATTGACCGATTCGTGTTCGTGGTTCACCTTTTTGCCACACATATGGCACTCATAGGTCTTGATAATCAACGGCACTTTTCACCTCACTAAATATGGTTATGAACACAAAGATATTGTTCCCGACCGACCCAATGGCATACACTGGCTACAAGCGTCCATCCAACCTGTTTCCAGACTGTTTCGTACAGAGGAAAAAGTATCGGAGGGATTCTTGGGATGAAAACAAATTCGTGTTTCTGAATGGACTCGAAGTTTGTTGGTTCGACTCGAAGATGAAATACACTCCGACCGAACCCGATGTAGAAGCATCGGATTGGGCTGTTTCCGAAATGACGGATCAGGAATGTAATTCATTGCTCGATACCATGATAACGGTTATGGTCAATGAAGAGGCATGATCTTCGTTGGGGGATCAATGATTGACGAATAAGGGGAAATTGACAACCCCCATTTCTCAATCTGCACATAGATGAAATCACCGATGTATCCCGCCAATTGAGCATAGAATTCTTCGCTAGTCCGATGGTCATGGGAGCAACCGATATGGTTTCCGACCTTCATGGTAGCGTGATGGATTTCGTGATGGATGACATTGTGGTTCATTCCATTCGGTGAAAGCATCACAATGACCCGACCACGATCATAGTCATAGAAAGTGACACCATAGTAGCCATGATCCACCCAAGGCCGTTCGATGGCAGGGAACAGTTCACGGAAGTCTTTAGAATTGACAAGTTTTTCCATGTCAGAAGTACATACCAAATGGAAATCCGCTTCGATCAGGGGAATCTTGGAATTGGCATGAAGCACATAGGGCTTGATCGCCTTGGGCTTTTTGATTACTTGTTTTTTCCGCATCCGCATCCCCCGCCTTTCGGTAATTGACCGTTCTGGATCGACTCTTGCAACTTGGACATAGCGGAGCGGATCATAGTAGCCGCCTGTACCCCCGCATTGACCACCTGTACCTTCCATTTCTCTGGAAGGACATTGAGGGCGGGTGCGATCTTTGGTTGCTCCACCATGAGCCTACGAAGGGCATCCTTGCCCTGATAGACCGTCCCATCGGTTCCGATGTAGCGGAATGTCTTGGCATTGGCCTCAATCGGGCGGTACTCAATCGCATCGCCAATGTAGGACTGGATGGCTCCACGAAATGCCTTGCAGAGAGGGCAAGTCGCATCGTAAAAAAGAATTCCTTTGCTCATTTGTTCACCTTATATTGCAAATGGGATGATTCCTTGGATTTCCAAATCGAACTTCTTGCAGTAATGCAATGCGCTGTCCCTGTTCGGGAACGAATGCAACCAGAAGTCGGGAAGGGTTGAAACGACCACGGCATATTCGTCCTTGCCCCGCTCGTTCGTCAATATGATACGGACGGTCTTCTTGGGCAATTCCCGCCATTTGTTCAATTTTTCAAGTTCTTGTGGGTGCATAAACGCAAGCCAAGATTGAGGAATTATCAATTCTGGCATATCGGTTCCACTGCACCTTGGGGCATCAATTCGGGAACTTCGGTCTTGATACCCGCATTGTACCATTCGGAATAGGACTTCGCACCCATTTCACGGGCATCGGACTCCATGCAGAACCATAGGAACCCCCGTAGGAAGGCGATACAGACCCGTTCTCCCTTTGGTAAGGGTTCTGGACAATCTAGCTTGGAATTCGCTTCCAGTGCGTCCAGAATGGCCTTGCTAGTGTCCCTGTTCGGGTACATCTCGACAGTAGCGGTTCCGAAGAAGTATTGGTAATAGATTTGGGTGACTTCCACTGGAACGATGACCCCGCCCACGCACATGGTCTGTGGTGTGGGGAATTGGGACATTGGATAGACGAATGCCTGTGAGTTTCGGTGATTGACGGGGCGTTTCTCACCGATTCTGGGAATCATGGTATCCGAAAGGAATGGAAATGATTTTTGCATACCGAAAATATGGATTCCTACCCGAATGCTGTCAATTAGAACTCATCCATTTTCGGATGTCGTTCGCAATATCTTCCCCCGCACTCCCACGGAAAGGAAGACCAAACCAGTTGTCCAAGGCATCATTGACCTTCCATAGACTAGCGTACCACAAGAAGGAAGAAGCGATCCATCCGAACATTCGCTTCGCTTGATCGGTTGCTTCTCCCCGTTGGATCATTCTTTGGATCACTCGGAACTCGTTGATGGCATCAATGAACACATCGGTCAATTCTCCACCACGGAATCCCGCAATGGTCTTCTCTGGACTCCATTTGGGAGCCATCGTCTTGGACATGGTTTCCTTCAGGAATACGATGTTCGATGGTCTCTGTGTGTATGCGAAATGGATTGACCGAATTGGTCGAGAGCAATCATAAATCCATGTTGGAAATATGTTCATCCCCTTGGATTCAAGGTTCTTGGAATATGCGGTCTCCCCTATGTTCCAAGCACACGCATTGAAGACGACTTCATCGGGGACACAATTAAGGAATACCCTAGACAATCCGAACTTGAATGATTGAAGGGTGTCGTTGATTATGGATAGGAATTCGTAGCTGTCATTGACGGCAAAGATGCCTTGATTGACCCAAGGGAATCTTTCCACGATTGACCAGTCAATCTTGGAATTGACGGACAATGAATTGAATACTTCATCGGTGTCCGTTGTGTCGGCAATGAAAACATTTTTATGCTTCGGAGGTGGGTAGAATGTCGTTATTCCATTACCCGCTGTGAATTCACGCATCGCCAAGATGTCGGAATCGCAATTGTAATGCGCTTTTCCACGCATGAGTTCGGATGATGCAATCTTCATCGCCAAGTGGGTGCTGTGACTCAATTCGTAGGCACTCTTGGCAATCGGGTATTCATCGAATCCATTGCAATTGACACGGGTTCTCTGTGATACTCCAATCGTCTTCGTGTATTGATCGACCAATTGACAAACCATCGAATTGTTCGACAAAACATATATCTCGGAGTTCTGATTGGATTCAATAAAGGAATCAATGGCGACAAGTACATACATCGCCTTTTCCTTCACCGTCTGCATGGAAGAATGGGGAGGTATGTACTGCGAGAAGATAGCGGGTAATGTGTTCTTCATTGATAATCCAAGAGTTAGTCAGAACAAACCATTCGAGAATCGAATTGACTTGGAGTATGCTTTCACATCTTCCTTTATCTGTCTCACCGATTCTGTTCTGATCGTTGCTAGTCTCTTGTATTTATCACTTCGGACATATTCAAAAGTGTTCTGGACTGGATGGTAAATGTGATAGATGGTCTGTCCATTCTCCCGCCCACATAGACCCACTGGATACAACCGTCTGCAAGCATAGTAGAAGACATCATCTTCGTGACCCCATGCGTCATATCGGTTATCGTATCCACCGACTTCTATATAGGTCTTCGGGGTAAGAACAAGCGCACCGCCATAGCACCTGTATCCACGCCTTGCCTTTTCCCTGTGATAGTCGATTCTTGTAGAAACCGTACCCAATTTTTCGGTACAGACTATGTAGCTATCGAACTTGTCCAAATCCGCAATCTTGGTGAATGGATGCCATACCTTAAATTGACACATTCTGGAATGGATAACTTCGGGCTTCAATAGTTCTGGTTCCACTAGGATGTCACAATCCAAGAACAGGACTGGTGTATCCAACGCACCCTTCTTTTTTGTGATATGAAGGATTCCGTCATTCCATGCCCGTGACTTGTTGAACCTACCCGAATAGGTATGATTGACAACTTCGATTGGAATTTGATACTTCGTGGTAATCGCATGGAACAGGGTTCGGCTTACGCTGTTCTGTTCCGATACGACAATACGGCACTGGTGGTTGCTATGCTCCCAACAATGCCGTATGACGGTCTCTATGGATCGTTCCCTGTATTCATCCCCACGGTAAAATGGTATGAGAACGATGTATTCGTTCATTCACGAATGAGAGGGAAGAGGGTGGTGAGGATGTCGGTGTCAATGTTCTCATCGAAGTCATCGAGACGCAACTTGGAGATTTCGAGAGTGGCGATCTGATCGGAGAAAGCCCCGACTTCGGTGTCACTGGTCTCAATCTGCTTCTTGGTCTCTTCGCCCAATTGAGCGTATGCTTCATTGATCCGCTTGATCTTCTCTTCCATTTGCGTGTTCTCTTCACGCAAGATGGCATTGCGGGTTTCCATGAACAGGGCGAACTCTGGAATGCGGGTGTGCTTGTTGCGAAGTTCTGCAAATTCCTTGGTGATGTCCTTGACGGACTCCATGAAGGATGCGATTCTCCGAACGACTGGTGTTGCGAATACCATGTCCATGACGGGTCTGCGTCCTTTGTCGCCATTTCGGAAATGACCACCATCGCCAAGAACCTTCTGGACGATTGAGATGATTTCGCCCTTGGACAAGTCGATCTTTTCCAGTTCGTGCGAATGATAGACATTGGCATCTTTCACGATGTTGCGAATGCCAATGAAGGTCACAAGGTTCATCTTCTTGGGGAGCCAAGAAAGGTCGATTGCCTGAAGTTCCAGTTCGATTTCAGTTCCCAAGGTTTCGTCATAGCCCTTGAGGTCTTCGTTGAACTGCTCGACCGCATCCTTGTGGGCATCGGAGCGGGTGAGGGCAAGGATTTCGTTCTCAAGCTCGAACTGCTTGTCACCAAAATCCTGCGTTTCGTGCGGAAGTTGGTGCTTGTCACAGAATGCCCGAATGAGTGCATCACGGGCTTCCTCGAACTGCTTGTATGCGGGGGAGAACATGGCTTCCCGTTGCTCGAAAGTGCGCTTCGCCACTGGAAGGATGCGATCAAGATTGATCTTTCCGATGACGATGAGCTTGGGGTGCTGTTTTCCCTTCATGCCCTTGAGCGTTTCCGCAAGGGTGAGGAAGTTGGCGATTGTATCCTTTACCTTCATTTCAATTCTCCGTGTGGATAACTTGTTGAAAAAACCCGTGACCCACGGCACGGGTTCTGTAAATGTGGTCTTATCTCTGGAATTTGTCAATCATTCAAGCATAATACTGAAATGACCCCTATATGTCGGAAGATTCCCAGTACCCACACCATCTTGTTCAAACATCTTCTGAATAATCCTCCAAGAAGACGGAAGCAATTTGATGAAATCGGGGAATCCTTCCAATTGTGCCAGCGCATACGGAATATGACCAATCTTGATATAGAACGGGCCACCTTTGAATGCCATAGCAGTTCTGCTAGTCACGCTATTAGCACCTATCGCCAACAACGCAATACCAATAAACCGTTTTCCCATCCATCCATCGTTACCATACTCCAACAATTGAGAGTATTCGACAACCCTATTCCCATCGCTTGGTATGTTCGTCACCGAAAGCATTGCCATGTTGGTTTCTAGGTATTTCAAGTGTTGTGTGGAATTAACTATGGTGATAGACCCATCCTCACCATGCCCCCAATCAGGATCGGGAACCATCACAGAACGATATGCTAAAATATCACCTTCCTTTACCGCACCAGTACGAGCCACGACAACGACTTCCTTGGTCATCAACACACGATCCCGTGGCGTTTGCATACCATGATCGTACACACCAATCGTATTAGGATCAATCGGAACTTGGCCTTCTTCCAATACTACCTTATACGGATCATTCCTAGTGATGTTACCACCACCCCAATTATCCCATTCCGACTCAAAATGTAGGATACCCGTACCCACCTTGAATGCGGGATATTTTCCATCATAATCGGTTGCTCGTGATGCGGATAAATTATTCAAAAACCCAAACGCAAATCCGTTTCTCCGTTCCGTATATTCACGGGATGCGTTATCTTCGGATGCGTATTCCCGCATCTTCTGATAATTTCCATGCCCCGCACCAAATTCAAATAAGTTGTTGTTGCTCCCTTCATTGAGCATACCGAAAACAAATTGATCGGAACGACTAACCAATAGGTGCATACCTTTGGCATGGATATTGTACTGTGGTTTATAAGAATTACCACCACTATCACGAATCATAATGTTGATGTCATATCCGAACAAGTCAGCATACATGACACCAGAAGTACCGACTGATCCATCAAGAAAATCCCTGCCCAAATACAGGTGAGAACCGAACAAACGAGTGAATGCGGTATGTCCAGATCGTCCGTCTGTCAACGACCCACCATTGAACATATTGAGATTTGCATTCAGATCGGTTCCATACCAAGAATCAAAAACGGATTCGTACCTACCATAACTCTCAACACCAGTCAATTGACCAAGGATTCGTTCGTGATCTTTTTGGAAATTGAATCGTTCGTACACGATCGTTGCATTAACATCGGACTTCATGTACTTGGCACTAGGAACCGCCATTCTGTTTTGATCGAGATAGAGGTGACGATGTTTGTCACCAACAAACGAACTGCCATATGTATTCTGTACCGCAATATCAGAACCGACAAATACGGATTCGTATAGATAACCACCACGCAACGAACCACGGCTTACCATCAAACTACCAGAAGCATCTTGAAATTCGCCGCTACCAATAGTTCCTATGCTAAAGGTGGATGAATTATGGTTATTCGCACTGAAAATGATATTGTGAAGATATATACCATATGTATTAGTAACATATCCCTTAAAACCACGGCCTCCGAAATTAAGAAGGTAATCAACATTATCGTTGTCAATGAAGACAAATGCGGTTCCCCGCTGATAAAAATTAAAGCCATAATCATTACAATTATTCGGAACCGGAATTGTTGTATTGCTGTCGATATTAGCGATTCGGAATCCAAAGAGACCACCACCGATATTCTTGACTTCCTTCACTTGGTACAATTCACCAACAAAAGACATCGAGCCTTTTAATTTCTCGACATCTGAAGGATTGTCGGTATCTACCCAATTTGTCAATTTCGTTACATACAAATACAACCGTCTTCCATTCACTGTGCGACTTGATGGATTAAACGCCAAAGCAGTCGTTGTAATTGATGGAGATTGTGAGCTGTTCAATACGATATAATCCGCATTGGACGGATCATTTATCATAACAATCGGAGTATTGCTAGAAGTCTGTTGAAGATGCGTCACCGTTCCAACATTACCAACCGAATAAGTATGTCCCGAATTACCATCGAATAATTTACCAATTAAGTTCCACTTTGCATAATACATCCAAGCGGTTCGCCAAATATCGGTCTTTTCATAAGTACCGTCAATTTGACGAATGGTATTCGTTGACGATGAACCGTCCCAGATATTACCACCATAGGTACTTTCCAATACAGGATCGGTAGTCCCCGTCACGACATTGGAAGAATTCAACGTGTTCGTAGGACGAAGCATCCTACCATATACACCGTTCTTCTTAAAATGTTCATACAGAATAATGGAAGAGAATGTGTTGTTACTCATCGCATGATTACGAGATACCGAAAACCCAGACTGTGAATTATTGATATAACTGTTCGTTTGTGCCGAAGTAAACCCACCAAGGGCATAATCCAAAGTAGATGTCTCCAACATGGTCAAATGGTTGTACGGTGCAGTACCAACATGACCATCGGAACCAAGCAAGATACCCGCTTGTCGGTCATATGCGTTCCCACCGAATCCCATAGACAGATTCTTACCGAAGATGATATGTCTGGAAACGGGAGCCATCTTAAGATTGATATGAGAGCCAAAAATCAACACATCGGTAAAGTCCGGGCCGTCTCCTGTCGATCCACTACCAAGACCACGCCCCAAGATTGAATTGTTGGCTCCTAGCATCCACACATTCATGTTGTTGTGATGTGTTTCCTTCCAATCTGTCAGCGGAGACCCCAATCCACCGATGGAGCTATAATCGGTTGTCGCCATTCGGAATTGGCGGTTCTGGTTCTTGTACCCGAACAGATAGCTTCCACGCTGATTCGAGTAATTGCAGTCACCGAAATTGATGGAGTTGTAGCCTTCCGCATAGTTGTCGGAGCCAAACTGAAAGATACCATACCCAAAACGGGGATATGATCCCGCAGTACCCCAATATGCACCAATGCGGTTCCGCACTCCGAAATTGAAGTTGAAGTTTCCGTTGGTCTGCATTCCGAAATTGAGACCAGTAGGATCATCAACAAGTTCACCATCACCCCAATTGATATTGAAGTTACCCTTGTTGAAGATGTCCTTTCCGATTGACCAAGAACCGAAGGATTCAAAATCGTGACGGATTCCCTTTCCAAGAGAGTTCGTATTGTAGTCGAACGCAAGGCCATTTTCTCCATTCCAGAGAACCTTGCTTCCCATCAAAAGGCCACCCGCACGATGGTCTGCTTCCCCGTTGGTGAACGGAGCAATGTGGAGAGCCTTGTTATAGTAATCGGACATGACCACGGAGCGAACCAAGTTGAATTGGTATTCGTGGTACGACTTCACCACTCCCGCATATGGAACAGTTCCTTGGATGATTCCACCAATGCTCAACGACTTGGATTCGGGGTCGAGAAGGTCACGGACGATATTGAGAGGGGATACGAAGTCTTCGGAGAAAGTGCTATCATACAGGCCAAGAAGAACCTTCTGCGAAGCCGAAATGGTATCGGTATTCAGGTAATACCAGAATCCTTCTGTGAAGAACAGGTAATCGTATCGGGAAGGATCGTAGGTCTCACCCGAAATGATGACATTGAATCGGATGGTGAAGTTCGGGGAAATGGATTGCCCCGCACCATTGAGAAGACGGTTCTTCACCAATCGGACATTGGAATACACCATACCGAAGAAGAAGATGTTTCCAGTCTCGATTCCATTGACATCGAGTTCTGCAAGGAACAAGGCCATCTTGTTCCAAGAGAAATTTCCCGCATTTCCCGGGATCACGCAATCATACGAACCCGCTGTCACCGCACCGCTCGTAGATGTCACGGAAAGGGGCTTGTAGGGCTTCACCTTCCAACAATCAGGGATTGTGATAGCAGAAACCAACTTGGTCTGATTGAAGAGTCCTGTGGCGACATTGACATTGTTCGCATCGAGCACATACCCACTACCATAGACATACCGACCAGTGGTAGGATCGAAGGAACCACGAAGCCAAAGTTTCTGCCCATCGAAGGTATTGACATCCCCACCGACCATCGACTCATACTGTTCCCACCATTCGGTGTGACTCATTCCGTCTTCAGTGAGGAAATCATTGCGGGTCACATCGTACAGGCTTCCAAGTGTGGGACTCTGGAAGTTGGGATCGTAAATGGGGACGAAGTAGCGAATCTCATACGACAACCCGCTAGGATTGACGGATGCGAGTTTTCCATAATTGGGCGCAAAGACTTTGAACTTCACCTGATTGGTCGGCATAGGAACTCCTTTGTCCTATTTAGTATTAAAGAGGGACGGCATTCGTGGAGAGCAATAGCTTTTCCCACTTCAGTTTCCGTTCTTCTGTCAAGAATTCATCAATTGGTAATGCGAGAATGTTCTTGGAAGCTGTGTGATACATTCCGACCGATAACAGTGGAATGATCGGTGCTATCTTCGCAAGAACGGACTCTTCGGTTGTCGATTGAAATTGAGAGAAGTCCGTCATAAGGACTTCGGCACGAACTTGTGCTACGATGATCGGAGTATTTAGAATGTTCCAAATGACTTGACCGTCAATTTCATTTCTGAAAATGTTGTCGATGTCGGATTGAAGCATCCACAAATACGATAGGACGATGTTGTCCTGAAGGCCATTTCCATAGAAGTCATATGCCACCCACCCTTCCGTCTTCTGAATCTTGGTAATCGCATCGGATACCAACTTCTTATTGGGAGATTGGGCAATATAGATTCGTTCGGAACCCTTCGTGATGTAGAAACACGGACGATTTTTATAGGTAAGCATGAGTTCTCCTTATGCCCTGAAGCCCATCATCCACGCACGGGAAGATGCGGGGGAGTGTGATTGCATGGTTGGATATATTCCAGTGACACCATCGTCATACCGTGCATTGATGCTAGTGTAGCTCAATGCAATAGCAGGGGAACCAGTGGTCAATCCACTATATCCACCAAACGCAATTCCATTGATCTTACCCGCAACGGTGAAATAGTAGATGGTGTTCCGTGTAAGTGCGACTGGTGACGGGAACGAAAGAATCTTCACGCCCGTACTATCTGGTCTGCGATATGTTTCCGCATGAGCGGTGGACAATGTATCCGTTTGGGCAATGAGGTTTCCATTGATGTCACACACTCCGAACCGCATAGTTTCCGAAGATGCCTGTGATTGAGTCACAAAAGCCGCCATCTTGTCAATCTGGGTATCATACGGGGTAATAACCGCTGTCCAGATTTGGGCGTTACCACCGAAGATATTGACGGCCTGTGAAATCAGGGAAAGGATAAAGGTCTGGACACCCGCATATTGACCACCCGCATCATCACCACCCGAAGACGGGGCAATGGTTGGTAGGGTGGACTTCTCGACAAGAAGAATTCCATCCACACCGCCACGGAACGCCCGACCCACATAGGTCAGGAAGTTCGGGAACACGGGAGCGGTTGTGGTGATGAGACCCGCTGTGGTATCGGATAGCCACATTTGGGCATTGTCCGCAATTCCAGTGAGGTCGAGTGGCAATGCACCACCACCCATGATTTCACCAATCCCTTCATGTGGGATGTCATACATGGTGATACCAGACACGAACGAAGTGGATGAAGAATTGGCTTGTGCCAACGCAATCGTGGGAAGGCCACTATCATGCCCGTTGGGATAAACCGCACGACCTTTGGGGATCGTAGCACCGCTCATGTTTTTGACAAGGATTCTCATTTGGCGATTCATCACCAATGGGGAATCTTCCCTGTTTCCTTGCACCACAACACTCTGGACTGGATCAAGGTAGAAGAGTTTACCCTTGTGGTAAGTAGGCTCTGTTGGCAAAGCTGTGAGGAAATTGGAGCCATTCAGAGAAAGGTACGCACCCGACCCGCCTTGGGATGCAAACAATGTCCAATGAGTAGGATCGGCACTTGGATTCGGGGACTCTGGATCGGAGTTATATGCCAAAATGTTGATATAGACATTCCCATCGAACGACACAAGATTGTTCACCTTGTATGCGACACCAACACCCCAACTTCCAAGGAACTTTAGTCCACCAAATTTGATCTTGAGAATTTCGGGGGAAGCTGTCCCCGCTGTCTTCTCCAAATCAAGCGTTATCTCTGGATCGCCACCCGTCAATTTGTCATTGAGGAACCCGGGCCACGGAAGTCCGATACCGTTTACATCGTTTGCGGATGCCATGAGCATACCCGCCCATTCATTCACGATCTCGAAAATCCATTCATGGTCTTCGTGTGAGGGAGACAAAATGGCACGGATACCCGTGGTATTATTCACGGGATTCCGCAATCCAGTACACCAGAATTCGTCAATTTCGCTAGGACGATCTACTTCAGTGCTTCGTCTGCGATACAGGATGGAGTGGCGGTCGGTGCAAAACCCCGCCTGTCCTTCCAACAATTGACCATTCGTAGCCAATTCAGCATATGTACCACAACGGTCAATTATGTTTTTGTATTCGGTTCCCATAACAATCTCCTTTAGATCAATCCACTAGGGGATTCAATGCTGTCTGGTAATGGAGACGGGAGAATGCCACCCTTCTCGTCAATCGTATCAATCCACGGAGAACCCAACACACCTCTTCCTTCGTCAATCGAATCGAGAACGATAGGCTCTGGTGTATCCGTCTGCGAATGGACACCATCACCCCACCAATCAACCATAGTCGGCAACTGCTTGACATCGTGCTCGACATTGATGACAAGCGATAGATCGTCAAGGACTGTATTGATCGGACGGAGTGCATTTATAGTATTTAGCACACGCCCAAGAATATCGGAAATACCTTCGGTCTGCGAGTACAGGTCGAATTGGGTCAAGTCCACATCAATGCTGAAATGCGGGGTGAGTCCCATTGACTCATCCTTGATCTGTCTGGTCTCAATTACAGTTTTCGCTTCATACAGTCGGTTCTCGTTGCTTTCAGACCATGCCCGTTCGGGTGTCGGTCTCAATATGAAGTTCTCATCATAATTGAGGCCGTAGTCGGATGTCCACTTGTAATAGATGTCGGCAAGCGCACCAACGGAGAACATGAGGCCACGGATCGCATCCTTTGTCGCCTTGATTCGGTTGATCTCTGGAAGGTTCGCAACAAGGAATCGAGCATAACGCAACAAATCATCGGGCGCATTGGCAATGTCCCTAGCACGGAGAATTCCACTCACCATATCATAGCCAAGGTTCTTCGCAAGCATATGGAGGTACTGGCTAGGGATGGTATCGGGATCGTGCATATCGAGCAATCCGTCAATCTTGTCCAGAATACCATGAGCCATAGCATACGGATCGGATGAGGTGGCACCAGTGTACAGGGTGTTCATCTCATCCTGAAACACGCCAACGAAGTTCTCGAACGGGCTTTCCTTCAGGTATTCGGGAACATACGCCCTGAAATTGACACCACGCAATCCTTGGTTTCCGTCAATTTGCCCACGGATACAGGAATTGGGATCGGCTGTCTCCAAAGGAACAAGCAACGAATTCTGTCTGGTCAGGGTAATCGGGATGGATACCCCAATTCCACTGTATTCGATGAAATTGAGAACAAATGGAGTTGGGATGGAGAACCGAAGCCGTCCATTCCAGATATTGACGGATGGGTTCAATGAGATTTCGATTCGAGACGCTTCATAGGAATAATCCGCTCCATTCTGTCCACCAGTGAGGAAGAATGTAGTGAATGGATGTATGGTAATCCCATCATCGCCAACGACTTCGACCATCACCTGTCCATTCCACCCATTCGGGGAATCGGAAATACGGACGGTGTTGTTGAATGGGCTTGCAGGGGGGTGTTCCAAAACTCCCAAGACATCAACGGCACGGACAAGCAGGGTTGCCTTGTCTCCACGCAAAAGACTCTCTCCCGTGCTGTAATAGCCATTGTCGCCAAGGACTACGAATGGAACATCAAAAGTGATTTCCCGTTGTGAAATAGCGGGATTCACATTGACCAAGAATACCCCACTCACACCCGTCATGCGGATGATGAACAAACCAACCTTGTTATCGGATGCGTAGTTGTCGAGAGGCATGACCAATTGAACCTTTCCGAAATCGACACCATTGATGTTCACGATTTCGTATCGGTACTTGTACCAAGGGGTCGCCCAAGTGTATTGAGAATAGGAAGCGTATGTACCGCTTTCCAAACTCATAAAGCTAACCGTATCTGGTTTTGCTACTGGATCAATCCAGAGAGTTACCATTTGTCCAGTACCATCCCCCCAAGTCGATGGATTGTATTCGATGGTCGTTCCATTCATAACATGGGGATCAATCTCTCCGAAATTGGGAGCAGACGGGGACGGGTTTCGGTACGAATTGAAATGAGTCAAGATTGAGCCGTCAATCGAATTGACCACAAAGACCGAAGAGTTGGATGACGGGGACTGATCCAAGAATCCAATCCACATCGTAAGAAGGCTGTTCTCCATCGGAGGGAACATTGACGCATAGCTTCCGTTGTACAGGTCAATCGCACCCATAGAAATCTCAATTCGGGTCGGAGTGACCAGATTGATGACTGGATTGCTGAAGTTCGACTTGTACTGTTCCGAAGAAGCGTTCTTTCTTCCCCATCCAAATGCAACAATGGGGCGGTTATCCAATCCAGTTCCTTGGATGACATATCGGGAAATTCCACGATCATAATACGCATTGGAAATGACGGGAAGTGGCAATGCTAGTTGGGTCTCTACTCCCTCTTCCGCAAGAATGTAGGTAGGCATGGAGGCATCGAGACCAACCACCCATTCGTTCGATCCTACTTGTGCCAACCCCGCATAAAATCTGGATTGGATCACCGAAGTATTCGCAAGATTGGCATTGCTAGAATACCCATACCCGATCTGTCCAGAATATCCACCAAGATTGTTGTTGCCATTGATATATTGACGGGTCGATGTTCCAGTATTGGAAATGACATCGCAAATAATCGCCCGTCTGTTATTGGCGGGGGCTAGGTCGATATAGACTTGATGAAAATGCTCATCGAATGGAAAGTCACCACCGCCTTGGAATACCCAACGGGCATTCCGCTTCGTCTTATGAGTGACCCACGAATACTGCGTGTCAATTTCACGCCAACAATTGAACAATACGGAATATGCGCTTGCTCCATCATTGAGTACGGATAGCCCCGTCCAATTCAATTTGGCATGGAGCAATGCGTGTTTGGTTCCACCACCATACCACGAAAATGTATCGGTAAATGTCTTCGTGAAATTGGAAATATCGAGACCCAATGGAATAGTCATAATCGTACCACCACCGCTGATAACGGGGGCGGGTGCTGTGATGGTATGCGCTATTTCACGGGTGGGGATCAAGTTGCTACTTGGAGTCCATCCCAACATATAACCATAGCTAACTGTCGGAGTTCCGAAGTAACTATAATACTCAAAGAAGAGTTCAATGTTTGCGATATTTCCAGACCACCTATCAAGGTGTACTCCCTCAATGATGAGGTCGGTTCCAGATTGATACGCTTTGTGGATTCGTGGCTTCAAGTCCCAATTTGCATATGCCATATCAATGGACTCCAAAAAGATGTACGATTACCCAAAGGCCATCATCGGAATTGACCACTTCGGTTGTTGCGGAATAAAGCCCACAAGACTCATTTCTTCTCAATGACTCTTCCCGACACCTATCAATAAAAGAAGCGTCATCCGACAACGCAAGTGCGGTGCATGGATAACGCTCTTCAGTTTCTAGCCTTTTACTCATATCTCTATTTAGGCACTACCCATATCGGAACTCCATTTCGGATTTGATCTGGACAATTTCGTTCCGCATCGTGTAATTGACGATGTTTCCGTAGCTGTCCAACATACCCGCACGAATCGCCTGTGTCAATCCATTGTGGAGCTTGAGCATCAATCCCTTGAACGAATTGGACTTGATGAACTTCTCGACATTCGATTGAGCATCGGTATCTTCCAAATATGCGCTCGATTGGAGAAGCGTATTAACCTGATCCTTGATGTCATTGATATTGAACGAACTACCATCCGCTCCAAACTCATTGAGGAACAGATTGAGGATTAGACGGTCGGTTGTGTAGAAGTCGGGCGATACCGTGTCTGCTTTCTTCTTCGCAATCGCACGGAGTTCGATGATGACATTCCGCATGACCGTGTGGTAGAACCAACGCTCACTGATTCCACCGATCCTGTGGTGCATCTTCGATTCGGTGACCCATGCTTCATCCGCTTCTCCCTTGATAGGAGCGTTCATCCGCCAAGGGGTTCCCGTTGCAGTGACCCTCTCGAATTCGGTGATGTCGAGAAGCGCATTATACTTTCCATTGCTCCATTCATCCTTGGTCAAAGGGAATAGCTCACCGCACCGTGTCCAATCTTGGTACAGGTCATAGTAGTAGCTGTTCGCCCAATCACCCCAAGGAATAGCCTTGATGCTTTCGTGGCAATCCGTCCCTCTGCTGTTCTTGTATGGGGCGGGGATATGATCCCGCAACCCAAACGGAGTACAGGCTTCGGCAACGGGGTCTGTGGTAGGCACGGTCGTTGTCGGAATAGGGGTAGGACAAGAACAATACTTGTGATGAATCACATCGAACAACCGCTTCACTTCCTTGGTAATGGCGGTCTGGAACGCTTCCACCAAATACACCTTCGGATCGAATCCAAGATCATTATAGACTTCGACCATATTGGTAACGACTTCGGCAATCAGTCCAAGGTTGTTTCCCAAGTTTCCAGTATCGGAGGTGAACGAAATACGAATAGGAGCCTGTGGATCGTATGGGGCGGTTTCCCATGCGGTTCCAGTCCACTTGATGTATTCCTGTGAACGGAGACCATACGGAGCAACGGAAATGATGCTTCCTACTGTCGGGATATGGAACTGATAGTATGCGTATGAAGTCATAGTGCTTCCGTTATATGACTTCTGCCATACTTTCTGCACCAACGCATAAGACGAAGGTGGTTGATTGTTGGACGGGAAACCAGAAGGAATCGTTCCACGCAATACATACCACGCATAGGGATTCATTCCACCAAGACCGACTTCATCCGCATACCCTTGGCAATACCAATTGATCTGCGATTGGGTCGGGAACATTTCGGTGATTTCACCAAAGAAGTAATTGACACCACCATCTTGGGAAAGACGGAGTTTCTTGCCAATCAGTTCATTGTAGTTAGCAACCGTGTATGTACCGTCTTGGGTAATCTTCCCTTCGGAATCGGGAATTACCGTGAATTGACTCGCATGAACATCGGGGTACACACCATTCTGAAGAGCAAAGAATCGGTCATACTCATACGGAATCTGCGACATCATTTCTGGTTCGGTCATCCAGTCATTGATGACCATTCCATTGCTTGCGACTGGAATGAACTTCAGGTCGGCACGGATCACATCGGGGTTGTTCTTCGCAATGGAATTGATATGGGAAATCAACACGGGGGTATTGAAATTGACATTCGCATCAAGGAATTCGTAGATAGCCGTTTCAACATCGGTACGGACTTTCTCAATATCGGCAAAGTCACGCACCCACACCTGTCCACCCAATTTGAACTCTTGAACAATCGGGGTGATGTACCGTGGCTTGGTTGTCAATTGTCCACGGGCTTCGAGCATAGCCGTCAATTGAGCTACTGGATGACCCTGTGGGAATTGATCGACCATCGCAATCTGGTCATCGGTGTACGGGGGATTGGTACGATTGAAGAACTCTTCGTAGAGCTTCCGTTCATATTCCCGCATGAGAATGACGGAATCGGCTACAAGGATGTTGAAGTACGCTTGTTCGGAATACTGGTCGTAGTCGAATCCTTCGAGCAAGCCGTTCTCATTGAGAGTCGTTGTCGTTCCATCGGGAACCGTCCCACGGATCAATTGTTTCGGAACATACCGACCATCGCTAGTCCGTTCGTAGAGATGCCCAAGGACGGAATAATAGACATGGTTCGCATACCGCCTGTTTGCCCTGTACCCGCTCTGCTGTACTTCTTCCTGTTCACCCCACGCAATCGCATGACGGACACGGAGAGGGCTTGCTAGGGAGGAAAGAAAGGTGGCATAATCGCCAAGGCCAACCAGACGGTCAAGGGAGTTGTAGATAGCAGGGGCATTGTTCTTGATTGACTCAATACTCTCCATATCCGCACCACCGCCCACATTCGTCCCAAGAAGAACGGTGAGCATTTGGGAGATGTCCAGAAGGTTGGGCATCGTGGCATAGATAGGATTGACGAACTGGATGGCGGTTCCACGGGAACCCACCTCATTGGCGGTCGTTCCCTTGGTAGCCAAATACCTGATTCGGATGACATGATCGCCCTTGGGCATCATCGCAACATACCCATCGCCAAACATGACCTCGACACCACCGCTCTTTGCTGTTCGGATCACGCACACACGGGGGATATTGTCTTCAACAAGGTCTCCATCCTCGTTGTATCGCTTGTCGTAGGTATCACGGTACAGAGTTTCGTGATTTACCAAAGAACGCCTGTCAATCTTGTACAGGGAGCTTTCGTCATACGGGGGATCATCCACATAGGCACTGGAAACCTGTGTGAACCCACTGGAAGGTGTCCAAAGACCCGTCACCTGATTGTAGGCACGGGGGTCATTGTTGCCGAACCAGTCGGAGAATTCGGGATCATTGATCTCGTACCTTTGGAAAATTTGACCAGAAATGGGATTTTCCGTGAAATTGATCGTCACTTCACGGGATTCGCCCTGAATGGCGATGGGGGTGATCTGGTCGGCTTCGGGATAGTCTGCCAATTCGGTCGCATCACGGAGAAGAAGCGTCCCATCGGTCTCTTTGGTTGCGAAAATCAAAGTTTTTGACCATAGAGGATCGGTCGGGCTGTCTTCTGCCTTGAATTTGTAGGTATAGGTCGCATCCAATACGAACGGAATCCCGTTTCTGGTCATTTTGGAGCCGATTGGGAACTGAATCGTCTTGTCGGTATAGGAAGCAACGGGCAATGCCAAATTGCCCCGCAAAACGAATTGTAGCCCCGCTGTGGCGGGTGTTGGTCGCCTGATCGAATACCCAAGGGATCGGGACCCCACGATGACACTGGATCGTAGCTTTGCAGTCTCGAAGAATCCCTCTTCCGCTCTTCGCTCGATGTAGTAGATGATGAATTCAGCGGTTGCGCCAAAGACATCGACTAGGAAGCTAACCAACTTGGAGTCAATCAGCTTTCCGAATCCGCTGTTTCTGAAATGCTCTTCGACCTGTGAAACGATCTTGTCACGATCCACATACGCATAGTTGAGCTTGAGAGGTTGCTTTATCATAAGTCCACCTTATTGGGCCGAAAACTTCTTTCTGTACAAATACTTCTTCTGGTTTTCACGGACATAGTACGGGATGGTGAGCACCACGCTATGCCTCTTCCTGTCAATCGTCATCGTGGCCTTGGTTCGGTCAATCGCCACACGCTTCTCATATCGGGCGATTGATTCGATAACCCTGTCCAGAAGGTTCTCTGCCATAGCCGTGTCGATGTTGTTCCAGAGAATCCGTGGAAGCGGGGAACCATAATTGAGCCTTCTTGGGCGTTCCCCTTCGTTCGTGAATAGAATGTCTGTGATTGAGATGTCAATTGCGTTTCCATTGAGTGCTTCGCTTTCGCACATACTGTCAATGTCAATAGCCCACACATCAATACCGTCTGGCTGTTCGGCACACGATACCAAGAAGTTTTCCAATGGGAATGAACGGACACTGGCAATCAGTTCCTTCCATTCTCCACCAGAGGTTTCCTTGTACCTGAATGCCAATTGACCATATCCATCCATTCCTTCCACGGTACTGGTCGGAATATAGACCAATGCTTTGGGAATTCCACCAATCGAAGACACCACAAATTCAATCGTGGGTGTCTTATCAAGGACATAGATCGTGTCAATCACATATCCTTCGGCAATGGCATCGGAAACGCTGTCGGCTTCGATTGAGCCGATATTGTAATGCGGAATCCCGCCAATGTCCACAACGGGGTACACTGGCTTGGTGAGATTCGTGTAGAAATATCGGTCTCTGAAGGTAATCATCATTCTTATTTATGGATGAGGTTTAGTAAGGAATCGAAGGATTCATTTCGGCAAGCATCCGCTTCAATACCCGTGGCTTGATTGAAGTCTTCACGAATGAGCACGAATTGAAAGGATCGTCTTTTCCAAGTTGCATAGCGGACTTGATAGCCATTACACGGGCATTGATTTCGTTCTCGACCTGTTTTGTCTTTGGAATGAACTTCGCATCACTAGAATATGACGCATCCACATCAATCTCATACCCACGGGAACCACCGGGTTTCAAAAACAACTTCTTCAATACCTTGTCCCGTGCCTCGAATGATTCCTTATCGAAGTCACACACGGTAAACGCACATTTGGCAAACTTGTCGTATTCGGTAAGGACATCATAGACATATGCGCCCTCAAGAACCTCGTTGTATCCTTCAATCAAAAAATTAACGCCTTGGATCGCTTCCAACTTCTTCACGATTGGATCGAACTGTTCGTATAGGGTAGCAAGTGCTCCACCAATAAAAGCCGCAACAATAGCACCCAAGCTCATCTTGCACACATAATTGACGAACAAACCGTAGTCCTTCGTCATGGCGACTTTCTGCTCTTCCGAAATGAATGGAATCATCGCAGTAATCATCCCACGCATCTTCTCATTGAGGATCAATTCAATGAATGCTTGGCAATTGAATAGGATTTCACACCAACTGGAATCCCCGTCATTGGAATCCAATTTGTCTTTGAGGGAGTTAAGGACTTCGCAGAATTGAACAAGCCCGTATTCAATCGGATCAATCAGTTTCCCAATTGCGGGATACGCCTGTTTTTCCAACAAGGTCATCGCACTCTTGAATGCCTTGGCTCCCAATTCGGGGGCAAGAACCGCCAACTGAATGCTTTTGTCGATCAACTCAAATGCCGTCTGAAGCATTATACACGCATAATCTTCAGGCGTTTCGGGTATTTTGGTAATGTAGTCCATACCCTTATTTATGGACTATTTGATACGCAAATACCTCTTCACGGATCGGGTGGCCTTGTCTAGCCATTCCCTTTTCCAAATGACCTGTGATTGAACCATAGGCTTGAAGAGTTCAATTATCGGAGTAGCACTATCGACCAATTCGGCAAGAGTGCTCAATAATTCCGAATCCTCTCTATGCCCAAGAACGACCACATTGAATATGGTATTCTTCTCGATACCGATGAACGACATTCCGATGTCGAGAACCACTTTCTCTTCATCGGAATGTTCGACAATTCCAATGTAAACCATTTTATTGACGGTGGAATGGTTGTGAACCACGATCTTCACAACATTCCCCGTATTCAATCGCCCAAAGTTCATTTACCTTCCTTGATAATCGAATCACGGATCAACATGAGCAATTTTCCAAGGTTGTTCTGTCCTTTGAGCGTGACCACATCAACTCCCCAATAATGGTCTCCCCAATTGTTTCCTTCGTAGATGGGTCTTCCCTTCGTGGCTATGAGAAGTTTTCGATACTTCGGATCATTGAACTTCTGGATGAGCAATTCCCGCATGATCTGATATTTCTTCACATCCCAATCGGAATCCACGGGTTGCTTCTTTGATGCGCCTTTCACCTCGAATGGATTGTGAGTTTGGCAATACTCCTTCCATTTAGGATCGGAGTTCTTCGCAGATTGATATGCGTTCTCGACACAAGAATAAGTAGCACCACCATAAACGATTTCCACTGGTGCAAAGTTGGAAAGAAATCTGTACGCATTGGTAAATTGACGGATCACTTGCCATACCCCGTTGGACGATTGAGAATACACAACCTAGAATCAGTACCATCCGTCACCGAATGAGTAAATGCGAATGGGCATTCCATTTCACAATACCGCATCGGTTGTGGCTTTGGTGCGTCCAAGATTGCGGGAACAAACCCGTCTGGATACCTGTGGCACTTCGGGTTATTCCGAATCAGTGTTTCGATGTTATGATTGACACGCTTGGCAATCGCTTCGGACTTCTTCAGCGCATTGAATTCGGCTTCGGTGAGGATGTATTGCATCACTTCTCCACTGGATTCTTGTTTGGATCATTGGAAGGGCGTGTCCATTTGGTGTCTGGACATACCTGATTGACACCTATGCGCTTCATCACACGGTATGCTCCACACACATAGCACCATTCGATCATTCCACCCGCTATGAGCCAAGTTTTATTATGGCGACATGACTTCACAACGGTAGAAGCGACTGGCATATCTTTCGCCAATCTTCCGTATTTCGGAGCACTCATATTCCAACCTTCGAGAAAAGAGTTTCTAGGTATTGAAGAGTCTTGTTCCTGATCTTCTCGGAGCGGTCTTTGTCTTCATTGACCCATACCGCATCGGACAAACCAACCTTTGTCAATTTCGGAATAGCATCGCATACTCCGACCGAATATCCAACGGCTTGCCAAACAAGTTCACGAACTTCCGCTTTCGTAAAAGTCTTCTCTTCGTTCTTCTTTGGCCTCTTCGTTCTTACCCTGCTTTGGGTCGTATCGGGGTATGAGAATGCAAGAGCCGTTGGTTCTTCGGTTCCGTCTAATTGACGATCTGGAACCTCGACAAGAGGAACCGTTCCCGTACCGTTGCAATAGGAACACGGTAATTCCTTCTTATCTGTCCGCAATGGATAAATGGAAGGAACGGTCATCATAACAACACCACGCCCTTTACAGTTATGGCATTGTGCTTTGATCGTATTCTTCGGGAATAATTCCATTTGTTCGAGCTTCCGTTTCGTCATGGTTATGCCTCGATGATAGGCACATCGAACATGAGAACTTCTGGGTTCTTTTCCTGTCCATACATCGGGATAACTTCTGCGTACTGCTCATACAAGTCACCAAAAACCGATGGATAGTAGAAGTTGAATTCCCGAAGCATCGCCAACGCCAAGGAACGGATTTCCCGTTGGGCGTGTTTGTCACAACGGAGCTTGAAGAATGCTCTCCATTGACGGAAATTGAATGTCACCGCAACACGGGTAGATACCGCATTGGGGAGGATAGCACGGGCATCTTCGGCCTTCTTTCCACCACCGACCATTGCGAAATATCGCTGTACGATGGAATCGAAATGAGCAATCATTTCATCATTGTAGCCATCATTGATGAAAATGATCGTGTCCTTCTTGGTGTAATTGACATACCGTTGTGATTCCTGCGAATAGGAACCGATACGGTGACGAACCAACTGGTGAGAAGAAGCACGGGAGCAAGTGATACGGACACTGATCTTATCATGCTCAATCACACTTTCGTGACCAGACCGAACCACTCCACGGGTGAATGATTCATGCGAACCTTCTTTGGTCTTGTCATGGGACAGATAGCAAGTGCGTCCCATTTCCTCGATCAATTTTACTTGGTACATGGCATACACTTGGTATGACATGACATCCAACGGAATCACTGGAATGATCTGGAACTGTGGATTGATAAGGGTTGCTTTCAATTCACTCATCGGTGGCCTCTTCTAATAGTGGATTTGGTTTCTCTACTATTGGCCTTCCACAACTAGGACAATAGTAGTATTCGTGTGCGTTTAATGAGTTGTCTTCAATCAGGACAAATGCCCGACCGCAACTGGTATCGAAGTATTCGCCATCGAAGTCTTTTGTCCAGTCACATTGACCGACTGCGTTTGGACACGCTTTCTCGATAGCTTCGGCAATTGGAGTAGCAATATCAACAACGCCAAATTCTTCGGTATCCCGAACCTCACATTCCTTAATGACATCAATAAGTTTTTCACGGGTCACAACTCGTTCACACATCGGGCATACCGGGCAATTGCTTGATCTCATCACTGGTCAATCGGATGAGATTTTCTGTCTTGTGATGAACGATTGTGGTGGATGTCGGCATCGACATAACACGAACCGATCCACCTTTCCCCATGTGCTCCCCAACGCAATCAACACGGGTCACGGACAACACCGCATACTTCGGATTGTTGGTCAGGTCTCCAAGGTACAGGGCGAACATGGAACCCATCGGGTTATTGAAGAACAGGCTACCGTCCTTCAATTTGACAAGGGTATTTGGCTTTAGCTTCTGCTTCATATCATTCCTTTGTTGGGTAGATTTCAGACCAAGAGATAACCGTACACTTGACTCGATTATGGAGTTTGAATAGGTACTGTTCCCAAAATTCAATTGTCTCGTTCGTGACATCGTTCCCATCGGTCTTGAATGTCGCAATATGATAAGAGTCCGTGTGAATCATGCGAATGATATGTTCACGATAAAACACACGGAACACTCTTTGACGAAGTTTTGGAACCTCTATCGGAGCATAGCCAAATAACCTTAAAATGAAGTTCATATTCAACCTATCGTCAATTTGGGAATCACATCATCCAAGCGGGATCAATTTCGATCTCGATGGATTCTTCTGGTTCTTCGGTGTGGTATGTCACATCGGGGACATGATTGAAGAATCCGCTATCGTCTTGGTGGACAAAGAAATCCCCCGCATATGTCCTAGCGACAACCCGTTTGTTCGCATCGTCTCCCTGTGGAGCATCGGAGTACGGATTGAATCCGATTGGATCGAATGGAAGGGGGAAGCCCTCAAACATACCAGAAATTTCCTTAATGACCAATCCGACCTTTGGCCTGATCTTATCTTCGAGCTTGTGGATTTCCTCGATAAAGGTCTTTGCCATGATCTGCATTTCTTCTGGCATATGGACAAAATCGGCATCATAGAAACGGAGCATGGTTGTGTACTCACGCTCATTGAACATATCACGCATTCTTCCCCCATCCCATCGGGCAAGCATCATAGAAGTTGTTATACATATACCCATGATCCGTTGCTGTACGCATTTGATGGATTCCATTAACAGAGCACATCGCATCGACAATGCGCTTCTTGAGTTCAATCGGGCTAATGCTGATCGGTAATGGCTGTGGCATACCAATGATGACCATAGTGGTGCGTTCGCCATCCAAGGAACCATAATGGGCGATATTGAGGATATTGACGATCATCTCAATATCACGGACACCAGTGTTCAATTCCGCTTCTTGTTGGATTCCTTCAACGATCTCTTCCTGTGACGGAAGAAACTCGCTCATATCGTCTTTGTCCACCAACTGTTTGGCAACGACTTCGGAGAATGGGACGGGTACTCGTATGAACGGAACACCGCTATGTTTCGTGACATCAATGAACTCGGAGAATGGGAGTTCGACCCGCAAAGGTTGTCCGGGCAAGATGATCCGTGTGGCGGTCGTACCACGGGGGAGGGCAACCGACACCTTCATCATATTGACATTGGCACGGACTTGAACAAGATCGGACTTATCCAATGGAATTCCCAATTCCGAAAACTGGTGGGTCGTTTCGCTATGGGTCAATACGGGGAGTTCTGCAATGGTAATCATTTAATGTTTCCTTTGTTATCTGTAAATATGGGTTCAACTCTATTTTTTGTCAAAAAGAAAACCCCGTATTTTCATACAGGGTCGTAGAATAGAGAACTCGGTGTCAATTACCAAATCTGGCTGTCTTCTGCCATGAACTCTTCAAGGAACTCTCCCTTGTTGAGCATCACCTGTCGAGCACGGTCATCCCAAAATTCGTCAATGTCGAATCCTTTGATGTTCGTGATAGTCAGGTCTTCGGGCAAGCCGACTTCCTTCAACCATCTCCGAATCGGCAAAACGGTCGCATCGTCCTGTACACCTTTTTCATTGGCACGGGCGGTAAAGATGCGGACTTCGTTTCCATCACGAATCGCTTTCTTGACATGATTGACCATCTTCTCAATCGGCTTTCCGATATGGTCGAGACCTCGCCAATGGCGTAGTGTGCAAGGGTTCCGTCTAGGTCACATCCGATAACACCCATCACACACCGTCCAAGATACCATCAAGGTAATTTGCCGATTGCTGATTGATGTTCCCCTGTGTGTTCACCATCGGGGTATTGATCTGCGGGAACGGAGCATTGATCCGTGCCATCACATCGGGCGGTATCTGATCCGCTGTCAATGGTTGGATTGATGGCTGTGGGGGAGCGGGATACATCGGTGGAGGCGCAAATGTCGGGGTCGGGGTCGGAGAAGATTGAACCGATTGCGGTTCCGATGGTGCGGAGGGCTGTTTTGGTTCGTCCCCAAAATCCAATACGATTTCTTCGGTCGATTCCTGTGGATCGGGTGCGGGGGGAACCATCGCTCCCATGTAATTCGGATTCGCTCCCTTCACCACCGTTTCGGGCAACTTGGACGCATCCTCGTTCGCCCCCATCAAGGATGCCTTGGGCGGGGGGAGCGGTTCGCCCAATGTGCGCTTGGTAGTCTTGTAAGGGGTTTCGGGTTCAACCACACCTTCGATACGAACACCCTTCTTCTGGATAGTGGTCGTTTGAGCCTGTGGAACCGCCTGTGGTGCGTTCTGGACGGGAATTGGTGCAGGGGCGGGGTTGGACTGCACTTGGGCTACCGTGGATGCCCACGGGTCTTCCTGTGGGGAATTCTGGACGGGGATCGGGGTTGGACTGGACAGTTTCGCTTTGAGGGCTTCGTTTTCGGCCTTCAATGTTGCGTTCTCAATCAGGACAGTAGCCAAGGCCGTGATGCCGGGCCATGCCATAGCTTGCTGTGGATTTGCGAAATACCGATGAAAACCGCCTTTGACGATGGTATCGGTGACTTGTTGTTGGGTCAATTGGCTCATTTCAACTCCTTTCGTGAACCTGTTTCCTAGACTGAAAATATGGATTGATCTGCAAAAAGCGTCAATTCTTCGTTCCCGTCACTACCTTGGGGGGTCGCTTGTCCACAACCTTGATGGTTTTTGTGACCTTTTCGGGATCGGTCTTCTTGGCTCCATCGGCTTCCGCATCCCTGAAAGCCTCAATCGCCTTGAACACCCTGTCTTGGAACGCCATCGCAACCCGTCTGATCGCATCGGCATTGTCGAAGCGGAAACGGGTCTGGAACCTAACCCAAGTCTTCCCCTTGTCCTTGGACATGAACTTGGAGAAAACCGCCTCTGGAACGATGTCAGGGTTGCGAATGATGCGGACATCCAAGTCTTCGGTCTCTGGGAATGACACCAGATTGACGATGGACTGATCCCCTACATCATACGACTGCATGAGGACATCATAGCCATCGAGCCGATTTCTAGCGTCTGGAAGGACATAGGATGCCTTCTTGAGCGCACTGGATACCCGCTTCCAATGGGAGGCCAATTCCTCTGCGTATTGGGTAGGGGATTTGGCCTCTTCGAGCAAAGATGTTCGGATGTTCCGTTTCATCAATATCCACCGACACGGAAACCGAAGGTGATATTGACGGGCTTGCGGTCGCCATCAATTTCAACGGTCGATGTGAACCGATAATCACACGCCTGTACGATCTGGTCTTCACCCGCATAAGGGCTTGGCTTGGAACTATCATAGGTTTCCTGAATGGACGCAATACGGAGAACATCCACAATGCTTTCATCGGAAATACCCTTGATATGGGTTTTGAGCCAAGTCGAAGCCATCCCCTTGATCGAATCGAACAGTTCGGGGGACTTGGACTCTTCGAGCATCCGATAGCCCTTCTGTGGGGTCTTATTGGGGGAGATAATGGCATCCCCGCCCAAAAGATCATCAATTTCATCAAGCATGGACATATAAACCTCTTTTGTTGATTACATCTATATTTAGTTGCATAAATAAGAGTAGAAACCCTCAAAACGGGTACGAAACAACCAAAACACGGAGATACACATGACAAAGAGAAGCGTACTTGAAGAACAGGTTGCGTACCTGTTGGAAGAAGAAACCGACATCGAGACCACCGACCACCCCGGTCGTTCTGGTGAAAACCACAAATACAATGCTTCTTTGAAGCGTCTGGAAGAATCCAAGAAGCGTCTGCTCAAAGCACAGGACGAACTTGGTGATGAAGAGCTTTCCGAAGAAGACGAAGCCATCAAGGGCAAGATCGGCAAGGCCGTTGATGCCATTGATGATGCCATGAAGTCCATCAAGGAAGAGTCGGATGACTCGGACGAAGATGACGAAAACGGTGACGAAGATGTTGCCGAAGAAGGCAAGGGCAAGAAGAAGCTCCACCAGAACCAGAAGGGCAAGAAGCTCCACCAGAACGAAGATGGTGACGAAGATGGTGATGGTGAAGACAAGGACAAGAAGGTTACCGAAGAAGGCAAGGGCAAGAAGAAGCTCCACCAGAACGAAGATGGTGAAGATGATCCCGAATTCGTCAATGAAGAAGACGATGACTCCGATGAAGATGACGAAGGCAAGAATGTCGAAGAAGAAGGCAAGGGCAAGAAGAAATAACCTTCGTGCCACACGATCCATAAAGAGACCCCTAGCGATAGGGGTCTTTTCATTTTCCGATCCGCTTGTTTCGTATTTGGATTTCGAGAGCGTATGATCTGAAGTTCCTGATCGACCGAATCCGCTTCCGTCTGTAACGAACGATCAATACCATAACCACCGAAACGACACACACGATTGAATATGCGATTAGATTGAGCATATTGAAAATGTGGTATCTAACTCGAATGTTGTCAATCTAATAAAGTCTTCGAGCATCAATTCTCGAATACCAGAAGGTTGTCAATTTGAACGGCTTTCCACTGATAATATCGGTTCTGGTTCCCAAATCCACCCGCAATGCCTCTTCTTCCTTGAACATAGGAAGAACTGCATTGAGATTGATTCGATTTTCCCCGACATAATGGTCTTCTACGATGGTCAAGTCAATCGAATCAAGGAATGGAAGGAACAGATTGAAGGTCTTTAGGCCACCAAGGACATACAGGTTCTTGAATGGAGACCGACCGAACTCATCAAGGACATCGGTGACATTGGGGAGATAGAGCACATTGTCCCGTATTCCCTGTGTCACCTTTTCGGTCATAACGATATTGAAGCATTCTGGATATGTTTTCTTCCCACGGAGAAGGAATGCACCATACCCCATGACAACTACGCTATTCTTCGTCAATTCTAGGATATGTTCCGACACACGGGAGAAGTCATACATCGGAATACCGCCTATGGAAAAATACCCATCCTTGTTCGTACAGAGAATGGCATGAATACCTTTACCAATACCCCCCATCATTTGTTGATCCAGTCCAAGATTTCTGTTTTGTTTGCCAGCCAGTGATTGTACCAAATCATCTCATAGGCATCCATTGAACTGATCGAATCAAGGGCGTAGCCAGTGGTCAAATGGGGTTCGACACGGAAATATCGGTTCCCCATCAATCTGGACGCATAGAATCCAGTGACATCTTCGGTGCATTGAAGCTCGAATTTGATGATTCGGTTAGCCCATTGAAACATATTCAAGTTCTCGGAGATTTCTGAACCATGATAGAAGTCACCATTGGTTCCGATTGACAGAACACGAATCTGGGTAGGATCAACCTTGTTCTTGTCGGCATAACCCGCAACACCGACCAGAGCAGGGTTGTTCCCCCATAGGCCACCATCCGCAAAGCGATTCGCAACGGGAGGAAAGTAGGTTGGGGCGGCGGTGGATTGAAGTACGGCATCACGCACTAGGATGTCATCGGAGCGGTCATACACCTTGGGTTTTCCAATCTTGAAATCGGAAGTGGTGATGAATGTAGGGATGATGAGTTGCGACATCTTGGTATCGCCAAGGTACTTCTTGAGAATGGCCTTGAGATTTTCATTGTCGTATTTCGGCTTCAGTGGATTGACTCTCCACATGAACGATGGCTTCTTGAAGATACCCGCACCTTCGGTCTTGAAGATGTTGTACACCTGATCCCACGACTTTCCCATGCCCCGCAAAGCCGCAATGATAGCCCCGACCGATGTACCCGCAACAAAGTCTTCGTTATTGTAATTGAGTTCCTTGAGGAACCGTGCCGATCCGATTCCAAGGATTCCACCACCGTCAATCGTGATTCCAGTCCGCATAAAAACTCCTATGGTTTAATTACCCATAGGTATTTATGCGTCAATTTGTCGGAAGGGGTGGGCGAACCAGATTTCTCAATGTAGATGTGAAATTGCTAGTGATTTTCTTTCGCCTTCTGTTTGGCTTCGTTGGATTCGCTTTCCGATATTCAAGAATGCGGTCAATCTTCTCATTCGTCAATTTCTTCGCTTCGACAACCAACGGAACAATATCGAGAACGATTCCTGTCTCATACCAGAAGTCGAATTGATAAAAGAAGTCATCCATAGGCTCGTATTCATAATCCCGTGGCTTGTAGTGATGAGCACCGTATAGGCAATAAAGCTCTCCATCAATTCCGAAATTGAACGGACGGAAATTGACTCTCCCGATTGACACGCCATTGTGTGATACGAAGATGCGACACCACCGACCACCATCCCAAGCAACGCCTTGACGGTTCAACTCGAACTTGTATTTCGGGAATGCGGTACGAACCGCATTGACGAACTCGCCAATGTCGATTCCAGTTTTCTCTTTGTCTCTAAAGACCATATTTCGCCCGTTCCTTCTTGGACAACTTGTTCAAGTTCCTACCATTGACAACTCCCTGCAATGAGTGGAGTTTATCGAAATAGTGATACATTTTCGCCCATCGACCACTGTACCGATCACCACGCTTGTTCAACCTTTTCATCGCCCTGTCATGCCTCTTCCGCATATTCGGGGATAACTTCTTCGATGGTGGATTGAACAACTGATTGAGGAACGAAATGAACATACGGATGTAATTCATCGCACCCTCACTGGATCATTGACGAACTTGATGTGCTTCAATTTACGAAGAGACGATGCCATTTCCATCGCCTCTTTATGGCTAGATGCAAACGCACAATTTGGAAGGAAGTCGGCTTGATAATCAACCCGCCATTCTTCCATTGATTGATTTAATCCATGAGCCACTGGACGGTTCCTTCTTCATACATTTCAAGCTCTTCGTTGTCATAACGAATGTACCCATCAAATCGCTCTCCCTTATCCGATAGAGCAAACTGTTTGAAGTGGGCAAGGACTGTCTTGTGGTTATTGGTGAACTGCGGGTCGAATCCCCGTTGGAAGATCAACCAGAAGTGCATACGCTCTTCAGTCCAGAACCAATAATTCTTGATCTTGTTCGTAGCCAAGAAGTTCATTCGGTCTTCGACTGCCTTGGTATCGGCAACGCCTTCGTAGATGTCCATGTAGCAAAGATCGCACTTCTGATTGACGAACTTTTCACGGATGTCACCAACCACGAATTCGATCTTGGAGAATCCTTCCCTGTCACCATAGCATTCGGTGAAGTAATCGACTACCTTCTGCTGATATTCATAGACCACGATCTTTTCGATGTGGGTCATGCCCATGATTCGAGCGACATAGTATCCAAGGCCAAGACCACCGACCACGACCGTCTTGATCTTTTTTTCGGAGGCCAACTTGATAGGGATGTAATGGGTTTCGGCTTCCATCGGAGTAATCGACATCCACAACTTACCGTCAATTCGGAAGGTGGGGAAGTTCTCGATTGACCCAAATGATTTGTAATATGCGCCATCAACCCGACCGAACATTTCAGGAACCATCTTCACAACGATTCCATTCTTCTCATACGGGACTGGATTGAACCGACCGATTTCCTTCTGGTAATAGTCGGGATCGAATGGGGACTCAACTGCTGTCTTTGCTTTCTTTGCCATGTTTTCAACCTATCGTAAATGATGACGGACTATTTTACCAAGTGCGAGACATTGTTGATTCTCAAAACCCACTGCCCACGCTTGTTCTTAAATGGAGTCGCTTTAGACATTTCGGAAAGAATGTTCTGGATGTCGTGTATCGACACTTCAGATTCCATTGTTTTCGGAAAAATCAGAGCAATATCGACACGACCATTTTCTTCAATTTTCAAGAACTCAACATCTTTCCGCATACCCATCGTGAACTCCTTTGCTTACACTTTGAATATACTCAATGTATCTTGTATAGTCAATAGTATAAATAAAATTTTCCTTGATTTATCAAGAAAACACCATCGGAGCAATTGAGGGTGTATCCATTCAGATAGGGGAGCATTCCGTCCAATTCGGTGTCCTTCAATATCAATTTGGTGGAACTGGCTACTATTTCCACATGATGCGAGTCTCCCATCACGCCCCGTCCAGTGCAATTGTACCCGAACAGAATGGGGGAATCTTCTGGATGCGGAACGAATGCCAACCGCTTGAACATCCTGTCAATCAAGTCGGAGTCTTCGCCCGTGTTTTTGTCGCTGAATCCACCCATCGACAAGATGAGTTTGCGACTTGCGAACAGGGTTGGTTCGATGATGAGCCAAGGACGATCCGCTTTACCACCGACATCCTTTCGGAGAAGGTATGCGGTCTTCTTCTGCTCAAAGACATGGATGTATCGGGAGAATGCGGTGAAGGCTACATCCCGACTCTGATTGACGATTGAAAGCTGATATGCCAATCTGTCGGGATGGTGGATGTCATCGTCATCGAATGTGGCAATCCACGGCCTTGTCGCTTCGTGTACGCCCCTGTTTCGTTTAGACCCTAGCGTCCCCTCATGGGATACTACCTTGGCATTTACGCCCTTGGAAACGGTCAATAACCACTCATTGAACTTGTCCCCATCGGAGTGGATTATGATGAGTTCCTTCTGCACGATGGTCTGCTTCGAGAACATTGAAATGGCACGGACGATGTAGTCTTCCCGCCCCAATTGAGCAAGCATGATACAGGAAACGCTCATCGGTTCTCCACGGATTCAACGATTTCGGTTAGCTTGACGATCAATTCCTTAACCTGTGGAATTGTCAATTGAACATAGTCGGTGTCTATGTTCTGAATTGTCAATTCAACTTCGGCTCCCGTCTGCTCATAAAAGACAGGATCGTTCACCGTGAGGTAGTCACCAATCTTTGTTTTCATACCATACCCGTAAATGTCGTTGAGGTTCCGCTGTACCATGAGAGTACAGGCGCAATCGTAGATAGCCGTGTGTGGGTTGGGACGCTCGAACGGATTGGCATTTCCATATCGGAGATACCATTTACCATGCTCCAATGTCCGCATGAGGAAGTCGATGGTTCCTTTCAAGTCGAACTGCTTGACAAGGTTTTGGAGGGAGCACGAAGTTTTCTCAATCTTGCCTTCTTCCATCAAGAGCTTATAGCCCGTCTTGGTGTCAATGATGTGCTCTGGCTTGATGAAGTCCGTCAATTTCCATCCCCAATTCATACCCTCAATCATGTTGATGTCGTATTGAGGAAAGCTACCCACCATATAGACTTCAAGGTCTTGCCCGTATCTGTCCTTGGCTAGAAAGATCGTTCGCTCGATTGCGTATTTGATGTCATCTTTCCAATCGGCATCGGATTCTCTCTTGTCAAGCTCTTCATGGGTCACACCACCCACGGTCAATGCTTCTTCGGTGCGTTCCCGACCAACGGGGTTGAATTCCCAATACCCAAGGTATTCGGGACGGACGGAGAAGATAGGGGAATTCGGAACGATGATTTCACCGATGAATCCAAGCGAATGAACCCCGTTCTTTTCTGGATCGAATCCAGTGGTTTCGGTATCGAGATGTAGAATTAGGCTATGTGACATGAGTTCCTTTTATGGATCGAGTGCGTACACAACAAACCAATCACCCCTTGGAGTAGGAACGGTTATCATTCCCACAATCAGGTGTTGGCGACAATAGTAATAATGGGTGATATTCGCATCTTCTTTATCGGTCGATACGGATATTTCGGACAAGTAATTGTACTCATCGGAAGTCATATCCCAAAAAGATTGCATGGGTGTTATGAAACACTCATGCACATCTTCTGGGATATTTTCCGCTATTTTGGGGAATCGCTCTTTAAGCGGATTGGGCATCTTTTTTGGCATATAGCTCTGTCCAGAGGTTCGACTTGCAAATGTCCCGACCCATTTCAAACCGCTCAATCGGGATTTCATTTGCAATCGTATTCACTTCAATTTTCCGAATATCGTCTTCAGCCGTGGAAGGGATTGGGAAGAACCAAACCATCTTGGCTTCCGCATAATTGATCTGTTCGGTACGGTTGGCCTCAATGAACACGATGTCCTTGAATCCTTCCTCTTCCATCACGAATTCAGCAAGTCGCTTTCCGATTTCCGTATCAAGGGAGAATCCGACCAGATAGATTTTGAACCTTCCAATTGGCATAAAGCCCCCTTATTTGGTCATCAATGACAATCCGTTGATTGTCACCGACCCCTTTCCTTTTGGTGTCCAGAAATAGAACGACAACTTGGCTACTCCACAACTGGATTCGGAGCAGAAGCCAACGCCACACAATCCATCCACGCAATACTCAAAAACTATTGCAGATTGAGGGAAATCCGAAGATAGATTGTAAATCCATCCATCGCCATTGCTATCCATGAATGGAGACGGTGTTGATCCACCCCTTCTCGAATCAAAATAACCACCAACATTTGATTCATAAACGAATCCATAAAAAGAGGGAAGCAGGGCTTCGACTTTGCTATGGATCATTGTGTCGATTATGTTGACCATTTGTCCATCGACATAATCGCTCCTATGAATGAAAGTAGTATCATATCCGATGTTTCTCACCGAATCGGCATACACGGACTTCAAGTACATTCCGATGATGTTATGGAAGTCGATGTCCGATGAAATTGAATACTCAATCTGAATCATGGTGTTCCCGCCAAGCCAAGAACCTTCATCCTTTGCATCATAGTCGATCCTGATTGACGAATCCGAAATAACCTTCAATGTGGCGGTTGATGTGGGGCTAGGTACTGCTGTCTTTCCATTATCATAGATCACCTTTACAACTGGTGCTCCAATGGTGGAGAGAAGAAGAGTGTCGGACAATCCATCCGATACCGAAGCACTGGACTGGATTGACGAACGGAGTTCCGAAGAACTGGATTGGTCAATCTGGGAACTACTGGATACGGTGATACTGGAACTGAATGAATCGTCAATCGGCTCTTCGTATGCCATAGTGGATACCCCTTGCTCGTTGCAAGCAAAGAGTATGAAAGCGATTAGGATGATGATTAGCTTTTTCATGGTTGTCTCCTGTTTTGGTTAAAGTCCGATAATGGGATTGAATCCCTTGAAGTGTTCTTGAATCGTTTTCTTTGCCCACCGATCTGGTTCTGGATTGATTCCAAGCAATTCCAGTTCGGCCTTGATTGTCTTGTAGCGGTGGATACCTTCTTCGGTGGCATCGCAAGTATTGTCTTCGGATATGGTCACAAGACCAGAGAGGTATTGGTCAATGCGCCCACGAACGAATGCGATTGCATTGTCCGTGTCTTCATATTCTTGACCGCCCACATCGGCAACCAGAGCACCGATTGGCTCACCGAATTGACGAAAGCATTGGTTCCATAAAACCACGGAACGGAGAATGGAATAGTCAAGGACATCCATTTTAGCCAAGCGATTGAAGGTCACGATCATTTGGATTCCCCCTTGCTTGTATCGACTTCCCGAATGAGCATCCAATTCATCCGTGTGCGTGATACGATTCCTTTCTCTGCCAACTCTTCACAAAGTTTATTCCTGTGGGAGAGCATGGTCATAATGGAATCATCCAATGCCTTGAGTTCTTCCGCTCCATCAAGAACGGTCACTCCAAGAGTCTTCCCAAGATTGGCGAATCCCATCATTACCATCCTTGGGATAGAGAACACGAACTTCGCGATCTGTCCGACCGTTATGTTCGATATTGTATCAATCTTTCCCATTTTTCAACCTATCATATATGCGGGATTATTCCCTACTCTTTCAATGTATCTTGTTTAGTACAAAAAGTCAAGGGGTTTTGAAAAATAAGTTCAAACCCCCTAAATTGACTCAAAATGTGGATTCCATCGCATCAATCTGGAATTGATCGTAGATTGATTGCAAGAAGTCCTTTACGGATACAGGTGTATTTGGCGTGTGGTAGCCCTCATAGCCCGTATGATCGGTGATTGATAGGAAGAATGGGGAGTTGTGCAATGGAGAGTTGGAATGCCCGAAAATGCACTTGTAAAAGGTCTTCTTCATGGCATCAATCATACATTCCCGATAAATCTCTTCTAGGGTCTGTGGCATGGGTTCTCGGATAACGACCAACTTGGTCAATACCCACCCATCCTTCTTGTCAAACATTTCGATTGACGCTAGATAGAACTCATCACGCCCGACACAACGCCCGAAGAAGTCGATCTTGTATCCATCACGCTTTGAAGCGGGGATCAGTTTGAGGTAATAGTCGGGGTCTTCGTTTAGGTGTGTCAGTGCAATACGCAATGCTTCATTGGGGTCATCGGTATGCTCATATTCTTCGGTCTGCCCGACCGATACTTGAGCGAGTTTGGAAGCATCTTCATCGCCCAAGAAATAGTCGGCTTGTTCTTCAATGAGGTTCCGCATATTACTCCTTGGTCTGTGACTTCTCTTGGGTCTTCTCAATCGGGGCTTGTTCCTTGAACTTGATACCGAACAAGGACGCAATGTTTCCCTGCACAATGGCGATTGACAGAGCCATAAGGATAGCAAGGATACCCAATTGAATGATCTTCGATGATCGGATGGTATTGGTGATTGATTGAACGATGGTCACTTTCGGATCGGAATTTTCCTCAATCGGGGTATCGACCTGTTCGATGTCATCAATTTGTTTGCGTCTTTTCGGCATCGCTCTCTCCTAAATGTCGTTCGATTTGACAAAGCAATTCTTGGCAATCTTCCCTTGGTGTGGTGCGCCCGTGAGAAGACAGGTAGGCAACGCACAAAAAGGGCCACCCATAGCAGGGTTGGGTTGCACTTGGCATCCAGTGTCGTTCTTTACTTCGAGAGTCCCCGCTTCGAGAACCACATTTCCAGAACAGATCAATTTGATGTCGGAAGTCGTTGCGCTATTGTCAATCTGGATATTTCCAGAATCATCCATGAGGATTCGGAGACCGCTATCATGTCGGAACTCCATTCGAGACCTAGCCCGATTGTATGCGAGATACCCACCGTTATCGCTTTCCCAAAACACTAGGGTATCTGGGTAGTCTTCCAATCTGGATTCTGGAAGGTTCTCTTTATGAAGAACTTTGGTGGTGTAATGCGGGGCATAGATCAGACCATTCTTCAAGTACACATGGACTAACCCGCCAATGGGAGGAACGATGAACGATCCCATCAACGATCCAATATGCGTCTGGTCTGGAATTGCCCAAGGAAGATCGTCTGTGGGGATGTCCGTGCCATACACGGAAGGAATGCGGATTTTGCACCGCCCCAACTTTTCGGGATCGTCATTTTCTTCAACGATACCTACATAGAGCTTATCATATCCACGGGTCGAGACACTATTGAGGATTGCCCGAAGGCTATCCTCAATGTCCTTTCCCATCACTTGTGCGTATGGTTTATTGTCCATACCACTATTTAGGTGGTGGTAAATTCCGTGTAAAATTCAATGGAAGATGCAGAGGCCATTCGTCACATTCAATAGACGGATCGACCGTATCGACATCCTGTGTCAAATGGTCAATGATGAGCTTCGCAGATTCCATGAGGGTTGTCAAATCGTAGTTATTCTCCACGATGTAATCGAACCAATCATCATCAAGCCCCGCTTCGGAAGCATGACCAATGACACCAGTAGATTGAGCACTGTTTCGGACAACCTTGATGCGGACAACTTCAATGAACTGCCTCTCTTCGATGGAGAACTGTTCTTCGATTGACGCTTCATTTTCAAAACGAAGGTCGGTACAGATCACAATATTTGTTTGAGTAATGTCGAGTTCACGGACGGCCTTGGCGAATCGTTTTGCCCATACATCCGAATCGGTCGCACGGCAAAATTCGGTTCCGATCTTCTGCAAGAACAGACGGGTCAATTCCGTTTTGTTCTCATACCAGTTATCAGGATTCGTCTTGAGAGCCATGAGACGGTGGTAGAAGGACATTTCGGATGGATGTACACGGGAAATGACTTCATCAATTCGTTCGTTGATGATATTGAGAATGGGTTGAATATGGTCACGGCAATCATTCTTCAGCGCATCCGCAAACTTGATGATATTGACTGGTAAACCAGTACGGGTTCTAAATAGTTCCGCTTGGATCATCGACCCAAGAGTGTCCTTTCCAGACTGCATGACACCGTGGATAAGGATAATCGTCGTTGCCTTTCTCATTTCATGTTCCTCAATTTCGTCATTTCTTTGTAGGTGTTTCGGATACGATCCAACTCATCGGGGGAGAGAAGGGGGAGCATGGAACGGGCATCATTACACCCACATTCCATGATGTCGGAAATGGCTTCAATGTCTTTGGAGATACCATCGTCCCCTTTCTTGTTCAACCATTTCACATACATCCGCTTCTTGGGGAGCGCATAGAACATGAAACGGTAGTGGTCAATATCGGTGAGATTTCGAGTGCAAGTTGCAAGCAAAGCGATTTCGCAAGTGACATGAGACATCGAAATGTAGCGATTGAATACAAACGGAGCATACCCATTCAGATTGAGGTTCGCATCAATAGGAACCTTCTTCTCGGTCAAATCTTCGAGAAAGGCAAACGGGGAGCGGGAATTCTTTGGTGTCTTCTCATCGGAGATAGCCACTGGTTCATCGGCATCAACGCCTTGTAGGAATTTACTCATAATCGAAATATGTCCTGTTATCAATTTTCCGTCAATCGGTCAGGATGTCATCGGTCGGGGCATCATCGTCAAAGATGAGCCGTGGGTCTGGCAACCGCAATTCGGTCGATTCATGCACGGGAACAGGGGAAGAAATTGACAGATCGAACTCAACGGCTAGGTCTGTCAATTCTTCCATATCGGGGATGACGGTTAGGTGGTCGGTGTCAATCTCATTTCCCACAAGATCGAACATAACCCCCTTACACGCCAAAAGGGGAGTAGGTGCTTCCACCACAAAAACCTGAATTCTGCTTTCGTAAAGATTGGCAACACCTACTGCATAGCGCATAGTCTATAACCCTTTGATTTCCTTTTCCGACTTCTTCTTGTCCTGTACCTGTGAACGGATGGTCTGGGATGTCTTCCTGATTGACTGCATCAATTTCCGAAGACGGGTTCCCGCTGAAGCGTTCCCCTTGTTGAAGAACGCTTCGCCTTCCTTTTTCGCAGATTGGACAAGCCTTTCGAGTTCGTCCAAATGCTCCATGTTAAGCCTTGGCTCCAAAGGTGGCTTTCTTGGCCTTGGGAGCAACCTTCTTGACGGGCTTGGTCAGGACTGCGAGTTCCTTTTCCAGAGCCTTCAGAGCGGTCGCCTTGGTCTTCACGGTGGCCTTGGCATCGGCAATCTTGGTCTTGAGAGCCTTGGCATCATCCTTGGAGAGCTTGACCTTGGAAGGCTTGGAAAGGGCGACAACGGCCTTTTCAGCATCCTTCAGACCAGTCTTGGCAACCTTGATGGCTTCCTTCTTGGTCTGGATGGCTTGCTTTGCTTCGGCCTTCTGCTTGGCGAGAAGGGCTTTCTCTGCCTTCTTCTCTTCAGCGGTCTTGAAGCCATTGAGGGGGTTGGTGGACTTGGACATGATGTACCTCTTTGTTTTTGGTTGTGGTTGTTCGCCTATTTGACTAGGGAATTACTTGTTTTCCATGTGGACGGAAATGAGATTGAGCACACAAGCACTGATAGTAATTTCTTGATCCAGTGAGCGGGTGGCTCGATCCATGTAATCATCCAGAATGATGATTGCTTGTGCTCTTGCCCCTTCGTTCAATTGAGGTACTAGCTCATCGAACATGGGGCGGTACAGGGTGGTCGGGTCGATTGACATTTCATTCATCAAGATACGGAACTGCTTGTAGTTCCCGCCCATGATGCACTCCCACAATGGAGCATAATTGAACTCCACTTTGAGAATGGTCTTGTCAATCTTGCCATACATCGCATGGTATCGCTGAAGGGTCTGGTAAACCCTTCTGGTATCGGGGAACATACGCTCCACGAATTCGCCCACCACTGCGGGGTCATGCTCGACTTCTTCACGAACAAGAACCCTCGTAAAGAACTTGGTCAATTTCGGAACCATCTCTCCACGGTGTTCTGGATTGGTGAAAGAAAAGTCAAACTGTTCGCAACGGGAACGGAGGGGTTCGATGACCTTTTGCTCGTAGTTTGCGGTGAGGATGAAACGGCAATTGGACGCATACTTCTCGATGGCGGCACGGAGAGCCTTCTGTAATTGAGGGCTTGCACCGTCCACCTCATCCATCAAGACAACCTTCAGACGGTTTCCGATAGCCTTGGTGATGGCAAACCCGTCAATCTGCTCATTGAGGGTGTCCTTACCAGAATCTTGGGACACATTGATGTAGAGCATTTCCGCATCAATGTCGGAACAGATAGCCTTGGCAATAGTAGTCTTTCCAGAACCGGGCTTCCTCGAATAAAGGAACAGGTTGGGAAGAGTTCGTTCGCCACGGACAATCTGCCCGAAGAACGAAGCGTATGCCGAAGGCAAGATCATCCTTTCGACTGAAGGACAACGATACTTCTCAAACCAAATGGCATCACGAATTTCTTGCACGGCACACTCCTTGGTTAAACGCCTTCGTCAATTGCGGTCGCACGGATAGACAGATTGATACCTTCGGTCTTGAGGAAGAACGAAAGCAGACCTTGGGAAGAGACTTCCACCTTGTAGTCACCAGAGGGGAGCTTGGAAATGATGGAGGCGGGGAACATCTGGGACAAGTCAGTGCGTTCGCCATTGTCGCCTTCGACATGACCTTCACCAGTTTCGGCCTTGTTCGGATCGACCTTGAAGGAATAGTCGTTTCCAGACTTGGAATTGAGCATGGTGATGAGAACCGCATCTTCATCGGCAACGGACTTGATGATGATACGATCAGCAGAGATCAGACCCGCCTTGGAGCGAATGTTGGCACGGAGCTTGTCGGTCATGGTGAACACGAATTCGGGTTCCGTGGGGTCGATTGCCTTGAAAGTACCCTTGATGTATTGACGGTCATGGGTCTTGTAGGTGAATGCGTCCTTGGAATCGACATCCACGATCTTGAGGCGATCATCGCCATGCTGTTCGATACTGGTGTGCTCGAATGCGCTGAAGAGGTCATGGAATTCGGGGAATGCGAAGAAACCCATGTACGCACCATTGAACCCGAATGTTTCAGCGGGGGCAATGAGTTCGTAGAAGATGTCCTTGGTCGCATTCATGTGGCGAACCACATTCATGTTGCTAACCTCATCACGAACGATCAACACGCTTGGATTGACCGATGTGAGAGATTTCAGAAGTTCAATGTATTCTTTGCTAATCTGCATAGCGTTCCTTTTGTTTGGGTGACTTTCTTACTTTGCAAGGCGTTTGTAGATGGTCTCTTCGGTAGCAACCATGAACCGAATACCGATCTTGTGAAATTGATGTCGGGCGGCTTTCCATTTGGCTTCGTTGGTGAGCCATGTTGCTTGAGCAACGGCAAACCGATTGACGGCATCCCGTGTCTTTCTCTTTGGGGGGACGGGAGGGGAACACTCTTCCAATGGCTTGACCTCGACAACCCATCGACCGATATTACCCGCACGGTCAATGACTTCCACATAAAGGTCTGGGAAGTAGC